AAGTGCTACTGATTTGTCTTTCTTAAGTGTATCCAGTAACTGGAATAATACAACAACTACAGTAAAATCTAATAGTGCAAATTGGAATAGTGCTTATACAAATTTGGTTTCTAATAGTGCTGCTTATTTAAGTGCTACTGATTTGTCTTTCTTAAGCGTCTCTTCAAACTGGAATACTGGTTATGCTTATTCTACTGCTTATAATCTAAGTGCTTCTAATTATAATAATACCTTCTCTACCGTTCAAAGTAATAGTGCGAATTGGATTTTAAATACCACAACAATATCAGGGGTAAATGGGCTATCGGGTGGTGGTAATTTATCAACAAACCAAACACTTTCTTTGGATTTTACCAGATCAAATATTTGGACTGGACAACAAACATTCAATACTACTAATGCGTCAACAGTAGGGAGTATAATTAAAGGGACAACATCACAGACAGCAGATTTATTACAATTTCAAAATAGTGCAGGTTCAGTAATGCAAAAAATCAAGGCAGACGGAACAACAACCATAATAGGAACATCTGCTACAGAAACGCCGATATTGGGGTCTGAATTGTTGACTACTGCTCAATGGACTTCAGCAAATTGGACTGGAAATTTCACAACTGGATTTTCTCATATATCTTCAGCAACAATCGATTCATTAGTAAGTAATATATCCGCCGTAAAATCTTTATATTATACATTAAATATAACAATTTCAAATAGAACAGCGGGATCAGTAACTATGAATTTTGGTGGATTATCATATCCAACCATAATATCTTCTAATATATATGCAGATATATCAACATCCACATCACCATTTATTATAATACCAACTAACGATTTTTCTGGAACTGTTATTGTATCCGTAAAACAAATAATAGCCCCATCCAATCCAATTTTATCGGTTATAGATAGTTTAGGAAATACCATAAATGAAATAAGAACTGGTGCATCAACACGATATAGTACATTTATAGGAGTCGCTGCTGGCGGATATCATACAAAAGTATTATTTCCTGTAGGCGCATCAAACAATGCATTTGGTTATACTGCATTACAACATCTTACTATGGGTACACAAAATGATGCTTTTGGTTCTGGAGCAGGAACGAGTATTACTTCAGGAAATAATAATGTTTGTTTTGGGTATTTTGCTGGAAATGGTATTACCACAGGTGGAGATAATGTATGTTTAGGCGCATATTCTGCACCAATAAATAATGGGAGCTATAATATATCTATAGGAGCATATTCATCACAAAGCAACACTACTGGAGGATATAATACATCAATTGGTAATTGTGCAAGTAATAAAAATACTGTTGGTAATTTTAATGTATCTATGGGAAATGGAAGTTTATTTTCAAACCTTAGTGGAGGTTTCAATATAGCATTAGGGAACACATCATTATATACCAGTCTTGGTAATAATAATATAGGACTTGGCGCACAAGCAGGGTATTTTTGGACTGGTTCTAATATGTTATTTGTTGATTCGGTTGCTAATTACAATAGAAAAACTGTAGCAGATAATCTATCAGCATCAATTATTACTGGTGTTATGGCGGTAAGCCCCGTTAATCAAATTCTCACATTCAATGCGTTAGTTGGTATTAATGCACAATCACCTTCTGCACAATTCCAAATAAATCCCATAACAACGTCAACAGTCGGACAGATTATCAGTTCTATATCAGGACAAACAGCGGATTTATTACAATTTAGAAACAATGCGGGAACAATATTAGCAAACATTAATAATAGTGGTGCGTTATCCGCAGCAAGTATAACTAAAACTGGTGGAACTGCTTCACAATTCCTTAAAGCGGATGGTAGTGTCGATAGTAATACATATTTGACATCAAGTGGTGGATTAACATTAGCATATACAGCACAAACTGCAAATTATGGAATACAATCTACTGATTATCTAATAAATTGCACAACAAATTCATTTAGTGTTACGTTGCCATCAGCTACGAGTATTGCAGGTAAAGTGTATATAATCAAAAATTCTGGAACTGGAAACATTACAATATTAACGACATCATCACAAACTATAGATGGACAATCTAGTGGGTATTGGATTATATCTAACAAAAATTCGATGGAACTAATGTCTGATGGTGCAAATTGGATAATAACGTAACATAAATATAACTATGAGCTACTTTAATACGATATCAACTGTCTATAGGATCAAACGGAGAGAGTATAATTGATTTAACATCATTAGACATATACATAAACTTTTCAGAGGATATATAATTTATGGCAATACAAAAAATAACAGACTTAGGAAACGGGTATACCGCAGAATATTATCGTATTATAAGATTTAACACTTTAATTAATAGTAATACTGAAATTGTTCTTGCTCTATATAAAGACAAAGCAACAAGAGATATAAATGATAATGGATATGTAACAGTAAAATATTTTACTATGAACATACCTAAAGAAGTCTTAATTTCTGGTAATATGTTTACATATGCATATCAACAAATAATGTTACCAAATCCATTAACAAATGAAGATGGCAGTATAACAGAACAAAATTTCTTTGCGGATGCTATAATAGTTTAATTATGGTTATTAACTATGATCCCAATATTTATGGAACATTCTTAGAAGGGTTCGTAATTTCTGCTGTGCCTCAACCTACAAATGTAACTCCGACATTTGCAACAATTGGAGTGTCAAAAGATTTAATTATATCAGGAAAAAGTTTCTTTAGAATTGGTTCCGTATACCTTTCTGGTTCTCCATATACGCCATCAAGCACAATATATAATCCATTTTCTGCGTATCATACATTATCTGCCAATTATCCACCATTTAATGCATTACAAATATCCACAAGTTCGATAAATGTTAATTCTGATAGCCAAATAACAATAACCATTCCACCACCTTCTGCAACAGGATATTTTGATATTATAATTCAAAATTTGGCAGGATACGGAAAATTATCAGAGTTTAGTGAATATTATCAAAATGGAATTTTAGCATATATTGATAATAGCATTTGAAACATTACATTTTTTAGTTAAATAATTGTTAATACTAAACAGTAAATAATATAATGATACAGAAACCTTACGCACCCGCCGCAATACCATCAGGAGGACAATACCCACAAACACAGGGATTTCCACAGACTTCTCTATTAGGCGCATTTGTTTCTAAATTACCTTACGCATATCAGATTATTGATACAATGGTAAGAAAAAATCCAAAATATGAGATTTTTAGAGATGTAACACCAAGAAGAGATGATTTAATTGGCGATGAATCTATTTTTATATCACAACCAAACGATCCAAATCTCGCTGGTAATCCTTCTGGTAATATAATAATAAATAAAGATTATCAAGCTTTTGTTTACGCTAATGTCGATAAAGATAAAACAAATCGTTTGATGGATTATCGAAGAATGTCCTCTTATGCTGAAATGTCGGATTGTTTAGATGAAATTTGCGACGAATGTATTGTAAAAGACGAAAATGATAATATCGCAACTTTCCAATTAAGAGGCGAATACTCACAAGAAGCAAAAGAAAAAGTAGAGAAGGAATTTAAAAGATTCGTAAACATTTTCGATTTAGAAGATTCAGGATGGGAATATTTTAGACAGTTTTTAATTGACGGTGAAGTATTCTTTGAAAATATTATAGACGAAGAACGTCCTGAATTGGGTATTGTTGGTGTTGTGAATATTCCTTGTGAGTTGATAAATCCTGTATATGCAAACACACAAAATGAAATAATAAAAGGATATTTACTAAACAAACCAATAATCCAACCAGTAAATAGCATAAACAAACAAAACAAAGAAGAATTGTTGTTTCTACAAAAGAGTCAAGTTACCTATGTGCATTCCGGTATTTGGAACGAATTTAAAACCATTCGTTTGCCATATATAGACAATGCAAAACGAGCTTATAGACAATTATCATTAATAGAAGATAGTATTGTTATATATCGATTAGTAAGAGCACCTGAACGTTTAGTATTCAAAGTTTTTACAGGAAATATGCCAGCACCCAAGGCAGAAGCATATTTAAAACGCCTCATGCAGCAGTATTGGTCTAGAAAAAATTACGATACTACAAATGGAGGAACGGGACCGGGTGGAGGACGAGTAACTAATGTATACGATCCACAGAGTATGTTGGATTCTTATTGGTTCCCAAAAGATGCACAAGGTAATGGAACTGATGTAACTACGTTACCTGGTGGATGTTTAGCAATGGATACAAAAATTCCATTATTAGATGGCAGAACATTAACATTAACCGAACTAACAAAAGAATACAATGAAGGAAAACAGAATTGGGTATATAGCACAAATCCAGATAATGGAGAAATAGTTCCTGGATTAATTTCATGGGCTGGTATAACACAAAAATCTGCAAAAGTTATGGAATTGACTTTTGATAATGGAAAAACATTAATTGTTACCCCTGATCATAAATTCCCAATTTTAGGAAAAGGGAAAGTTGAAGCTAAAGATTTGATAATTGGTGAAAGTATGATTCCGTTCTATACTAAAGAAGAACCCACGAATAACAATCGATGCTTAATATCTGTAAAATACTTAGATAATCATATTGAAGTTGGAACCCTAACTATTGATAAAGAAGAAGAATACCATAACTATCACACTTTTGCGACAGATTGTGGGGTATTCACTTATAATAGTAATTTGGGTCAGCTTGATGATCTAAATTATTTCCTTAAAAAACTATATAAAGCAATGAAGGTTCCTGCTAATCGTTTTATTACTGATGCAGGTGGCGCAGCAAAATTCACGGATGGTACAGAAATAACTAGAGAGGAATTACGTTTTGCGCGGTATATTATTCGTATACAGAGACAATTTGCTACTAGTATTCGTGATTCTTTCATAGTTCACTTAAAATTAAAGAAACTTTGGAAAGAATTAAAGCTTCGTGAACGTGCAATTAATGTAGAAATGAACGTTCCAACTTCTTTCATGGCAATGAGAGAACAAGAACTCTTAAAACTTAAATTTGAAAACTTTGGAACCGCAACACAGAACCAATCAATGGCACCTTCTTATGCACAAAAGTATTATTTGGGATTAACGGATGAACAGATGCAGGAAAATAGAGAATGGTTAAGAAAAGATGCTGCATTAGAATGGGAATTGACACAAATTAAGGCAAGTGGTTCAAATTTCAGAGAACAAATTGCGGCAGCAGCAGGACAAGCAACACCAGCAGGAGGTTCTGAAGGTGGAATGGGTGGAGGAGGAGGCGCATCAGGAGGAGAAATACCACCAGAAGCAGGAGCATCAGAAACACCACCTGAATTTGGATCAGGAGATGTAGCACCAGAAGTAGGAACAGCACCAGAGGCTACAGAAACGCCGGAAACCCCACCCGCAACTCCTACAGCATAATTGGTTAAATAATATATATGGCAGTTTTACCGTCAGGTTCAGGATTTCGTGGAGGAACATCACTAAATACAAGCATTTCGTGTTATGATGATCTAGCTTTACGTATTAAACATCAATTAGGATATCCACTAATCAACATTGAAATATCGAATGAACAATTATTTGATAATATTTCAAATGCTATCGAATATTTTACTAAATGGGCTGGATATACTGAAGAATTCTTAGTGTTTGATACCAAGAAATATGTTAGTGGGGTGGGTATTGATATTGCAACACTAATAAATCAAACACCAGAAATGTATAGTAGTATGGTTTCAGGACTTTCTACAGGCTTTGATTATGATTTGAATGTTTATCGAAAGGTTGTTGATTGTTTTTCATTTGATATGGGGGAATCTACTGGTATTAACACACTTTTCTCAATGGAACAAGCAATGGCACAACAAATTTATTCTTCCTATATGATTGGCAACTTCGGATTTGATCTTACAAGTTGGCAAGTATTAAAAGGATGGATTGATACTAGAAAAAGAGTATTAGCACAAACCCCACACTTTAGATTCGATAATAGAACACAAATATTGCGAATTATTCCTGAACCAATACCAACAGAATCATATTTAGGACTTGTTGGATGCTACTTAGAACGTCCTATTAGAGATTTAGTAAGAGAACTGTGGGTGCAAAAATATTCTTTGGCTTTAAGTCGTATTTCTGTTGGTGCCGTACGTGAGAAATTTTCCGGGACCACCTTATTCGGTGGAGGAACTATTAGCACTTCTATATTAGCACAAGGATTTCTCGAAAAAGATGCACTCGAAAAAGAATTAATGAACTCTTATCAGGACAATTTACCCCCCTTATTTTTTCTCGGATGATTTTAAAATTAAATTTTATCTTTCAATATATAAACTTCTGTGTAATCACCAATTGCTTCTTCTAATGCATTAAGTTTATGCATAGCATCTTTTCTTGAAGTTACATTCACATAAACATCAAAAACAAAAGTCTTTCCATGTGATGCTTTCTTTTTTGTTACATCCGTTCCCCTATCTTCAATAGTAAATTCACCATCACCTATTTTACCATCCAAAGCTGGAATAATTATTTTAGTTCCAAAGGGAAATTTTGGATGTGCGGCGATTGTTATTCCTTCTTTTGCCCTTCCTTTAATAGATGATGCGATTCTATCCCCTCCAGCTTCTCTTTTATGATAAAACGTAATTCGAGCAACCATTTTTTGTTGAATTGCTGATAAAGGAGGAACGGAATTCTGATGCATATGTTTTTTAAACTCTTTATAGTTAAATGCCTTGTTATTACCACTTTTCATAGAAGCACAAGAGCATAAAAAGAGTGATAACATCGATATTAATATGTAATTTATTGTTTTCATACCTAGGTTTTATTTATCCAAACCTCCAATTTTAACAAAAATTTAAAAAAATACAAGAAAATTCTCACTTTACATATAAATACATACAAATAAGTATAAATAATAACATGGGATTAAAATTCATAGTAGAAGACGTTCACGAAGATATTGACTTCTTAGTAGAAGAACAAAATAAAACTGGTGAGAGAAAAACTTTCATAACTGGTCCTTTCATGATGGCTGGTAGTCCAAATGGTAATGGACGTATTTACAACATTGATGAAATGGTTAGTGAAGTGGATCGATATACAAAAGAAATGATTTCATCTCGCAGAGCAATTGGAGAAATGAATCATCCACAAAGCACAGAAGTAAATCCAGTTAATGCATGTCACGTTGTTGTCGAGTTAAAGCGTAATGGAAACTATTTTATGGGAAAATCACAAGTATTATCCTCTCCTATGGGTAAATTACTTGAAAGTTTCATTCATGATAAAATCAAACTTGGTATTTCAACTAGAGGATTAGGGCATATTGCAGAATCAAGTGGTGGAAAAAATGTATCCAATTTCCGTTTAATTTGTTTAGACGTAGTTCATCAACCATCAGTTCAAAATGCGATGTTAGAATCAGTAATGGAAAGTAGAGAATGGGCAATACGTCCTGATGGTTCTATTATCGAATGTTCAATGGATGCATATAAAAATTTAGATAAAAATTTAAAATCTATTCCAAATAAAATGCGCGACGAATATTTAAAAGAACAACTTTTAAAATTCATCAATGCAATTAAAGCAGCATAAATAATATTATGAATAACCAAGAAAAACAAGCAATACAACAATTCATAGCACATATGTCTGTAAAAGATTATGCAAAAGCAGAGAAATCTTTACAAAATGCTGTGGAAGAAAAGCTAAAAGAAATAATTCGTAAAGAAACTGCCTCTCCAAACGAAGAAAAATAACACAAAAAGGTTAAATAAATTTATACACCATGAAGAATTTCAAAGAACTCTTAAAAGAACAGTTTACAGACTTAAGCGAAGATTCCTTAATTGCTATCAACGAAGCCTTTGATTCCGCAGTTGAAGAAAAGGCAAAGCTTCAAGTCGAATCTGCTATCATCACAAATGAAGAAGCACAAACTAAAGCAATCAATGAATTAAAAGAATCTATTGATGCTGACCATACTGAAAAATTAGAAAAATTAGTAGAAGCTATCGATCAAGACCACGCTTTCAAATTCGAATCTGCAATTTCCAAACTTGACGAAAAACATGCTGGTATGTTGAAGGAAGCAATGGCAGCAATCGACGAAGATCATGCTGCAAAATTCCAACAAGCATTAGATCGCATTGACGAAGAACATACTACAAAAATGTCAGAAGTAGTTACTGCTATTGACGCTGACCATGCAAAGAAATTTAAATTAGCATTCAATAAATTAGACGAATCACACACCAACAAATTACAATTAGTGATCGATAAATATGAATCACTATTAAAAGAAGAAGCTGTTGCATATAAAGAAAGCATCATTGAAGACATTGATGGTTATATGAACGTTTATTTAGAAAAATTGATCCCTAAAGATCAAATCTCGGAAGCCGTTGCAAACATCAAGGCTAAAAAAACTTTGAACCAAATTAGAGACTTAGTTTCCATCAGTGAAGAATATATCGACACTGAAGTTAAAGAAGCACTCCAAGATGGTAAAAAAATAATTAATTCTTTGAAAAAGGAATTGAACGAAGCACTTAAAAGCAATGTTGAAGTCAACAAGAAGTTGAACCAAACAGAAGCTGCTTATTTGCTTGAACAAAAAACAAAAAATTTAGCAGACGCTACAAAGGCGCATGTTAATAAGCTACTTAGAAATAAGTCACCCGAATTTATTCAGGAAAACTTTCAGTATGTAGTTGAGATGTTCGAAAAAGAAAGCATCGAAAAAGAAGAAGACGCAAAAGAAAAGATTATGTCAAAACGAATCAATGATTCGATAGACCGTCCTGAATTTGTGTTCGAAGCTGAAACGATAGCTACTTATCCAACTGAGAAGGAAACCTCTCCTGTTGGGGGATATCTGAACGAGATGAAGAAAAAAGATGGGGGTAGATTAAGTTTTACTCGCTAATCGCTTTATACTCAATTTAAAGGTCGAAAAAAGGAAAAAAATACACAAAACTATGGAAAATCTTCTACACATCGATAAAGTGAGAGCAGAACAACTTGTTGAAAAGTGGAGTCCAGTATTGGATTACACTTCAGACAAAGTTTCCGCTATTACCGACGATCATACAAGACTCAACACCGCTATCTTGCTTGAAAACCAAGAGAAATGGTGCTTCGAAGCGGGTAATACTAGTGGTGCAGGTGGTGTTTTCGGTTCTGGTGGCAGCAATGCAACTCAGTTCTCTAATGACACTTATGCTACTGGCGATGCTCGTTTACCTAAAGTTCTGATTCCAATGATTCGTCGTACTTTCCCCGAACTCATCACAAATGAGATCGTGGGTGTGCAGCCAATGACAGGTCCAGTCGGACTTGCCTTTGCTTTGCGCTACAAGTACGAAGCATCTCCTCTTGGTTATTCTGGTGGGTCTACCGATGGTAGCTTATCAAATAGCGTTGTAGGTGGAGCACAGAACATTAGTCAGGGAGCAGAATTAGGTTACAATTACTTGAACACCGCTTTCACTGGTACATCCAGTCAGGCGTTGACAGGTGATTCTACTTATTTCGTTAACCCTGTCGAAGACACTGGTGTTGCACAGTTATTGAGCCAATTTGAATTAACTTCAAACATCCCTCAAATGACTGTATCTTTCGAGAAAACTGCTGTTGAAGCAGGAACTCGTAGGTTAGCTGCTCGTTGGTCTGTCGAACTCGAACAAGACTTGAAGAACATGAATGGTATTGATATCGACAGCGAGTTGACAAACGCGATGTCCTATGAAATCCAAGCGGAAATCGACAGAGAAATGATCATGAGAATGATTCAGGTCTGTTTGAACGCTGGAGCTAACATTGGATATAGCATTTGGAATGCTGCAAGTGCTGACGGTCGTTGGTCTGGAGAACGTGCTCGTGACTTCTACAACAGAATTGTTGTTGAAGCTAACAGAGTCGCAATCCGCAACCGCCGTGGTGCTGCAAATTTCATAATTGCAACTCCTCGTATCTGCGCTATTCTTGAAACACTACAGAATTTTTCTTGGCAGTCCGTAAATGGTAATGTTAACACAACACCAGTCGGTATTGCTAAGGTAGGTTCTATTGGTGGTAGATTCCAAATTTATCGTGATACAAGAACAGAAGCTCAAATCAATCAGGGAACAGCACCTTATGGTGCTCCTGGTAAGAATGCTAGTTACCACCCACAAGGTCGTGCTGCAATCGATTACGCTCTATTAGGTTATAAAGGACCTGAGTATTATGATACTGGAATCGTTTATTGTCCGTATATTCCTGTGATGGTTCAGCGCACAGTTGGACCGAATGACTTCTCTCCAAGAGTTGGTTTAATGACACGTTATGGTGTTGTTGATCATATCTTTGGTGCAAATCTATATTATCATTTGGTAATATGCCAAGGTTTGGGAACTGCATTCACACCGGGACAAACGGCAGTATACCTCTAAGGTCTGCTCGAAAACGCGAACTAAGTTCACACAAAAATATTGCTATGGTAAAGGACACTGTAAAAGGTGTCCTTTACTTTTTGTACACATAACGAACTTATAATTACCACAATCCCAAATTCTAGTATATCCATTCGCTATCATATTTTTATTTTCTGATAATTCGGGATTGTATATTTCTAATTTCTTTTCTTGTATAGACTTTCTGAATCCGAATCTGTATAATCTTTCCAAATATGTTTTAGTATAGTAATAATTAGGTGTTGTTACGTGTGCTAAAGTGAATCCTAATTGTTTATATAGGTTTCCTTGTGACCATCTTCTATCAGCATATGAAGTTATTGATATTGGATTATAATGAGTTTTAAAATGTGATAACAATTTTCCCGCACCACCCACAATAGAAAAATTATTAACGGAACAATATCTTATTAGTTCATATACATCTTTAGTATTATTAGAACCCAAGACTATCCGTAAATTAGAAAAAGTCATAATAGCAACCATACGATCCTTATAAAATAGTCCTAAGTTTATTGGAGTATTTACATTTCCTTGGATATGATATTTATTCAAAAATTTGCTTTTAGTTTTATTATCTATTTCTTTTACTATACATTTTCTTGCATATATTCTTCTATTAACTTTTCCTAATATATGTTTAATTCTACTGAATACTATTTGTTCTTTTGATATTAATTCATCTTCGAATATTTGTAATAGTTGAATTCCTTGAGATTCCGCATTTTTAGTCTTTTTAATATGGTAATTTTTATCAGGTATACATTTCTCACTATGCCAATACAATCCATTAATTTCTATACCAATTGATTTGTCTGGTATATAAAAATCTATCTCCTGTCCTGTTGTTAATATTTTTCGTGTTCTATATTCATAAGAAACGCCTAAACTTTCTAAGAAACGTTTCATTTTTATTTCGCTTTTAGTTCCTTTGGGTGAGCAATACGGACAATATAGTGGGTAATTATTGTTTAACCATCTTTGAAAATGTTTACTACAGTGCTTACATTCCCAATTGTAAAGAATGTCATATGATCCCGCTCCTTTATATTCTTCTCTAGTAAAAAGTGGAATTAGATCAGGATATTTCTCGTTCAAAGAATTATAATGTTTATCCAATGATGTTTTAGACAATGCTGCACCATTACTATTCCGTTTTATGTCTCCTGATTTTATTCTGTTTTTATATTCTTCGGTTTTTGTATAATTATCAACACCATATTTTTGTATGTTGGTATTTCTGATCTTATCTTTTCCATATTCACTAGATAAAACATTACCAGTTCCATATTTTATTATGTTTGTTTTTCTTTTAACATCTTGTATTGTATCCATGTCTTTAAATCTGCATGAATTTGAACAATATATAGGATATCCATTATTAGCATTAAAAACAACTGGCGAATTGCATATTCTACATAGTGGTATTGATGTAATGTCATTTATAAAGCAGTATACTCTTCGTGAAAATGGTGTAGTATTAGAATCCAAGAACAAAGTAGCCTGTAATATTTCTTTATATGATAATTCTCCAAAATTATCAATAAACAATTTCGGTTTCATGAATCTCGTAGAACCTTTATATTTCGTTTCTAAGAAATTCTGTATATTATGTTTTAAATCTTGGAATATCATTGGTTATAAGTTTTTATGAATTTATAATGTCCACAGTCCCATATTCTAGTATATCCATTTAGAATCATATTTTCATTTTCAGTCAAGTCATGATTATATGTAACTAGTTTATCTTTTAATAAATGTTTTTGGAATCCGAATCTATGTTTTCTGGTATCATTAATGACATACCAGTAATTGGGAACGGTTATACCTTTCAATTCAAAATTAAGAGATTTATAAAGATTCCCAATTGACCATCTTCTATCCGCGTAAGAAATAAGTTTGGATGGTGTATATGTCTTTTCAAAATACGAAAGCAATTTTCCTGCTCCTCCGATAACAGTAAAATTAAAAATTGTACAATATCTAGCAAGTTCACATTCTCCAATTTTTTGGTTTTTATATCCTAATGCTTGTCGAGTTGCGGAGAATGTCATTACAGAAACTAAATGGCTCTTATAATACAATCCCAATGAAACTTTACTTTTGTCGTTTCCTTGTATGTGATATTTCCTCAAGAATTTACTTTTAGTTTCCGTATCTATTTCTTTGACTTCGCATTTTCTCGCATATATTTTTCTTGATGTTTGTTTAAAGATATGTTTTAGTCTTGATTTACATATTTTATTTTTTTCTTTCCATTCATCTTCAAAAATATGAATTAATTGTATACCTAAATCTTCGCAAAGTTTTGTTTTTTGTGAATGATACCATTTAGTTTTTCCCATTTTATCTGAATGATAATATAATCCATCCAATTCTATTGCTACTGACAATTCAGGAATGTATACATCTAATTCCATAGGTGATATTACATCTCTTGTTTGTTCGATTATTTTAAAACCAAAAGTCTTACAATAGTCTATCAATTCTTTTTCTATAATTGATTGTCCACCACTTTCTATTTTTGGGTGGCATGTAAAGCACCTTGGTATTTTTCCATCATCAAGATTACTTTTTGTTATATTTCCGCATGATATACATTCAAAATCATATATAGCATTAACACCTTTATAATCATCCTTCGTGAATAACAACTTAAAATTCTCCAATCTTGTATTGTTTGTTAATTTATTGAAAAAATTCTGTAAAAATTTTTCTGTTCTTTCTTTTACTAGATGTTTTTGATTTTCTTTATGCCATTTTTGTATTTTTTCTTGAACTTCTGGAATTTTAGAAGGATTATCCACTCCATATTTCTCGATCCATATGGGTTCCATAAAGGTTCTATCAAATGGCGAAGTAACTCCTATAGATTTTAAAGTGGTTTCTTTCTTTTTATCTTTAACTTCTTGTATTTTAGAAACATTATCCACTCCATACTTTTTTTGTATAGCGTCCTTTTTTATTTGTTTTACTACATCTGATCTATTCGAATGCCCCTGTAGAAATTTAGTTTTCCAAGGTGTTTTTATGGGATTTTCGCAACCACAAAGGCATAATATAGGGGAGATTTGATGATTTTGGACATACCACCAGCGAGTTTTAAAATTTGTATTGTCTGGTAAGAATTTAGTATCCTCCAATACCTTTTTATATATCCCATACCATTTAGATTTGGGATTTCTTGAATTAACTACTTGGATAAATGTTGGATACTCTGGTTCCATGTTTGTAATTATCACACAGAATCATAATATGTCAATCCCTATCTTAATTTTTGCAAAGTTGAATTGAAGAAATGGGTAACTTCTTCTTTGCAATTATATTTTTTAACAAACGATTGAAAAATATTATCGTATAAAGTTGCTGTTTTAAACTTCACAAAATTATCTTTTATATACAATCTATTAGAAGAATCAAGAAACGCATCTTCTAATTTTTTTAACAAATCTTCTTTAGATTTTGCTAATTCGAATTGCAAATCTATTGGAATTTCGAATTGCAAATCATACCAAGGAGTTTCGCAAAGATATTGTTTTAATTTTTCATTGAAGTTTTTACTCATATCTTAACATATTTAAGCAAAAATGAATAAATAATTATACATTATGATAAATCAAACTTATACGAACCAATCAGTTTTAAATACTTCTGCTACAATCGCATCAATTAGTGCAAACGTAGGAACAGGATTTTATTTCACATCCGCAACTTCTCCTAATATTGTTGCTGTTGAATATAACACCAATGTTCCATATTTAAGTGCTAATGCTATTACTCCTGCATTAACCGCTTATAATGCTGCGTATACCACATGGACAACAACTTCTGGTGCTTCTGCGTTGTCTGCTGCTGCTTTGACTGCTTATAATGCTGCACAAGTCACACTTACCTCTACTATAAACAATTCATTTTCTGCATATACATATACTAACACCGCAGGATTAACTTTATCTTCTGGTGCAGGAACAATTCTCGTAGACAGATCATATGTTGGAGATATTATAAACTTCAGAAAAACTAACAGACATGGGTTCTTAGCATATTTAGGTGCTACAGGAACATTAACATTGACTGCTAATGGGTTACAGGCTTGGGGACCTGAAAATACTCGTCTTCGTCTATTAGGATATTTCTAATATATACTAACAAATATGAAGAAAGCCTCTTGATTAATTTCATGAGGCTTTCTTTTTTTAGTTTTTACTGCTAAATAATGTATATGTCTACATGTAATTATACAACCCTAATAAATGATACTGATTGTATTGGTGATTCGAGAATTGTAATTAATACCAATTTCACTAATTTAGATAATGCGCTCTGTAATGTTTATAATCCATTTGTGGGTATGGTAGTTGCATTTCCTTCAACTATAGCACCCACAGGATTTTTAAAATTAAATGGAGCAACTATTAATAGAACCACATATAGTAATTTATGGAATTTTGCACTATCTAGTGGAAATCTTGCTACAACAGAAACAGAAAAATCTTTATCCGCTTGGGGGAAATTTGGGCCGGGGGATGGGGCAAATACATATACACTTCCTGATTTGAGAGGGGAATTTATTCGTGGTTATGATGATGGTCGCGGCATAGATTTAAGTAGACTAATTGGAACATGGCAAGTCGATATGTTTAAAAGCCATATTCATAGATTGTTCTCATATTCATTAAACAATTCTCCTGATGGTGCAGTTCCTGTAGAACCTTTATTAACAGAAAATTACATATACAATACTTGGGGAGGGTTGCAAATAGAAGCTACTGGAGGAGTGGAAACTAGACCTAGAAACATTTCATTATTATATTGTATAAAATATTAATGAAAATTTATAATTACCATAAAGCCTCTGGAGAATATATCAATCAAGATATTGCTGATGAATCCCCATTAGAACAAGGAGTATATCATATTCCTGCTTTTGCAACCACTATAACTCCTCCTGAATATAATTTAAAAACACAAAAAATATTTTTTATTAATGGGGAATGGAAAATTGAAAATATGTGCAGTTCATCTATAACATGGGAACAAATTCGTATAAAACGCAACAATATATTAAAAGAAACTGATTGGACACAACTTATTGATTCACCAGTAGATAAACAACAATGGTCTGCATATAGAAAGGAATTGCGAGATATAACAAAAAAATTCACTAATCCTTCTAATGTCATTTGGCCCGAGATTCCAAATTCAACAATAAGTATTTAAAATGGGATATGGTAATTATAGTTTAAACAATGCAGCAAGCGATCCTAATACTCTAGGTGATCTTATAGACATTCGTTGTGGGAAAGATGCGCCAGCAATGCGTAACATCATTTTTGGGTCTTCTACATTTACTTTATCAGGACAATCAACTCAAGCCAAATCTTTGATGTCTAGTGGTAGTATCGATAGTTCAAATGCGATAACACCAGAAAACCATTTATTATTAACACAAAAGTATGCAGCATTAACACAAATAGCAACACAAAATCATGTGATACAACCACAAACGGAAGATAGTGTTAATGATACAAAAATAACAAGAACCCCTGTTGTTGCGCCCACTACAATAGAAACAAATCTACACGATGTAACAAAACCAGTTTCCCCCTTTATAGGATCAACTTTAGGAACATTAACCGGAGCATCAAGAGGAGCAACAGGATCAGGAATACCTAGTATTGTTCATACATTTTTAGAAAGAACAGATACAAAATCAGCAATCGGATTAGGTGCAGCATATCAATCAGTGAAGATTGATGAAATGTCTAAATTACCATCTTCGGTTATGGGCAGTATCGGTGCAATTACAAATACAGCCGGAACGCTATTAAATGATGTGTATGCTGGAACACAAGCTGCAATACAAATAACAAATAGACTAAAAACCAATCTAATAGTATTAGTAGAAAAAACTGCATTTGCTGCACTAGATACATTTATTCCATCGAGTGTTATGATATCTTTCGGGAATTTTAATATATCATTATCAGTATCATTAGATGGATTATTAGAAAAAAACCTCAATAAACTCACTAGTTCAGAAAAATTTAATAACGCATTTGATTCCGCAACAAAACAAATCACTGATGTATTAAAAACACCACAAAAACTAATACAACAATTTATAGTTCCACATTTAAACGCTGGACAATCCAGACTACATAACCCAACTGCGGCATTCGATAAATTATTACCACCAGATATTCATGCGTCCATTAATATCGCCGCAAATTCTTCTAATGTTGGATTAGGTGGAGATGGTGGAGGTTCTTTGTTTACGAAATTAGAAACATCATTAAAAGGAACGGTAGTAGATGGAATAATGAAAAATTATTCATTACATATAAATTTAATGCCACATATGTTTAAAAGTGGTAAACCAATTCAACCATCTACATTTAGTATTGGATATAGACAATCTAGTTATCCTACTAGCACAACATTTAATGGAGAAGTATATCGACAACCGGATTATATACCAACACCAATATTATATTAACATATGAAAGAATATTACGGAAATTATTTAGGTATAGTAGTATCAACTCAAGACCCTGAAAGTAGAGGAAGAGTTAAAGTATACATACCACACATCATGCCAGTGTTAAACCAAAATCTTTTAAAATTATTTGGTGATCAAGCAGAAGATATTATTTCATTTAATGCTGTTGGTGGAAACCTATCAAATGGGATGCCAGAAAATGCTAGATTGTATTTAGAAAAAATATTACCATTTGCAGAACCCGCTTCACCAATTATAGGTGGTTCTTCTCCTGGTGTATTAGACTCTATTGGAAATTTCTTACAAAATGCCATTGGTGGGGGGAGTTATGATAAAAATGCCATTGGTGCTGGAAATACTGGTGTAGTCGCGCAACCAAGCCAAAATAATACATCACCAAATAATCCAAGTAACGGTAAATTGGATAAAGCAAATCCATCGCAATTAGTTCCTATTGGTGGTGGACATTATTTAAATCCTTATGTTGCAGAAAAATGGAAGGCATTAAAAGCTGAAGCGGATGCAGCAGGAGTAAAAATTTCTGTTACTGACTCATATAGAACTTATGCAGAACAAGTTGATGTCGCACAAAGAAAAGGTATATATGGAAAGGGTGGATTGGCAGCAACTCCAGGAAGGTCTAATCATGGACTTGGTAAAGCATTAGATTTGGAATTTAGTGGAATGACTGGATATCAATGGATGTTAACAAATGCTCCTAAATACGAATTCTCGCAAATACATCCCAATATACCTTATGGCAATTCAGAATTTTGGCATTGGCAAATCCCTTCTGCACCCATGACTTCTTCAGCAGTAAATACACCTGAAGCACCACCAGTAAATAATAATGTCGCTGCATCGCCACCCCCACCAGAAGCAAATTTGGATAGTTCCGCAGCTACAGACAATTCAAAAATGTCTGATGGTTCCGCAACCCCTGTAACAACTACTCCATCATCCACACCACCCGCTCCAGTGACCTCTACTAGCCCTTTTGGTAGAATCACCTTATATGGGTATGAAAAGAAAGGACAAGCTGATTACGACACAAATTCTGCAAACGGAATAGGTATACAAAATATAAAATTAGTTCCCAATACAAGTTTCGCAGTTTCACCAGATATAGAATCATTATTTAGAGCAAACGGAATTGCACCAAAAGATACCGTTCAATTATCTTTGGGAAATGGAAATATAATATCAGGAACTTGGGATGATCGAACAGCAAAGAATTTATCTGGAAGATTTGATATTTATAGTCCATCAAAAGACTATCCACACATAGATCAACCAGTAATGGGATTTGGGAAAGGGGATGGTGCTATGGTAACATCCTCTGCACAAGTAATGACAACTACTGATGTTGCTCCTGCTCCTTATGACACAACAAACGTACCAAAAGGGGTATTTTGTATTCCTGCAATTGGTGCTTTATTATGGTGTTTCTTTAGAGAAGGAAACCCACTATTTCCAGTTTATTTTGCCGCATCATATAGAAGTTCAGAATGGAGTGGTGCATACAAATCAGCTAGTCCTGGAATTGGGTTTGATCCTTCTTTAATGGGGAATGATACCATAAACAAAACTAGTTTATTACCAAACAAAGGTGGTGGTATAATTTCAACTGAAGGAAAGGATTTACATGAAGTGTCATTAGTTTCATTTGCTGGAAGTCATTTAAAATTTAGCGAAAACCATACTATGTTATATGCTGCTGATGATTTTCATGCACAAACTGATGGTAATATATTCAATATTGGATTATTAAACAGAGAAACACACACTAAAGGAATTGATAATACTGTAATAAATGGAGATTGTTATATAAAAGTTGGAAATGTGACGGATTCTAGTGTCCATGATGCAATAAATACAATTGAAACATTAATAGGAGAAATAAACAACGAAATGTTGAAACCATAACATGAGCAATAAAAGAACCATACCATGTCCAAGTTGTAGCGGGAAAATTTTAGAAAACAAAAAAGAAAAATCTTTTTTAGAAATGATGAAAGGTGCAATAAAATCTCCTGTATTGCTTCTTAAACTCGTTATTACCCCACCTAGACAATCCAATATAATAGATAAAAAGACTATTTATAAAGGTGCTTGCCCTGATTGTGGAGGAACGGGAACTTTTATCGATCCTACGGACACTAACCAGCAAGAACAAAAAGCAGTAGAAGTTGCACAAAAAAATGCGTCTGCTGTAATGGACGCTGAAGCAAAATTAAATACAGGAGGATTTACCAATTCAAGACATATATCAGTTTTAGGAAATCAGGTTGTAGAAATTGGTGTAGGATTCAATAAATTAAAATCATATGCTGTAGTTGAAGGCGCAAAACCAGTAAAAGCTAAAATTAATATTGGATCAGGAGGAACGACAGGAGGAACAGCAAAAACAAACCAAATAAATGCGACGAATCCTTTAGCAACTCCGGGTGGACAATACTATATAAAATGTAGTAATAAGTTTACTCTTGTTGCTGGTGCTCAAGGAATAGAATTGAATACATCCGGCAATTTAAACATTGCTGGAGGTATAACAAAAATTACTGGTGCTGAAATGAACATCGGATCAAGTATAGGAACAACAACTATAGAAGGAAACCATTTAAAATTAACTGGAAAAACTATAGAATTAACTCCTGCAAATGGAAGTTCTACTGGTCAAGTGCAAGTAAATGCAACATTAGGTGTTGATGGTAATATGATAGTATCTGGTGGAGCACATATTGATGGAGAATTACATTTCATTTCTGCTACTACTACAAGACTCGACCCAAAACCTACTAGCTTTGGTGCATTGCCATTTGAAACTACTGGAAAAGCACAATGGGGAGGAACACCAAAAGAAGCATCTAAATCTGCTATAAAAGATTTACAAACAGTGGTAAAAGAATTTATCAAAGACCCTAGTATGTTTATGTCAACTCCAAGAGGAGCAAATATGTTAGCAGAAAGGATGTCGCATATTGCATACACACTATCATCTCCAGTTCCAGTGGGATATGTCGGATCAGGAATTTATGGCAATTCTACTGTGTATGTTTATCCACATCATCACACAATGCCAGAAACCGCACACGTTCATTCAATGGATTTACCAAATATTAAATTGTTTGATACTGATAAACAGGTAAGAGAACAAGCATCTGATTGCCAAAAACCTCATCCAGTTCCTACCGTTAATGGTGGATTATCAATATTAACGAACTACGGTAAAAGCATGATAGGTTAAGAACTAAAAACCCTTACATATTCGTGCATCAGTTTTTTTGTTAATTCTTTCCTGCTATTATCATCATCAATAACAGATTCAGGAATACTTGCAATCATCTGTATTAAATTTATATAACCTTTATATTTTTTATCATCATATTTCCCAATATTATTAGTAAATTGTGATTTATAAATATCTTCCACTTTTAATTTAGGAGAGCTATATACAGCATTTAACACACTTTGTTGTAATTTGTTCTGTATGTCAACTATATCATCTTTTTTAGTTTCTATATCAAAATCTTCTGGTATTTCCACTGAGCTTAACATAGGAAATTCATGATTCTCACCAAAGACATCAAGTAACAATTTATCCCAAGGATGTATATTATCTTTAGAAAGAGTATCAATACTATCATTAATATCTTTCAATTCATTATTATCCATACAAGTAATTAACTAACTTTATATATTATGTTTCATTTTTTCTTCTCTTAATTGCTTGAACTTTTTATTTACAAACTTACAAATTTCTGATCTTACAATATCATCTTCATCTAACTCCACACAATGAATCCCAACATCTTTAGAATCTTGTGCATTAAACAAATCATAAACTTCTTGAAATCCAGATTTTCCGTATGGTAGATCACTTTGGTCTGGATCGCCACATAATATAACTTTGGAATATTGTCCGATTCTGCTCAATAATGTAAATATTTCTCTTACCGACATATTCTGTAATTCATCAGCACATATAAACTTTACAGAAAAATGTAATCCCCGAGCAAAGTTAATAGGGCATATAGTAAGTCTATTATCCTTTTCTAATTTAGAAATTTCAGACTGTGACAATAACTCTTCTAATTTATCTCTAAATGGAGCCATATAGTAAGAAACCTTATCTGACATACTTCCAGGTAAGTATCCCAATTTAGAATCCGAACTTTCAACTGCTGATCTAACCAAAACTAAATCAGACACCTTTCTTAAATTCAACAATTGCAATCCCAAATACATCGCCAACATAGTTTTACTAGTTCCTGCAACTCCTTTCATAAACAAGATTTTGGTATCTTTATCTAAGAATATATTTATTATATATTTTTGTTTTTCTGTCCAAGGTAATTCTTTAATATTTAAATCATAACTAATTTTAGGACTTTGATGAACATACGGAGAGTTATCCGTTTTTGTTTTATTTTCTAATGTTTTAGTTTCCGTCGCTTTACTCTTTCGAGCAGATTTCTTGGTAGACATATATAATATAAGTTTATTCTTACATTACTATTTATTAAAACTTTCATAAATTAATACACCAAACAAGAATATTTTATTACAATATTACTAAATAAATAAAATGAGCCTAAAACATCACGAAATAGAAGCAATAGTCGAAGAAATTGTAGACTATATAACAGACGAAATTCAAACCCATTTCAGTAAAGAAGCGGATATAAATTATGCACTTGATTTTCTACTAAGCAAAGTAGAAAAATTAGATGTTGATGATTTTTAGGTTATCCTTGCAAGCCTTGAGTGAAACTTCCTGTCGCTTCTCCTGCTTGTACTGGTTGTCCTGCTATAGGTGGTGCAGTTTGAGGTTCTTGTGCTAATCCTGCATTATTCGCATTTGGCAACATTGATGGATTCTCTTCGCTTGTGGGTGTTGGTCCCTTTGCTTCTGACTTAATATCTTGCATCTTTTCAATAACATCATTAATTTGAGATTCTAATTGATCATCAGCAATATCTATAACATCACCAGCTTTATTCAAATTTCTAATTGTTATCTTATAATCATTATCCACACGACTTCTAGTAACGGTTATTTGATAAGAAAGTTTTAATGTATCATTTGTCCATAAAAACGCATTGATATCTTTAGATATTGTTGATGGGATTTCTATTTTTTTTATTTCTTCTCCAAAATGTTCTTGTAGTTCCTCAAAAAGTTTGTCTGCAACGTCTGAAGTAGTGTTCGCATTAAAATCATCAGGGTTTGGTATAGCACTATCATTAGCTTCATATATAGCATTAACAGATTCCAAACATTTCTTCAAATACGCATCAAATTTATTCATATATCTCATTATATTTAACTTATGGTGATAAATATTACAACAATAAGATGATAACTACAGATTTTAATATTTTAAGTGGAGTTACCGTATCCTCAAATTTTCAATGGGGCGGGAGTTATCCTGTGTTATCGGCTGTTCCTGCTAATACCATATCGAATTATATATCTGGTTATGCTCCTGGATTATCAGTATGTTTTATAAATCAATCAAATCCTGATATATTAAACACTGGAGATGAATTGTATTATACTTGGGATTTTGGAGATTTTTATAACCAATCAACAAACACAATTATCACTTCATCATCTACGAGTATGGTATATCATTTGTATACTATGCCTGGGATATATAATGTAACATTAACACAGCAAAAAAAAGTTAAAACCACCACCATACCAAGTTTAAGTGTTAATAATTGTTTTGGTAGATATTGTATTAACTGGACATGGAACAATTTACAATCTAATAGTGTAAATTATTTAAAATGGAAAGATGTTAGTAGCCAATCCACAGTTAATAAAACAACAAAATGGGCAGAAATACCAATTTATGGTAGTGAATGTAACAATTCAAATTTCTCACTATATACTTACAATATCACAAAAATATCAGCCATAAACGTAATAGAAACGTCTCCTATAGCAAATTTAACAACAATATATACTCCCGCAACAGGAGTCTCACCATTTACTATTGAAATGTCTCCATCAGGAACCATATGTGGTAGTTTTCCTATCGAAAAAATAGTTTGGGATTTTGGTGATGGAAGCACACCAAAAATCGTAAGTAGGTATAACACACCGGATTTAACAATATTCACCAATACCAACACATTTTCTTCGGACATCAACGATCCTAGAAACTATAACGCAACATACACATATAAAAGAACCGAAATATCAACATTTTATCCCTCAATTACTGCATATTGTATGAATACCAATCAAAATAGTATATCACAAACAACTGTGGGGTCAATAAATTTACCATCAATAAGTGCAACACCAATACGACTGCTAAAAGTAAGAAATGATATCAACGGAAACCTATATGGAATACAAATTGGTAACAACTTCGGATTAGTAACAACATTAAAGAATCGATATATTCCAACCAATTATGTAGTATATAGCGATTTGGGATCACCATTCCAGATTATTGTAATTGAAAACCCAATTGCACGTTATGGAACATTAGGAACACAAAAAATAACAAACAATATTCCACCACAAAGAATTAATGTTATCAATAGTAATTTAGGAAATCCGTTTCAATTAACTGTAACAGAAGATATAATTACCGGATATGGAACATTAGGAATAGAAGAAATTTACACATACAGCCCACAAGAAATTAACATTATTATATATAGCAATTTAGGTAATCCGTTCCAATTAACTGTAACAGAAGACCCAATTATGGGATATAACATATTAGGAGTAGTAAAATTATAAATATATGAGTAGTAAAATTACATATTCTACAGTAGCTGCAATCAATCCTGTTAAATTGGGATATGAATATTACAGAACCGAACCAACAAACGAAAGTGGTTCTGTGTATAAAGAGGGATATTTTCTTTATAGCTCACCATTTTTTGATGGATTTAAAGATTTCACAATAAACAAAGGAAATGCATTATTATTAACTGATGCGATTTCTTTAACTTCTTTATTTGTTAATGATACATTTTTAGTAGATGATTTACTATTCGCTTCGGTTATTAAAATATCTCCTAGGAATTCTTCCAACAATTATGCAGCAGAAAACCAAAAACATCAAATAATTCTATCAAATTCTCCTCAAAATTTTGAATTGAAAAAAATTGATAATAATACCACATTTATAATCACAAACGAAAAATATTTACAAATATCACCAAATTATCCATATGAAATAACCACAAGCACAGAAGGAATACCAGATTCTGAATTATATTTAAGAACATTCAATTATTACTATAATAATGGATTTATAACATTCTCCATACTAACACCAGAAGGATATCGTTATTTAAATTTCGGAACTGATGGTATTCTACGAGCTACTGGTGTTGCTTTTAACGAAAATGACATCAACGGATATTTATTAGCAATTATCAGCAACACACAAAAAACAAACACATCAATAAACGCTAGTAATTATTTTAGAAATGATTGGATTCGATATTTCATGGATTTAAAAGACAATACAAACAATAAAAACACAAAAATAAATACGATAATATCAAATCCTCCAACTAATTATCTCGTTAGCTTTCCTATCAATAACGTGACTTCTACCAATGAAGTAAATATAAATATCGCAAACTTAAAAACTAATTATACACCAACAGGTGCCAATGGTATAGAAATAGAACAAAGTAATTTAGTAGGATATTTATCATCAATTTATATGATATCCGATTATAGTGCTTCAACAAATGATTTTAGTGATAATAATGGATTTTCTACTATCGGACAACTACCTGTACAATACAATAGAACATTGTATACAAATCCATATACTTATGATGTGATAGCAACAGTTTCTTATACGAGTATTGATGATTGTTTGATGATAAACGACTCTCCTGTTGGAACCCCCATAAATATTACATGGGGATCATACATATATAGGGGATATACATTACCACCATCAGGATATTCATTCTCTTTATCTGCATCAGAAACTTTTAGTATAGGCATTGGAAATTTGGTAGATAGATATGTCGGTATAACTGGAGGTACGGTGAAATTTATTCATAACATTTAATCAAAATTTCATCTATAAATATTAATAGTATGCCAACCAAAATTCAACAAAGAGATTATTATAAGATATTTTCAGGACACAACCAAAACGATGGTTATGAGAAGATACATTTGGGGTATGAAGCATCAACCACAGAAACAATACTAACAAAAGACCAATATACATATTTTCATTATCCATATTTCTCTGAAAGCCACCCATTAAGCGCATCAACTTTAATAAATAATGGTGCTACTGCGGGGTCAATACCAGCAATGGCAGATAGGATATATAAAAAACTTGGTGGATATGGAGACAATACACCTTGGGGAAATGCTACTGGATTAATAGATGGAACTTGGTTGTGTAGTTGGCTATATTCCCCTGCTGCTGATGTTGCTCCGCAGTGGCTTGATAGATATTATAGTCCAGGTAGAATTGCATATGAGGAAGCTTTAATGGGGCTTGTCGATTTTGGAACATATATCACCTACGATTCCGCATTTATAGATATTCCAACTACTTTAATGTTAGAATCTGGTGTGTTATATACATATTTTCACAATGGAGAGTCAACTGCACAAAATATTGTATCTTCTTTTGCTGGAAATGATGGTTCACATTTACGCTTGGAGTCAAAAAATTGGAATATAAGTGCTACAGACACTTCAATATATAATAACCCAATATCTTTTCCTAAATATAGCAAAGAATTCGTCACTACTCCAACAGACTACACAATTTACGAACCTTATGGTGCATTAAATTTATCAAACACCACATTTCTAGATGTTAGAGTTGGATATAACGAAAATCTTAATATAGATAATGAATTTACATTATCATTCGACGTAAAAAATGATGATTGGGCAAATGCAAGTTCATCACAATTAGTAGGAAATTATACTGGAGAAGGGGGGTATGGAATATATTATGATAATTTAAAGTTCTTTTCCTTTTTTGTAATACCAGAAACATATTTTGGGCATTTGTTATTTTTTAATCAAAATGGAAATGCGTATAACGACACCGGAACACAAAGCCTACCAAACATCCCAAGCAATCCATCACAAATCGCAATAAATGGGGAAAACGAATTATTTTTAATAGATAATACCTCAATATACAGTAAAGTTTATAAATGCAATCATCTTGGAAATATCCTTAATACATACACATTAAGTAGTATTAACCAAGAAACATCAAATTGGATATTATCACTATCAGGTAATAATGTAGTGGTTGCTGGAACTACAGATCAAATACTTTATACATTTGATAATTATCTAAATCTGATTACTACCGAACCCTTTAATACCCAAAATTCATCAGATATACAAATAGCATACGATCTTGATGGAAATTTCGTAAGTATATCGGGTTGTAACGATTTAAAATATGACAATATAGGACAACAATGGACAGTTGATACTAATGGGATATTATACTATGATGGAACTATATTTTCTACAATATCCGCTGTACAAAAAATTGCCATTGACCCCGAGAATAATTTGTGGGTGTTATCAGAAAAGAATACTGTTAATAAGATAAATGTAATTACAAAATCAATAATAAACACATTCGAAGTAGGAAATTTAAATGAAGATACAATAATAAAACGAAATATAAGTTTCATAAATTCCTATGATAGATCGACAAATTCGCAAAAATGGGTGGGTTTAATTTTACATTATTCAACAACAGAAAAATTTTTATATCGAGTTTCTTTATTAGGAGATATTATTGATGTAAACCAATTAGAATCAAATATTAATGGATTGGCATTTCCCGATCAAATAACACAGAAAAATAAATTTTCCTTTAATTTTGATGGAGATTTTACTGGATATGAATGGAAAAGGATATTTAATACGATATTGTATAACAACAAGCCGCAATTAAAATTTAAAATCGCGGTATACCAACTTAATAATGTTGGAGACATAGGAAAAACAACAACATTAAGAACATACCAAGTTTCCGTTCCGGTAGATTCCTTTCTAGATAAAACTTGGTATGCTATAGTAGGAACATATAAAAATAATGTGATGAAATTAGGTATAAATTCTTTTAATAACGGAACTACGAATATCCCGTATAATTATACAATAAATCCTCTAAAATTTAATGATATATTTTTCGGAACTTCTAATGGAAAATCATCAAATTTTAATTATGAAACAAACACAACAAGTATAATATTTAATGGATACCTAAATAGAATACGTTTATATGATTATGAAATTCCAGAAGCTTTTCATATAGGATTCATTAAAGAATATTTGATAGCAGAAGATTTAATATGGGATATAGATACTGGAAATTTACAATACATAGAAAGAATTGAAAGATTTTTTAAACATAAACTATCTGGAGCAAAAAGCGGATTCTATAATATAAAACTTTCTGGTTTAAATATCACCGACCCAAATGCACGTTTATTAATAGAACAAAATATAAAAGCTGCGGTTGCATTAGTTCAACCAGCACATACTGAATTGTTAAATATAGAATGGATCGAACCAAATTATAATATAGACAATGAAATATTAGAATTACATAATAAACTTATTTGAACTAATAGATTTTTATTAATAAATAATACAAATGTTAACCGCAATAGATATCAATTTTAAATTAAACAATCAAGATTCTTTAGAGAACTCTTCGTTTTATTTGTTGACATCCAACAATCTATATTCTGCTAAAATTTCTCCATATTCGTTTACAGTAGATTTAACTATACCAGACAATTATGTTATGTATTATATACTTAACCATAATCCATCTACTATTTCATATGATATATCTTCATCTTTATTACTAAATTTATTAAGTGCTTCTTCAATATATCCTTCAGTTTGTTGTGTATCGTTAACATTGGAAGCCAGTGGATTGTCTGCAACAACAGATTTATCCGCTATAATTGTCCCATATTTTCTTTCAGTAGGAACTTTTGAAGCATTTCCATCGTTATATTTTGATAATTTAGGAAACCAACAAATACTAACCCCTTCAAATTATAGACAAAATAGTATTGGAGTTCAATTCTATGGAGAAGGACACACAGAAACCATAAATTTAACAGCACTATCAAGTTTATCTATAGGACAATCATACGTATGGTTTATTAATGGAAACACGACAGCATATCCAACAACAGCAATAAACCAAAATTATTCTACAGTAAACATACAATCTTCTACAACCGGAATTATTACAAAAATTCCAATAGGATTACTAATTACGGATTATATATTTTTATCCAGTTCTCCCAAGTATTATAGAGATGATATTACTGGAAATCCAATATATTATCCACATTATATTTCTACCATTGATCCTAATGGAACCGAATTACAATCTAACACCAAAACATTTCAAAGCATATATATATTGCCGTATGATATAGACATAAAATACAATTTTTATGCGGGTGCTAATGGGAAATTCCAATTACCAAAAACTCAAAATTTATCTGGAGATTATGGTATAGAATGGTTTGATGCTACATTAACAGTATCTATAAGTGGAGAAAGTGTAGATACGTGTTATGGGCTACACGATACTATATGGAGATGGGAGGATTTAGACAAAAACAACCCCAATAACACTTTTGTAAATAAACCCTCTTCTTGGCACAACACAGAATTGACAGCAACATATCCTAAACATTGGGGATATGAAGCGTCTGTATCTGCGACCAAAATTACACCAATACATAAAAAATTGGTATCGACTAAATGGGAATTGCAAAATGTTTCTACTAATTGGGCATATTCTCCATTTACGTATTATTACAACACAACTGGTTCAGAGAATTCTGATAATTATCCATATTTTTTACAATATAATAATGATGGAACCAACATAAACACTTGTAATTTATATGATTCAAATATAATAAATGTTGGTGCAAATACGATTATTACATGTAGTCTTTCTGCACAACAAGGAACATGGAATACCAGAGATGTTGAAGTTGATGTATTAGGAAGCTTTACTATAGATTCTTCAAATTTAATTACCTTATATACTGCTAATAGATATGTATTAAGTGGGACGCAAATTACATTTCAAATTGTTGGATGGAATAAAAATACATTATACTATATAGACGATAGTGAACATGATTTGATAACAACATCAACTGAATTCTATACAATATCATATAAAACCCTTGGAACTAAAACGTTAAAAATCTCTGCCCAAAACATGTCAGGTATTGATACTTACAAGTTTGACAGCATTATAAATGTGGTTTCAGAATACGAAGCAACTAATATATCCGATGTTGAATATCGTTCAGAATATTCTCCATTAATTATTCCATACCCAACCCCTCCATATGTAGCTCCAAATGATTGGGCAGTAGAAGACAACATAAATTCTATTATCAGTAAAATGTATCAAAATTTGAATTATCTGAACATTATAAGTTCTGTTCTAAATAGTGGATACACTGAATATTATGGTTGGCTCGGATCAACAAATAATACAGTCGTAACATGCAATACAGAAAAAACTTGGGATGGACTAATGTGCAGCAACACAGAACAAATACTTTGGGACGATTTTAATTGCACTACTGGAAGGTTTAGTGCTTGTGCAACATACGATTTTCTAACATCTTCATCAGCACAAACCACACAGAATTGTTTAGGGTTATATTGTATACCTTGGAACTGGAAATCTTTAAAATCCACATCTCCAACATCAGAAGTTACGTGGGGCAACACAAAATTTGGAAAAACTTTTGCAAAAAAATGGGGGAATGACGGATCATGCAAATCCTCAACTAATGATACGTTCGAAATCAAATCATGTTTAGATATAGGACAGTGGAACGTGAATATACAAAGTTCTAGAAATTCCGACACACCAATAATCGATGATACATTCGAACAAATTAGATGTGGATTCAATACTTCTGTGCCATGTATATATACCGGAATAGCAAGTAAAAACAATATAATATATGCAATATTATCGACACAAATAATGGTATTATCTTCTGATTATACCGCAACATTATTATCAAACGCAACAACAAACTATTATGGAGGATTCAACAAATTCCAAGACCTTAAAGGAATTGCAATTGATAGTAAGGGTAAAATATTTGTATTGGATAGAACATTAGGAAAGGTTTTTGGTATGACGTTAGATTTATCCTCAGATTCTCCTTGGACTATATACACAGAATGGGGAGGAGTTGGTGGGATCAACTCAACAACTAAATTTTATCATCCAAATGATATATACATAGACCAAAATGATAATGTATATATTACAGATACTGGAAATCATTGTATTAAGAAATTCACAAATAATGGTATATGGACTAATACTATTATTGATGAGGATTTTAACATAAACTACCCATTGAGTGTTATTACTGATAAAAATGGATTACTTCATGTATTAACAACCAAAGAAATACGGGTATATAACAACAATTATACATTAGAATTTGTTTATAATTTTACTCAATACTCATCCGAAGTTCCAATTAAAATAAATTCTAGTTATAGCAAAGATTGTGTATATGTAACATTTAAAACCCAAGTATTAAAATTCTTTAAGAATGGTGCATTTGCTGGATATATATTAGACGGAACAAGATCATGTGTCGAATCTACTATATGCGCTATTCAAGACGAATATCGAAATATATTAATTCCTGATGGAGATAAAATCATAAAATTTGTAGATATATTATCACGGAATAGAAAAAATGTAGACTTACCCGCATCATATTGGAATCTAAATGATATGTTAATACACAAAGAAGAATATATACAGAATTGGATATACAACAAAAGTCTACAAAAAGTTTGGGATAACATAGAAATATTCAGAAATACGTTAATGTTTGATGATAATATTCCATGTAAAAAACCATCTACGTTTATTCATCCAAAAACTGATATTTTCATAGGACAAAATGAAATCGTGTCATATACTGTATTAAATAGACTTGTTGGGTATCTTTGGGACAATTTTAACACATTATTGTCATATTTCGACCCAAACTGTAAATAATACGATAAATAATACAAATATATGGCATGTTCAATCGTTCAATCTATAGCATCTACAGAATGTGTAGGAAATTCATTAGTAAAAATTAATGGAAATTTTTCGGCATTGGAAACTGCTGTATGTGAATTACAGAACAGTTCAAATATTCCAGTTGGTGGAATTATAATGTATTCTGGATCATTATCAAATTTCACTTTAGGCGTTGGTACCACTCCTGATCTTATTAATTTTGCACTTTGTGATGGAACTAACGGGACACCAGATTTGCGCGACAGATTTGTATTGGGATCAACAACTACTATAGCAGTTTCTGGTGGTTCATCAACTACAACTTTAACAATAGATCAAATACCTCCACACCAACATAGCCAAGATGGTAATAATGCATGGGGAGTCGGAACTGGTTCTGGTAACGGAAGTCCCGCACTTCGTCAAGGATATGGTGGTTCTACTGGATGGACTGGTGGAGGACAACCATTTAGCATAATGCCTCCATATTTAAAATTAGCATACATAATGAGGATAGTATAAATTATGAGCAATTGTGGATTTACATCATTAATAGACATAAATTCTTATCTTGGAGACTCGTTACTAACTATTAATAACAATATGAGTTCTCTTGATATTAATTCATCGGACTTATACACATTACTAACATTTTTAACGGGTGAAGTGTTAAAATCTAATAATACAATATTGTCTACGGATAATATTATTACTAGTATGGTATTATCCGCAATTATTGGAACAAAATTTTGTCTTATTACATCAACCGGAACATTATTAACAAGTATAAGCGCAGATTTTGTAAATAATACAAACTATCAAATTGAAACATTTACAATACCAAATTCTATATATAACGACACAACAAAAATCGCCACTAGTGCAAGTTTATTGATATTCAGCACTACTATATCATCAACACCTTCTGGTTATAATAATTCTATACTATTTACTATAGAAGGTATTGGTGGAGTCACAAAGTTCATACTACCAAAAAACCAAACATATAACTATTCTTGGTATTTCAAAAATAATATAGGAATAACAGAAATCTCTAACATTTATTTGATAGGATATATATAACAATATGAGTAATTTAAATTTAACACAACAAATACAAGAAACTATGTGTATTGGTGATTCATTACCAATATTAAACAACAATTTTACGAATTTAGATAACATAACATGCAATCTTAGTTCTATTTCATCTTCTATTATTACTAATATAACTGCATTAGGAAATCTCTTCTCGACTAATATATCAGGAATAACTAATCTATTGAACAATGCAGTAGTTGGAGTATCCGCAACAGGAATTACATCACTATCATCGACTATTAATATGTTTAGTAGAACTATGGTAAGTGTAAGAGGATCAACTCAATGTTATATGCCTAATGATGCATATCCTTTTGTGGGATATACTGGAACCATAACACTACCAACAAATGTTCCAAATACTGCAAATTATATTATTTTACGAGCGAATATTTCCGACCAAAGTTATGTTGATCTATCACAAGTAAATAGTCACGATGCGCCAGCAGAATTCAAAATCAATGGATATACAATCCCTGTCACAAAAAATCCTATCTCAACACTTAATGGCGCATCGTATATAATGTTACCAAAACAAGCATTATACACTTGGAATTGGAGGTTTTTTTATACACAATCGATAACTACAGGATATTGCACACCAATGTCTTGCGTGAATACCCCATTTAATGTAGAAATTATTGGATATTTTTAATACAACAAACAAAAAAGATACAAAAAGAGATAAATAATATTATAACTATGAAAAATGAACTATCAAACATTTATACAAACCAAGTGTTAATCAGCGAATCAAAAACAAAGAATTCTGCTAAATCAGCACCTACAGTAAAAGGTAACAAAGGCGCAACCACCAAGGGAGAATTGGAAGGTGCCGCAAAAGCTAAACCTACCAAAGGCGCAACAGAAAAGGTATCAAAAGATATCAAAAAACCAACTGAAGACAAAAAAATGTCACAAGTAAAAGGAAAACCAACTAAAATGAAAGAAAGTGCAATTCCACAAGCGTTCGACCAAATATTCCAAAGCATTATCAACGAAGAATTTGGTGATGATTTTGCAATAGATGGGGATAAAGTAGAAGATGATCTTTCTGCTGGTGATGAATATGGTGATGAATTAGGAGACGATACCGATAAATCCACAGAAGAAGAAACCGAAGAAGGTGGAGAAGAGGAAGCAGAAGAAAGTGAAGATCAAGTTGCGGATGATTTAAAGGCTGTTGTTGCTCAATTACAAGACTTAATTTCTAAACTTACTGGTGCGGAAGAAGAGGAAGAAGCACACGAAGAAGGCGAAGGTGAAGAAGAAGAAAAGGAGGAGGAAGAAACCGAAGTAGCACCTGAAAAGGAAGAAGAGGCTGCTCCATATGAAGAATCATTAGATTTAAAAGGAACTCTTTCTGAATTAAGCAAGAGTTTAGGTCAACTTCTTCAAAAGAAGGACAATAAAGTAAAAGGAACATTAGGAAAAGCCAAAGGTGGTAAAGCAAGTGAAGGAAACATCCCCGAACAAGATGGAACACCAAAAGCGTTCAATCCTGACATTAAGAAATTACAGAACCCAAAAGGTGCAAATACAGTTTCAACAATCAAGAAAGGCGAATACCTTTTCAAATAAAATAAAAATATAGTTCATTCAAACCCGCTCATTGTTATGATGAGCGGGTTTTTTCGTTAAATAATATATATGGATAAAGTTCGTTATTTAAATAAAGATATTAACGCAAACGAGCGTAATAATTTTAGTCTATGGTGGAAAGAACAAATTGAACATTACGGAACCGAAACGAATTATTATACTAATGGATATACGTTAACTTCTCAAGATTTTATATACGGAGAAGACCCAACTGCGAAATTCTTAAGTGCTGGAAAGATTATAATGGTAACAAATATCACTAACGATTCAATTTTATTATCAAAATTTGGTGTTATGGCAGATTGTGATATGACTGCGGTAATACATATATCAAGTTTTTATGAGAATTTTGGCCCAGGAACAGAACCAAAAGCAGGTGATTTAATTGAATTGTCTGAATATGGGGGATATGGAGATAGACCAAATGGAAGGGGAGCACCCATATATGAAATCACAGAAAGAGATGATGAATATCTTCCAATGACTAATAGATTATTGGGACATTATGTTTTTTACATTAAATGTAAGAGATTCGAATACAGTTTCGAATCTGGTGTTCATGCAGAACCTCTTAATAATCAAGTTAACGATACTACTGCATTTGGTAGATTGTCGGGTGGTTCTAATCCTGAAGAAATCACACCATCTCCAAATGCATCAAATGCTGATATCGAAGGTGCTAAATTATTCGACTACAATCAGAATACGTTATCTAGTCCATATGGGAACTATTAAAGCCCCCAAGAATTATTCGAGGATCGAGCAGCAGTAACATCCGTAATATCAAAATATATTGTAGTAGAAGTTCCGACAGATTCGACTAAAAATGCTCGGACTTTTTGCATTTTACGAGTTTGTGGGTCTATTCTATCTATCGTTGTCTCGTTTCCAATAAAATATTCTTTATTTCCAAACTCTCTAGCAATAGCAGTTCTTAAAAATTGTGAAATGTCTTCGCTTCCTACTTGTGCTGCGGATACTTTATAAACTTTAGGTTCCATATTATTAATTTATACTATCGTTTAAAAAATTCAACTAAAATATACATATTTGATTTTATTATTATACATGATAGAATCGGTGTATGAAAAAAAGATTAATAATAGATGGATCAAATGCTTTACATAGAGCATATTGGATCGCTAACAACAAAAAAGACGTATTTGATAGAATAGGGACAATATTTATTTTTTTAAAATCCCTAAAAACTACAGTCGATAGATTTAAACCTGATGAAACATGGATAACTTGGGATAAAAAAATAAAATACCCATCAACAAACTTCAGAAAAGAATTAACAGGAAATGTATATAAAATACAGAGAGATAAAACCAGAACTGAACAGGTGCATGAATGTCACGATAAATTAGTAGAATGGATAAAGCTTCTTGGTGTGTATCAATTATATCCATATGTTTTGGAAGCAGACGATGTTATTAGTTGGTTGACACAAAACAATAAAGATGGAACGAATATTATTGTGTCTATGGATAAAGACCTATTGCAATTAGTATCTGCAAACACTATCATATACAATCCAATAAAGAGAGTTGACACAACAGCGTTAACATTTGAAGATACTATCGGAGTTGATATTAAGAATTATTTATATTACAAAGCATTATTGGGAGACACTTCAGATAATGTTGAAGGTATATACGGATATGGAAAGCAAAAAAGTAAAAAATTTGCGACTTTAGGGTTAGCTGCAATTTCCGAAGAATTATCACCAGAAGAACTAGCAATATTCCAGAAAAATTTAAAGATAATGGATTTATCAGATTCTTTCACAAAAGAAATTGGTGAAGTGGAATGTTATCAACAACAATTCATAGAGCAAACCCAAAACATAACACCAAAACTATCAGAATTTGAGAAAAAATGTGATAACAACGGATTTTTACAATTCTCTCGAAAGATTAATGAATGGAAGGACGTATTTGAACATAAGGATAAATTACTCAATATTTTGCATGATTTGTAATTATTTCAAACCTTCTAAAACAAAATACACATAATTTTCAACATCTAATTTTGTGACTTTTTGTTTTTTATAGTGTTTACATACCACATTTTCAAACTCCTTATCGTATATTATTTGTAGTGAGCATGTATCTTCGCTATTTTTATCTATATCTAATATTTCAAATTTCATATTATTGGAGTTTCTTAAATTTTATTTTTGGTAAAGCCTTTTCAAGCAATTTTCTATATTGTCTAATCGTCAATCGGTTTATTAATGAGGCTTCCAAGGATAATACTTCATTTTCACTCAATTCTGGCAATAATGAATGTATAAGTTCATGTACAAGTGTTGGTAATATAGGTTCTCTAGGATCGAGTTCTATATATGAAACATTTTTTGCTGGTAATGTAACAAAATATCCCCAATTTGTTCTTAGTTTTCTAAAAACTATATAATCAACATTATCTAATTGTTTATATAATAACGTAAAATACTTCAAAACTTCGGGTTTTGTCAATTTAAACGGACGCGGATCATCAGGTTTACACTTTTTCTGTAATTTACTAATAATCGACATAAAACTATTTATCCCAACTTAAAAATAAAACAAATGAGATAATATTTAAATAAACGCTAAATAGTGATATGGAATTTGATAATTTAGAGCTACAGAGTCACGAAGGGAAAGCAAAAAAACGCGCACCTTTCCCATTAGAAAACATTGACGAAGAATTAGCAGAAATATACTTCAAACTTAACAGTATAAAGGAACGTATACATCAAGCAAAGGTTAAAAATGCAGTGAATACAATATCAAAACGTAAAAAATTACTAAACCATATGTCGTTTAAAATTAATACGTTATTAGGGGTTACAAAGGCTCTTGTATTTGATTTGGAGTGTCTGAAATTTTAGCAACTATATTTTCTAAAGGATTCTTTGTAGTTTCTATGGGTGTCGTTAATTGTGTGGTAAAGAATTGTAATTTAATTCCATTAACCTGACCACAATGTTCACAAGGAAATCTATTGTCTCTATTTAAAAATACTGGAACTATATTATTTTTCTTACAATACGCACACTGCACTTGTATAGAAATCTTAGAAAGTGTCTCTAATGTCTCATTCTCTAATTTAGACATAGATATAAATTCTTTTTTTTGTATTATACTATTAATAACAATAAACCCAACATATTGTATTCCTATAGTTATGAAAAATGGAGGCCAAAATACACCTTTCCATAAATATATACCATAAGAAATGCAAGATGCAACAAATAATGTAAGTAATATAGAAACGCTTAGAATTTTAAATTCTAAACTTACAAAGAACGATTTGATTTTTTCAAACATAACCTTATTTATGTAATGAACTACAATATATCAAGGTTTGTTTTTATATGTTTTCGAAATGTTAATTGGTGAAGATTTGAAGTTTTGATAATATATAACATCCGAAGCATTATCCACATATTTTAAAATTTCTAGGGGTTTTAGTTCAACTGTTTCGAAATCTATATTCCTTTCATCACATTTATCACCAATTATTTCCATAGCTTCTTGCAATGCTGCCCATCTGCTTATCTCATAATCACTAAGTTTGGATATGTTTATGTTAGATGGTTTTGTTGTCGTATCCGTCTCGTTTTTATTCATAATTTATAGTATGCCAGAAAATCTATACTAAGTCAATTATATTTTTTGTTATTTAGAATTTTTATTATCTAAATTAGCAATACATACAGTATACACATCTTCTGGTAATTGTTCTATATATTCTAAAAGTTTAGTTGAAATAGAAGATTCGAAGGTTTTTTTACTAAGAGATATTGGAAATCTATCGGGTAGTTGCATGAAGTTATAACATAAATCATCGTTTTCTATATATATCAAAAATTCGCCTCGTTTATTTCTTGTGAATGCGTAAATTCCCCTTTTTTTAGGAATCGGAGTAAAAAGTTCTTTAATCATTAATATAATATATAAAAAATCAACAAAAAGTCAACAAAAATTAATGTAATATGTTATAAACTATCATTTCTCGTAAGCTGCATGTTGGTAAGTTTTCTATATATACTTCAACTAGAGTATTATCACCACTAACATTTTTTATAATAGTAGAGTATACATATTCTTTTGTATTGTAATTATAGCTAATAACTGGCCTATCGATAATCGACTGTGTTCCTTGTAATCCTTCAAACTCTAACACATCAACAGGTAAAACTGGAAAAGTTTTTATAAGTTTATGAGTATTTAAATCAAGGCTATATAATTCAGGATGGAATATACCAGAACTTAACCAAGCAACACTTATTATTATTTTTTTCTCCTCTGGAAAAAACCAAGTTTCTCCTGTTTTTGCAACATCATATCCACTTAATGAACCTAACGACAATTCTCTATTAAGATTTAATTCTATTGGTAGTGCAAGAGATATAAAGTTCGATTTATTTGTATTGCTACTAATTTCTCCAAGAGTATAATCATAATTTAGTTTCTCGAATATAACAACACCAGAGGTTTCAAACATTATAGTATCATAAAACACATCAACATTTCTAAGTTTAGTTGATAATTCTGCATATAAATTAGAATTTGAGTATGATAAAAACACCGAAGATAAAGATTCCATTGCTGGTTTGACTATCTGATTATTCGCTCTCGTCCATAATTCACCAAAAACTTCCTTTCTATCAACAGGAGAAACATTTTTTATATTCTTATACAATCCATATTGATTTCCGAATATATCTGAACACCAAACATCAAGTTGATTTCCAGATTTTTTAAGAACTTGTGACTCTTCCCATGCTGGAACATTAACCTGACCAGCAAAGTTTACTGGATGATTGTTAATATCGACCCATTGGCTATCCTGTACGCCTCCCCAAGGGCTTTGTTTACTATTTGGGGTAATAAGTCCCACATTACTATTTTTATGGGTTTCTATGCTTGATTGATAAGGGATGAACTTCTGATATTGTTTAGAAACAGTTTTTTTAATATCTCCTGCTGCTTGTCCTGTAATCACCAAATTTTTCATCCATGTATTATCATCTTTGATTATTTTATATGGTGTTGGTTGATCTGTTTTAGACAATCCTCTACCACCAATTCTACGAGTAGCATCCTCTGTAATATTCGACAACTGAGATGATGAAATATCATATACATAAGTATAATTTTTTCCTGTATACACTGAAGTCCCTAAATTGTTTGGAATGAAATATCCACCACTTTCATCTTCTGTATATATATCTTGTAAAGTTGGTAATATCGCAAGGGAAGGATAATTTCTATTAGTCAAATTTGCCCAAGGCTGTTGACTTACGATAGCAGAACTTAGCGAAAAATCATTCTGTGTTAATACTTGTTGATATTCTCTATTTGCTGTTATATCCCATGTGAATGACCCTAAAGCATTATAATATACTCTAACAGGCTTATTGTCCACAAAGTTACTAAGAGTTATATCGCTCGGAACATTTAATGCACTTGAAGCATTAATTAGTGAAACGTTCGATATTGTAGCCAGATTTGATATACCTTCATCATTAATTAAAATTTTATTCCAACTTAATGAATTTACCAAAATTTTTAATGTTACTGGTTGATCCCAAGTAAAATCAATATCGTTGTTTTGATACTCGACATACACACCAGTATGGAAACTCATATCGGATATTATTGGTTGAGTAACGATATTATGAATATCAACAACTCTTGGTATTGTTCCCCAACTCTCTACTGTATTGTTACCAGTAACTATAGATTTATCAGTAAATCCTTTAACCCAAATAGGTCTTGCTCCTAAATACTTGCCATCATATTTATATGTATTATAGTTCCATCCGTATAAATTAGTAGCCAATACAAATCCAGGTACTGGTGTATTATATGAAGTAAGAGACGTTGAATATGTTTGTGTTACTGTTGATGTTATTGCTGGAATTTGTGTGAATATATATGATCCTCCACCAACAAGACCAGCAATAAGAGTTACGTTATATGTGCCTGTGACCGTTGGAGAAAATGTTAATATTGTTGTATTATCTCCAGTTTTGTTATATGAGACACCACTTGGATCGATAAGTGTCCAATTTAAAGAAGATATCGCTGATAATGCCACTGTAGGATATTGTGCGTCATTTGCTTGCAGGGCAGATGCATTAACTACATCCACAACAGGATACGCAACATTCACCGTAGGTATAGGAAATTGATCCATCACTACTAAATCATAGGTAGACCATATACTGTGTCCATTAAGATTTATGTTTGTATCGTTTGGTGCTAAACCAGACAATGTAAAATTCGAAGTTGGTGCCTTTTCGTATAATAAAACATCTCCAGCATTCAACTGCATATTAGAAGGAACCTTTGCATTATACCAATTCCCATTAGCATCTTTCAATGCTTTTATCCACTTAGCAGAAGTTGTATTAAATGGATATCTAACTACATAATCAGGAAATGGAATATCGTCTAAATCTTGCAATTTAGCTGTTGTTCTATAATATACATAAGATTTTCCGGTTTCTAGTGTAAATGTTTTGTTGGAAACTATAGTATTTGTAGACACCCAACTACCATTACCCCAATTCGGAGTAATTTCATTAGTTTTGAACCAAGTGAATCCTATACTATTTTGGTAATCGTTTCCATCCAAACCTTTCCAATTATTCAAATCAAATTCGTTTGGTGAAAATGTATCTTCAGCTATAAAATCACCAAAACCGCCGAAATCTGTATATATATTACCATTATGCCCAAATGGGGTAAATTGAACTTGTCTACACTTACACAATGTATGATCTTTAGCATTTAATGTTTTTAGATATGGACAATTATTTTCATGTAATAAAGATTTAAATGCTGTATTTGCTGAAGTTGGCTCTCCTGTCCATGCAAATCTAGTAACTAATCCTGATGCGAAATTTGATGTGAATCCATTCTGTTTTATAGATGCGACCTTTCCGTTTTGTATATAATCTCCTGATAACCATGCTGCTTCTAATGCGTCAGAATATGAAGATTGATAATTAGGAACTTTGTATATTACATCCGCAGAACTTAAACTGTCGGAAGCTGTCGCATAAGGAACATATATAGTAGATAGTAACATTGATGCACATATGTCAAATGTATTATTATCAGGATATGCGCTTACTGAACTTACATTAGTATTATTGACTGTAAGATAGGGCCAAGAAATGGTTGTGTTACTACCAGAAATAATAGACAATTCAGTTTTTGTCACTTTATACAACCAAGCTTCTTGAACTTCACCAGTATATGTTGATGCATCATATGTAACTGGTGTGTCCCACATTCGTATTTTATCAGAGAATTTATAATCTACGTTTGGATACGCACCTGAATCTACCAATGTTGCATTATTGATAGCGACTAATTCTACTGCACTCAAGCTAAAATCACTATTCCAATATTCAGTTTCTACTCCCTTTCTATAAACAACATTTAAAAAATCATAACTAGGATCAGAACTTAATGAAGGTCCAGTCCAAGCCAGCCCATCGCCACTTAACCCATATCCAATAAACGGAAATCTAAAAATCGTCTTTTGGTTTCCGTTTAATAGTGCATGCATTTTTAAATTCTCATACACATCATAATCATTGAAGTTTAACCACGCACCCTGAATTCCCCTGTTAGTTTCTACAAATATAGTATCAGAAGTGTCAATACTCGATCCAGCAACACCCAAAGTTTCGATATTAGCAGAACTCAATGCACTAGATTTATATATTGGGAGGCTTGTCGCATTGGTTACATACGCGCCGTAAGGATAATAGAAAACATTCGTTCCATTTGCGATATCAACTGTATAAAAATCCGAAGAAACATTAGTAACTAGATTATTAACATTAAATTTAGATTCTGCTAAATATTTACTAGAAAAATCTACTAAATTATCTGAAGATAGATTGAATGTTCCTGCTTCATATGCCCAATTTAATGATGATAATGACAACCCCTTCGATTTAAAATATGCATCAGTTGTAATATCTTGTGTATCAATATATGCAGATAACGGAACATCCACACTTCTATCAAAATATTGGTGATCGTCATACACATCCTCAATTTCTACACTAATCGAATCTTTGATAGCACTCAAATCTGGTAATGTATTCCACACATTTGCTGGAACTGTAATATACGAATTATCAATTTTGCTATAATTTGATAATATAATCTCTTTTAACTCTTGAACAATACCTCTTGGTGATCCTGCAATATTATATTTTAATTTTGTATTCTTTAAATTTTTACGTAAACGCAAATAATATAAAGCAATATTTTTAAGTTTTTTAGCAAAGAAAGGGATAGCAAGCAATAATTCCTTTTCATCATTTAAATTTACTTGATTATACCAATTTTGTTTTTCATCATCAGTAAGATATATTTGAAGTCCATTTAAAAGGTTTAAATATTTCAACCTAAGTTTCTCTAAAGATGTTGTGGTTTTATCGGGTTTTTTAGTATACCAAGATATTAAGTATTGATTATATTGTTGATATTCCTGATTTGGGATAATACTTTTGAACGAAGCATACCAATTTTTAAAAGACAATGGAGCATCTTGATCAAAATCAGTAGATATCAATCTTTCTGGATTTGCATATTTGTCTAATTGCGTTAAAGCTTGGTTTTGATTATTCGTTTGCACAATATTTCAATTATTTAATGTAGAAAATCTTATTGAACATCTACCCATAGATTTTTTGTTAGTAAATAATTGAAAATCGTCTCAATTATGCCATTATCCGCATACCAATCAGCAGAAAGCGTTCGGTCTAATGTAGTATATGGACTATCCCAATCTATAATATTATTCACATTTACACCACTAATTTGATTGCCCCATAATTTATATTTAGATATAGAAGCCAAATCTAACATATTTTGTATATCAGTAGGAAAATCTACACCATACGTAAAATTACTTTGGTCTATTTCTGCTGCTAATGATTGTAATTGTGATATTTCGCAGGTATCAATATCCGAAACATTAGTGTTAAAATTCGCAATCTTTTCATATAACATTTTTCCAATGTCCTCAAAAGTATTATCATTACTCGATCCCGCATCACCAACAACAGCAGGAAGAAATTCATCAAACATTTTAGTATTATTATACAAAACTTCAGGAAACGCCAAAGATTTCATATATGCAGCAAGATCGAAACTTTCATTAACCTTTCGAATTTCGTAACTATTATTAAAATTATTAATAGAGAACGGAACGGAAACGCCAGAAATATTTATAAACTCTGTTGAATCCGAAGCATATTTTTGATACCAAACATTACCAGTCCAATCGCCAGTAACACTTGCTGATTTTGCGTAATTCGAGGATAAAACATCAACTGTAGTATTATCATCAGAAAGATAATACAATATGTTTGGTGATCTTTTAGCATTAATGACCTTTAATCCTTGCACACCATCAAAAGAAGAATCAGCATTAAAAATATATGCATTATTTGTAATTGCATCGATTACCCAAACTCTATTATAAACATCAACAGCCAATCCACCAATTTCTTCATCTTCCATCCCATCAAAATCTGATTCGAACGCAGGAGTTATTATATTTCTAACATTATTACTATTATTAAAATATACTGGAGTTAAAGACCAAGTTTTAACGTTTCCGCTTAATCTATCAACATAACCAAAACTTCTAACACCAAAAGAGAACCAAGGATTATTGTCTCTATCTAATGCTATATATACTGGTCTATTAATTCCTGATATTGAACTCATTAACACTCCATTGGTGCTATACTTTTCGATTAATCCTCCTGAAATGGTGGAATTAAAAGATTCTGTTACCCATATATCATTTTGTTTATCAACTACAATATTAGTAGGAACTGAATTTGATGATAAAGAAATGGTATGCATTATCAAACCCCCTGATGAATATTTTACCATTGTGCTAGAATTAGGATTACTGTATGTAACCCAAACATCTCCATTCCTATCAGTTTCTACAACAGGAGGCTTCATTAAATAATCATCTTCATATATCCCAATTTCACTAGGAGTAATTGAAAATAATAAATTTAGATTGTTGTCGAACTTCAAAACTGATAATGAATTGTATAAAGATACCCATATGTTACGATCTTTGTCTAGACTAATATATGATGGAGTAGTTCCTGACACAGATGGAATATTATCATCAAACACACTAGATAAGTTTAACGTGCTCAATAATTCACCATAACTAGAAAATTTATATATTGCATCTTGTTCTCCATCTACCGCAATTATATCAAAATTATATGGATCAATAGCCAATCCATAAATACCAGAAAATCCTGATATAGAATAATTAAACGTATTATTACTTGATAGAATAGGAACCGTAAATTTATCAACAGTTCCTTCTATTAACAACCCATTATCTCTATAATAATCAACGACTGGACACGCACCCGATACTGGTTGTGGTGTGTATGCTATTTTACTAACACTTCCTATATCTGGAGTAGGAACAATTACAAAGAAATTCGGAGCTAAATTTGTTGGATATGCAAAATTATATGTCCCTGCTGATACGTTATTAATAGTAGTAGAAACATAAATCGACACAGTATCAAAGGCACTAGAAGAATTAATAGTAGTAAATTTATATCCACTATTATTATTAAATCCATTTTCATCAGTAGTTGTGAAATATAATGGAGCATCTTCACAAGAAATTGGAATCATTCCTGTAGAGGTAGAAAGTGCAAAATATATAGAACTTAATTGTCCTATTGCATTTGTCTCAGGATATGTAAAAACGATATTGCTTTGTGATGCGGTTTCAATATCTCCACCAAAATTATATTCTCTACCATAACTATGTAATGTTATCATGGTAGGAATTTTAACATCTGTCCAATTTCTACTATAAATTTCATCGATGTAATTTCCAGTGACTCGCATAAAGTTAGGAAAAGAAACTCCCACTTGCCACACAGTAACCGCTCTCGATACTTTACTATTCGCAAAACTATTATAATCGTATATATTAGAATCATTCGGATAACTAAATCCTGATGTTTGTAAAGTTGCGGATATTAGTAAAGGACAATCAACTGTAGGCTTTCCGCTTCCTATACTATCCACATAATACACTGATGCTTCTGCTGACATACCAACAATAGTAGTTTTTCCATCAACAGTCAAATAAATCGGGGAACCGCTTAATTCCAAATTTTCTACCGTATTAAGTCCTAAATCGTCTGTAGTAAATCTCCAAGTCGGATTAATAAAATTCCACTTTGATGGTATTTGACTATATGGGATAGATTTTGAATCCGCCGCAAATAAATTAACTACTAATGGTTTATCTACTTGAAATGTTTGTAGATATATTACAAATGGGGTGTCTGTAGGTTTACCTGCAAGTCCATAAGATTTAGGCAATTTAGAAAACGTAATAAAATCATCAACATACGACTTTGCTGTTAGTTCTATATTTTGAGTGCTGCTATTGTTAGAAGAATCAAATCCAGATAACGTCACATTATATACACCAGGGTAGTTGTATACGTGAGTAAAATCAATTTCGTTATAAACAAAATTTCCATCACCCATATCCCATATTCTTTTAACGACATCACTCGAAGAAGTATCTACAAACCTAAAATCCGTCGCATAGATAAATCCTACATTATCAGAAGAAAGTGTAAAATTTGCAATCATAATTAATAACCTAAAAATCCTTTATTGGTTTGTGTTGGTTGTATAACGATTTTATTTGCCAGATTATTATAATCAAATAGATATGGATATTCAAACAACCTAAACTGCATATTATTTGAAGTTTGTGTTAAATCTATTGTAGAATAATCAGGGTTCCATACAAACAAAGACAAACCTTGGAATAATACATCACTATCCACTCTTCCAGTATAGAAAGTATGCACACCATCTATTTCTAATATTTTTTGTGTTATGATTTTTATATCCAATGTCTGTCCAAGTGTAATACTAGTTCTATCAAAATAATCTTTAAACACCCCAACTACATCATTAACTATTGCAACATTATCTCTATTAGAATTTGGAGACTTACTAATATATAATCTACTAACACTTTCATCCGTCACTACAAAAGGATCGCCAATATTGTATATACCAATTGCAACCGCTTTATACACTGGATCAGCATAAGCAATTTCCGCAGACATACATTTAGATGGTTGTATTGATGTGCTTATTAACTCTTTCTGTGCTGGTAATAAGTAAGATAAAGTTATATTATCCGTAGTTTTTGGCACCACAAATAAATATACATTATTAAAATTGCAAGCATCCGAAAATTGAATCTGATTAAATAATGCTCTACTAGACATTGTAGGATCGGTTAATCCCAAATCATAAAAATATTGTAAATATTCTGTAGTATATACCCAATTATTAACCACGACAACATCTGAAATCAAATTCGCAAAATTTGTTTTTATAAACTTTGTATAATCCGCTTCATTTATTAGTCTATACTGACTTCTAAAAATTGCTGGAGCATTTTCTCTTATTTCATCCGCAGTTTCTACATCTTGTATAGGAGTTGATGCAGTATAGTTTGTAATTTTAACATTTGATAGATCATTATTTGATATACTATTCAAATAACTATTATTCAAAACATCCGAAAGAATTTGTGTGAACTGTGCGGTATTAAAAATTTGTGGCGAGGCATTTTTTAACGCTTGCTGACCAATAACTCCAGTGGTTCCATCACTTTTTAAATAATACAAAGCAACTACATCCCCTTCTTGCAGTTTTCTACCATTAATATCATTACCGAAAACTATTTCATATTGTTTATTACCATTCAAACGGATTTCATATTTTTCCGCATTGCTACTTTCTAGATATAAATTAATAGTTTTTGTATATTGCACCCATGTTCCTGTAGTATATGGCTTGACATACACATCAACATTAAAATGATCAATATTAGTTCCAATTGGTGGAGATAATAACACAAGTTCATTACCTTCTCCTGTTGCGGTATATATTGGATATTCTTGGTATGATCCCTGAAACAACAAAGTTTGATTACTTAAATCGTCTAGTCCTTCAGTTACACCTGATAATGTCTTCACAAATGTAGCTTCAGTATTAAACGAAAATTTTACATTATTAACACTAACATACGAATATCTTGGTATCGTGTATATTCCTGCATTTAACTTCCCGACAGTAGCAGAGAAAGATAATGTAGATGTTTGATATCCTATTGGATTATAGTCTAACAATTTTACAATTCTATTTATATTCTCATAAAGTTGTGCTTCTGTAAACATAGATTCAGAAGCAGTTCTATTTAGATAATAAATTAATGTATTGAAAGAATATGCAACAATATCTATTATAGATGCTAAATTACTACCAATATAGTTTTGGTCTGTAAATACTTGTTTACTATTAAGTCTATCGATAATCAATTGTCGTAATGAAGTGGCATCAAAAGCGGCATATCCACCTTTTGGTATATCGAAATTATTAAAATTGTTTATTGTTGACATATATTATAAATTGTTTTGTTGTTGTATTACTACAAAAGATTGACTTTTAACATTGAATACAAAAGAAGATTGTACTGATGATATATTCAAAACTGGTATTTCCATCGTAATAGTTATTGTATATTGATTATCATCAGGTTGCGCTATTACATTTATATTTAATATATTTACTCTTGGTTCGTAAATAGCGACTTTATTAAGTATTGTATTGCCGATTAACGAAGCTGTAGTTTCTGTAATTGGCTGAAATAAATAATATTCCAGATTCATTCCATACTCTGGAAATAAAAAACGTTGTCCAGGAAGTGTAGAAAACAAATTTTGTAATGAGTTTTCAATAGCTGCAACATCTTGACTTTGTTTTATATCTGCACCAATAATAGGATTTGGATATATCACACCATTTGTCAAGGTTTTAGAAAATACCAAATCTAAGTATAAATCTCTGTAAAGAGTGTTATACTGAGTCTTTGTATTTGATATGTTTTCTAAACTTTTTATACGGATTGCCATATTATCTATATTATTTATTATAAAAATTGCTAAATAATAACACAAACAATTATGAATACGAAATTTGATCTATTATACGAGAACATGTTAGGAAGATATCAACAAGGAGGATATATTGTTGGTGATAGAGTAAGATTCTCAAAAGATGCGTTAAAACACCCTTCTATGAAGGATAAAGCAGAAGGATTTGTCAATCTTATCAAATCATGTATGGATGATGGATTTGATAAGATATTGAGAATTAGTGCATTAAAAAGTATACATCCTACTACAACTTCCGGCAACTTTCGTGGGGGAACAGAAGCACCTAGCGATATTTACGCGGATATTGTTATCGAAACAAATCCCGGACTATATGTATCTCCTATGACAGTTTCAGTTGGTATGTTAGAACTGCAAGATGATCAAGATGGAAGAGGTCCCGTTCCTGATAGTCTAAAAAGAAAGGAAAAATTAAACTATCCAGAGAAAGGAAAAGCTAAAAAGACTGATGGCGATGAAGACGAACACCTTAATAATGCAACCAAAAATACAAAATTAGACCACGGAAATAAGTGGGACGATAAAAAACCTGGTGGCGGAAATTTCAAAGCGTAATCAAACAGCTTAAACATAGAAAACAAAAAATCTCAATATTATGTTGAGATTTTTTTGTTTTCAGGTATAATTAATTGTTACAAGAGGTTGCAAAATAAATGCAATCACAGTAACAATAATTTTAAATATGTCAACAAAATCAACAACAGATGTGTTCACGAATGATTTTTCTCGTGAAATATGGGCAGATACGTATAAAGCAAATAAAGATAATACAATTTATGATTCATTCCGAAGAGTTGCAAATGCAATAGCTTCTGTAGAAGATGTAGAAAAACAAAAATATTGGGAAGATAAATTTTATGATTTGTTGCTAGATTTTAAATTTGTTCCTGGAGGAAGGATATTAGCAAATGCAGGAACCGAATTCAAAGGAACGTCACTTATTAATTGTTTTACTGGTGGTCATGCTACTTACGATTGCGATTCTATAGACGGTATTATGGAAGCACTTCGGTATCAAGTAAAAACATTAAAAAGCGAAGGGGGATATGGCGACAATTATTCTTTTATTAGACCAAGAGGAGCATTCATAAAAGGAATTGGAGTTGAATCTCCTGGCCCAATAAAATTCATGGAAATGTTCGATAAAAGTTCTGAAATTATTACTGCGGGGTCTGGTGAAGAAGCGAATAACAAAAACGCTAAGAAAAAAATAAGAAAAGGCGCACAAATGGGTATAATGGATTGTGTTCATCCATCTATTGAAGAATTTATTACAGCAAAACAAACTGAAGGAAGATTAACAAAATTTAACCTATCCGTAAATTTTAGCGATGAATATATGGACAGGATCATTGAGATTAATAGGCTCGAAGAACTTGAACAAACAGAGGATATAAAGAACCAAATCACCAAAATGGACAAATGGGACTTGTGGTTCCCCGACACCACATTTGAAAAATATAAAGAAGAATGGGATGGGAATTTCAAATTATGGAAAGAAAAGCAATATCCATATAATGTGTATAAAACAATCTCTGTTAAAGGATTATGGGATTTAGTGATGAATTCTACATATAAAAGGGCAGAACCTGGAGTATTATTTCTTGATGTTGCAAACAAAACACATTGCTGGAATTATGCAGGAACAAGATCATGGATTTCTAGCACTAATGCATGCTCTGAACAAACGATGCCACAATTTTCAAGTTGTGATTTAGGAACCATAAATTTAACACAATTTATAAACAAAACCAAAACAGGGTTTGATATAGAAAAAATTAAAAAATCTGTAAAAATCGCCGTTCGGTTTTTAGATAATGTAAATTCATATACTACAGCACCACTACCACAATATATGGATTCTATAACAAATCGTCGTAGAATAGGATTGGGAGTTATGGGTTGGGGGTCTTCTTTATATATACTCAAAACAAAATTTGCATCAGGAAAGGCGGAAAAAATAAAAGAAGAATTGATGCATGCCTTTACTGAAGCGGGTATTGAAGAATCTATTAATCTAGCAGAAGAAAAGGGTATGTTTAAAGATTGCGAACCTGAAAAACATGCGAAAGCATATTTTTGGGATCAGATTAACTTAAACCAAGAGTTAAGAAACAAAATGAAAAAATACGGAATTAGAAATTCTGCACTATTTTCCTGCCAACCTAATGGGAACACTTCGATATTAGCAAATATTATAACTGGTGGAATCGAGCCATTATTCTTACACTCATATATTAGAACATCTATCGTTAACGTATTACCAGAACATATACGAGAAGTATGCCCGAAATATTGGACGGGTGAATTTATCGAAACCGAATTGTTCAAATTTGTAAAAGAAGGATCGGATACTATTCTTAGGGGAGTAGATTCTGATGGAACTGTGTATAAAATCGATAAAAATAGAGGGCTTACCAAGGAAACTTTATGTGAAGATTATGGGGTTAGTATACTCAAAAACGCCGGAGAATGGAACGAAAATGCTGACTATGCGGTTACAACATCAAATTTAACAGTAGAAGAACATTTAATAGATTTACGTGGTTGGGGGAAATGGTTAGATGCGAGTTGTAGCAAAACTGTAAATATACCAAAAGATTATAAATTTGAAGATTTTAAAAATGTATATTTAGATGCGTATAAATCAAAAGTATTAAAGGGTATCACAACATATCGAGCAGGTATCATGACGAATGTATTGGCTGCTACTACTAACGGAGAAGACACCACAAATTCAATACCAAAACCAACCGCACCAAAAAGAGGAAAAAGACTTAATGCGGATATGCACCACATAACCATTAAGGGGAATAGATATTATGTTGCTGTTGGATTGATGGACGGAATGTTATATGAAGTTTTCACTGGTAGTAATCATAATCACGAAGGGGATATAATCATCCCCAAAACCGTTAAATCAGGAATAGTGGTAAAACACGGAACAGGAAAATATGTGTTCATCAGTGAAGATAAGGAATATTCATTAACGAATGGGCATAATGACCCCACTGCGGATGCCCTTACCCGAATGATTTCCATAGGACTTCGGCATGGAGTTGAAATTAGTAATATAGTAAAACAATTAGAAAATACTACAGGGGATATGTTCACATTCTCTAAAGTATTATCAAGAACGTTAAAGAAATATATTAAAGATGGAACAGTTGTAGATGGAGAAAAATGTCCAACATGCGGAGGTAATATAATCAGAATGTCGGGTTGCTATACTTGCATGGATTGTGGATATAGTAAATGTCAATAACTGAAAATGCGCACCCAATGAATCTATATTGATTGGGTGCGCAAAGCGGTTCTGGTGGAAAATGTGAGCTTGTTTAATAACCTAAAACAAACCAACTTATACCACCCGCAGAAAATGGGTCTACATTAGCATTCTGTATTTGTATCGACAGATTTGTTTGTGTGGCATTAGTAATTATTTGAACCCAAGTATCATCAGCATTACCAACATTACCAACACCAGGAGAACTCTTTATCCACGTTGCTTGTTGATGAATACAAGCATTAGGAAAAACAACGGGAAACGAAACTGTTACAACATTTTGACTATTATATATTAATGGTGTTTCACCCCACTGCATTATCAATCCACTACCAAATGTTTGATACCCAACAGAAGAAAGTGACGCACTACCACTCAATTGATGTATGAGATTGTCGAAATTGTTAGCATTAAAATTTATAGAAGACAACGAAGTTCCTATGCATTCCGTTGGCTGAATTGTAACTGTTCCGTAATAATTGCTCATTTGTTATTATTTATCCATTATTTCAACTTCAGTGGGTATAAATTCTCTACCTCTAATTATTTTTTCCTCTGGTTCTTCTAATCCTAACATTTGTTTAATTATTTCTTCTCTGGATGCTACTATAACTTGTGTGTTATTAGTAATAGTATTTGTTGGTGATGAGGCGGGTAATGCTTTCACCATTTCTTTTTTATTAGAAAAATCCAAAGCTTTTATTTCCTTTGTCATTTCATGTTTTTTACGGAGGATGTTTAATTTATTCAGTGATTCGAGTGCTCCTGTAGTTGAAGTTATTAATGCTGCAAGTGCTGCGATTTCATCAGGGTTTTGGCCTTGTGTTATATAATCCTTTAATTCCTTTACTGAATCCAAACTTAAATCTATCAATGCACTAGATTTCTTTAATATAAAATTCGACAATTCATCTTCCGTTGGTGCTGCTGCCTCTGGTGTAATATTTGGAATTTTTGGTGGATATCCAGCAGAAAGTTGATTTAGTAAAGTATCAATATTGTCAATTTCGTCATTCATGTAAAAATACTTAATTAAATAACTTGCAAAATCAAACTATATATAATAATTATAATCATATGGAAACTATTATTAATACAATTCAAGGAACCTTCATCGTCCCAAAAGAAAAAGAATCAGCACTTATAAACTGGCTACAAGCTAATGCGATTCGTCAAGGTTCTCAAAGAGTAGAAGAAGGTAATAATTATAACGGAACGCAATTAATTCACGATTAATTTGATTTTTGGTAATTTTGATATATAATTTCTTTATATGTTGAAATCTGATGAATTTAAAAATCTGTGGTGTGAAAAATATCGACCAAAACAATTTAGTGATTTAATTCTAAGTCCTGAAGATAAGGAATATTTTCAATCTCTAAAAGACAAACAAGAAATACCGCATTTATTGTTTGTTGGTCCTGCGGGTGTTGGTAAAACTGCATCTAGCAAAATTATCGTCACTGATATTTTAGATTGTCAATATCTTTATATCAATGCTTCTGATGAAAACGGTATTGATACTATCCGTAATAAAGTCAATGGATTTGCACAAACGAAATCTATGGATGGTAAAATGAAAGTTGTATTGTTAGATGAGGCCGATGCTCTTTCAAATTCTGCTATGGACGCTTTAAGAAACGTTATTGAAGAGTTTGCTAAGAATTGTAGGTTTATTTTCACTGGAAACTACTTACATAAAATCAGCGCACCTATCAAATCGCGTTGCACACCAATAAATCTACTTCCTCCTATTAAAGAAATTGGCGAGCGGGTATTTCACATTTTAACAGAAGAAAAAATCAAAGTTCCAGAAGAAGAACGCCATAAATTAATCAAACTGATCAAAGATAATTACCCTGACATAAGAAGTATTATTGGAAGACTCCAACAATATTCACATACTGGTATCTTGTGTATTAAAGATATTTCATCTAAAACTATTGCAAAGATAATATGCGATAAAATAGTAAAGAAAGAAGACATGTTTAAAATTAGAGAATATGTTATCGAACGAGAAGCAGAATTTTCTACTAACTATTTAAATTTACTAAAAGAAATGTTTGAAGTTTGGTATAAAGACTCTACATTAAACACTGATGATAAAACAAATAAGTTATTACAATTATCGGAAGGTATGTATAGAGATGCAATTGTGATAGACAAAGAAATTAATTGGTTCTCTACTTGTTTGAAGCTATAATTATTAATATGGCGAATTATTTTACAAATATTATTAATGAAGATGGATTATTTGTTGGTATAATTTATGATGCAGCAACAACACAGGAAGTAAAAAGAACGGAAAAACTCACTAATAAGAATGATGTTGTGTTGTTGGTGCATGAATATCTAGCATCACTTTCTAAAGCTAAAAATAATATTAAATCTAGTTCATTGCGTTTTAATAATCCAACAACACCACAGCCTAATAAATGTAAGGTTTGTTAAATGTCTCCTTCGTCTTTTGGTATTGCAGTAAAGTTATGAATTTTAACAGCAGTGATATCGTTGTAATATGATGTTCCCTCGAAGATATGTTTAACATCAATAACAAAATATTGACCTAATAGTTTATCATCAAAAGTAGAATCAGGATCAGCACCATTTAGTTTATCAATACCGATAAAAACTCCTGTATTTCTTAATGTTAATCCTGTAACTCTAAAATTGATACCAGTATTTAAAAATATACCAAGTTTTAATAGATTTTGTATACCATAAGATTGCCTAATTCCATCTTCATCAATACCTCCATATAAACAAGAAGTTGGATTCATATTAGATAATCCCTTTGTTCTATTAAGATTTATCAAAAAATAATCTTCTTCACTTCCCGTTCCGTTATAAGATGCTTTATATAAATTCTTGATATATTTTTGTGCAATAAATCTTCTTGATGTTTCTACTCTATTCTCTAACAAATCCAATTTAAACATTCCTGTTTTCACGTCTGTACTATGAACAGGAGTAGTTTTAAATAATCGAGAATTTACATCACCCGACATATCCAATATGGTATATTTCAATATTTCGCTATATCCTTTTAGTTTAAAGTCTTTTTTTGCATTATTTGCTTTATTGACTGGAGCACGAACTGGATATACTTTCGCAGAATTTTTAGGATTTGTGCTATTTGTTAATGTATCAGAAACAAAAAAATGTTCTCGTTGAAAATCCCCAGGAGTATCACCAGTATTTCCCGCTTTCTCAAAATATTTACTCATAGGTATTAAAGATACCTTACCTAGATACATAGGTTGAGACTCCGAAGTTATGTTCATACCTCCAGTATTTCTATCTCTTCCATTGGATAATATACAAAAATCATGAATGTTTGCGCTTCCAGATTTAGGTTTACCAGATACTGATCCTATTTCTCCTTCGGTAAAAGCTACAGTGTCTGTTATTACACTAGTATGGTGAGATAGTGCATATTCTAAATCATCGGATGCCATAGAATCCGCAGTTGATGTATAAAATAATTTATCTGATCCATCATCCCACATATCACGTTCTTCGATTTTTGGCAATGCCTCTTGTAGTCCTGATAATCTAAACAAATCACGAATTATCCATCCAGTAGCCTTTTTTCCATCCGGTCTACTATTTGGTGCTTCATTTTCTGACGCCATATAACTAGAGTATAATAAATTTGTAGTTTTTAACTTTTGATATTTATAATCAACTAAATATAATTTTTTACATTTATTGGTTTGTGATGTTGGCATACCTTCCATACCTACTGGACTATCTATATCTTCAATTTTCGTAATCGCAAAGGTATATTCCAATTTCCAATCTGTTATATCTAATCCTTGTGACACTAATGGAGCAAATGATTTTTCATTGGGTACAATTCTAACATATAAAATATCGTTACCATCATTTTTCAAAACTTTTAGTTTGGTTTTTTGTGCTTTGTTTGTGTTTAATAAATCTATAGTATCTTCCAACGCAGAACGAAAAACCAATTCTGCATTAGTCCACCATTTCGATAAACTGTCAGCTATAGTAAAACTAATAATACTTTGTGGGCTTAATCCTACTTTATATCTTACTTTTGGAGCATCCGAAGAATTAGGATCAAAAGACCCAAGATCAACATCCATCAAATAAAATTGTATATCATATATGTTATTAGCATAATCATGAGATATTATTTTATCAAAAATTGAAGTTTGATTATTTGTTGGCATTTTATTGTATAAGTTGTGTTAAAATTTCTTGCACTACTTGCGTTGTTGGTATTTTAAGAACTGTTCCTGGTATCAATGGAGCAAGAGGATTATCAATTTTATTCGCAAGTAAAATAATCCACCATAAATCTATAGTATCATAATTGCGATATGAAACCAAAGGCCACGCATCTTGAGGAGTTATAACATATTGAGTAAAAAACGAATCTGGTAAATTATCAGGAAATATTATAGATTGTAATAAATTATAAAAATAATATCCACTATCATCTTGATAAACATTAAAAACATTTTCAAAACGTGTAGCTTTTATATTAGGTAACTCGTATATTAAATTTTGGTTCATAATTATCGTCCTCCAATATATGGATTAGTTATAGAATCGCTGATAGATGGTTGAGAAAACGATTTTGCAATTCCTACTGGTGCTTGTGGTTGTCTTAATGGAGATGATGGAAGTTGTGTTGATTGGGTTTGTGTTGTTATTTTATTATTTTCTTTAAAAACTCTATTCAATAAATTCCTACTAGGCATAACCATATCAGTTAATGTAATAGAAATCTCATATGCATCAGGAATATTAGCCTCCATGCCATTATCCAATATCATCCTTCTTATATTTCCCCTATTTTGAATTTTTAAATCTGAAATATATGAACCGATTGAAGAATACTGACCAGGAATATTAACCATATAAAATACTGGAGGATACGCGGAAATGAATGTTATTTTTGCGTATAAATTTTGATATACAATTTGATTACAAAATTCCCAATTCCTAAGAATATCACTAGATTTTATAGTATTAAACAGATAAAAATTTATAGTAAAAGTTTTATTTCCTGTGTTCTGCCAAATCATAGGTTTATCTAAAAATCCGGTTTTTGGATATTTGATACCTTCCGCGAATATTGCTGCTCCTGCAACCATATCAACACCATCACCAAGAATTTTTACCCCTTCTCCAAATTTTCCTGATTGTGCTGCACTTTTTACCTTTTCTATCGCATCAGAAGCTGCCCATGTATTATTAACGCTAAAATTATCTTCAGTATAATATGGAAACCAATAATTATAGTTAGTTGGTGCGCTATAATCAAACATACCTTCATATGCAACGTCTTTATTACTATGTTTTGAAAAATGTGATGTTACATCCACACTATTCAACAATCCGCCACCAACAGCCTTTACATTACTAGAATAATAACTAAAAGCATTTGTCAACATACTTTTTGTCATTTGATACTCTTGTAGATAAATTACTGGAGTTTTATTTTTCAATGCTTCTGTCATTGGTGATAATGTCCACGTATAATCATTAACGATATCCACATTTGTTAATGATTTTGCTCTTAACACCATCGATTCTAATACGTTACTTTCTACATTAGCATTAAATATGTCTATTTGTTTTTGATACCACGCAAGGTCTTGTGTTGTATTATTAGGTTCACTCATAATATTAAGCGTATATTGAAGTTAAGAATTGGTTACGAACAGCATCTATAGCACTTGCAGTAGATTCTAATGCTTGCGCTTTCTGTTCTTGTTTTTGTTGTGTTGGATATACATTTACTCCTTGGGAATTTATTTGTTTACTCAATACTTCGATTAAAGCAAACATAGATTCCCCCAAAACTTTTAATCCGTTATTTGCATTACCAGTGTTTTTATCAATGGATTCTAAAACTTTTGTATTATCTATATCACCACCACTTTTACCCAACATTTTATCGATTGCACCACCCGCTTTAAACCCAATAACAGAATCTTCACTGGAGAATTTAATAGTAGGAGAATTTGGACGAGAAATGAAATCATCAGCTTTATCTATATTATTTGGAGAAGCTTTAGTTTGTTCTTTTTCGTTTCCACCACCCGTTATATATTTCCATGCGTTAGCAACTTTATCTTTTACATTACCAATTATTTTAGAACCAATTTTTTTAACATTTTCCACTACAGAATCTTTAATCCATGTTATCATATCCTCCAACACATCAAAACTATTCGCTACTTGGGATTCTCCTCCTGTTGCTGCATTAGTTTCTTTTAATAACCCAAATGCATCTAATACCATACCAACAACAGGAATTGCATGAGCTAAACTTATAAAACCTTCTTTATAATTTCCTTGTTTGAATTGTTCTATAGAATTTATCAAAGATCCGATAAAAGGAATGTTACTAAGATTTTCCTTCATCCAATCATACATCATTGAAATACCATCCGTGACAAAATTAAATCCACTATCTACTGTCGATCTTATATCTGATGCTGTAGCTTTTGCGTTATCATCATCCATACCAAAAGCACTTAATATAGAATCAATGGATGGAATACAATCACCCAAACGTTTAAAACCTTCTTTATAATTTCCTTGTTTGAATTGTTCTATAGAATTTATCAAAGATCCGATAAAAGGAATGTTACTAAGATTTTCCTTCATCCAATCATACATCATTGAAATACCATCCGTGACAAAATTAAATCCACTATCTACTGTCGATCTTATATCTGATGCTGTAGCTTTTGCGTTATCATCATCCATACCAAAAGCACTTAATATAGAATCAATGGATGGAATACAATCACCCAAACGTTTAAAACCTTCTTTATAATTTCCTCCAGAAAAAAGACCAATAGCATCAACTAACGGACCAATAACTGGAAGGTCTTTTACTTTTTCTCCTATCCATTTACCAAAATCTTTAAGATACCCCATTATGATCAACCCCTTTCCTTTTCCACCGCCAGAAGGAGTTCCACCAGCTTTTACATCTAAAAACATATTGAGTGCGTCTATCGCATACGAAAGCACTGTTCCTAATCCTGGAACAGCCAAATTAACACTATTTGCTAATGCTGATAGCAAATCCAATATACCACCAACAATATCACCTTGCTTAAATCTAGAAATCGCAAATCCCATACTGATTATCCCACCAAGAACAGGAACCCCTTTAATACTTTTTGCTAAAAATCCTGCTACTTTACCGAAAATAGTTTTCAAAACCCCCTTTCCTGCTGATTTTTCCAACACAACAGCACCTTCCTTCGCAACACCACCACCAAAAAGACCCTTTAATCCACTAAATGCTTTACCAAAAATTCCCTTTACGGATTTACCAATAGCACCAAAAATTTTAGCAGGAAACTTCATAAAAGATTTGATATTCTTTAAAAATGTAGTTGCTGCCTTTTCCATCAATTTCAAACCACCTTGTATCCCAACTCGACTAACAAGTTTCAACAATCCTTTAAACGGACCATCGGTTTCTAATCCCTTAACCAACGCAAAAATACCACCAGCAAGCAACGCAAGACCACCCAAAAATGCCATACCCCCCCCTCCACCTTTATCCGGTTCTTTATCCGGTTCTTTATCAGGAATTTTTTTACTAACAAAAGAAGGCAACACATCCTTCAATTCATGTAATCCTTCCTGTGTAAATCCTCCAATTGTAACAACCTTTGGCTTATCATCAGTATCTGTAATAGTCTTAGTTTCTTTATTTACATTATTCGCAGTTTTACCAATTCCAATATCACTAAATAACTTACTTAAGGTATTTTTATCTTCTATATTATTATTTTTTGTAGAATTTGTTGTTGGAGTATTGTCTTTAATTTTAAGCGCAGCAACCTTACTTTCAATAGTTTTTGAAAGTTTATCCACAAATGTCTTACCAATCCCTTCAAAAAAAGAGTTTGGTAAAATTTTTGTAATGTCTATTGGTTGTGCTGCTGTTGCCATAATAAATAGGTATTACTATTATTTATTATGGATTTAATGAAATATAACAAAATTAGAACATTCTTAATAAATATTAAAAATATGAACAATTTTGATGAATTATATCTAGAAATCTTAAATAAAATATCGTCACCAAAAATAATCACTACATATAAGGGCTTTGAAGGGAAAATCGACCCAACACAATACAATTCAAAAGAAAATATTATATATGTTAAACCTTCTTATAACCAGAAAAGTGATCCAGAAGGATGGATGGTTCATGAATATTCTCATGCGGATTCAAACGCAAAAGGAATTAAAGATGATAATAAACAATATCCCACAAACAATATTGAAATTTTGGCGTATACAAAACAATTCAAATGGTTAAAAGAAACGGGAAAATGTAGAAAATTCAAAGATTTGAAAGATGTTAAAAAATTCCCCACATTAGCACAAAAATTCACAAGATATGATGGAGAATACGAACCAATACTAAAGAAATGTTGGGATAATGCATAAACGAACAATGCCAATAATATTTGATTATTGGCATTGTTCAAATTTCTATTTTATAAGAAACCTTAAAGTTCTTATGTTTTCATCATAAGTATAATTTATATAATCAGGATGAATGCGACGTAATCCATCAGCAATATAATAAACATATAATCCCTTACTATCTTTATCGGATTTTATAAAACTACTCATTTCTTCTTCCGTATTAAAATGTTTACTCATAACTTCATGAATTTTACCACCATAACTTACGATTGGACTTATAATATAACCCGATATGAAATCTTTATATTCTGATATATCATATCTTATGTTGAAGAATTCAGTTTTGTGTGACGAATTTATTTTTACCCATTCGTCATAATCGTAAATGATTCCGGCATCTGGAATTCCTTCTCCTTGTTCAAACTTCAATTCTCCCATTTCTTTTCCTAGTTCATAAATCACTGGAACTATATTTTCTGTCATATTATTTGTTGTTGTCATATTATTTGTTGTTGTCATATTTTAATATTTATAATTTCTATATTTTCTGGAATTTGTTTCATATGTTTGTATTTTATCATATTTCCATAGTTTGTCAACTTTAATCATTGAAAAAAGAAGCATCCATCGGAAGTTCCCTTTTCAATTGCGCCACAACATCATTACCTTCCACATCCTTTTTAACAACTTCCACACTTATACTTGTCAATTTTTCAGTAAGTGTCTTAAAATTTTCCATATATTTCAGAATCTTATTAATTATCGTCGTTGGAAATTTTGACACTATTGAAATTCTAGTTTTAAAATCTAATGTATCAAAATCAATTATCTGACCATCCGTAACCGATAAAGTCTTAATATATTTAGTAACTTCATTTATAAAAGCATTACCTACCAATTCCCTTAAATCTTCTGATGTCTTAAGTTCAGATTTCGCAAGCTTTCCAACCTCATTCTCTAACTTATTTTCTGTTTTAATATTAGGAACGCCACAGACTATCTTATATGGAGGAACATCATCAATAATCAGTGTCTCAATCGCTCCCAAACCCTCTACAAAGCGTTCTAATACATCCGACAGGTCAACCACACCATCCTCTACAATCAACCCATTTTCTTCAATTTCTTCCTTAGTATATTTAAAATTATAATCTTTAGATATACTGTTTATTCGTAATGTAACAAAATAAATAATCTTATCTAATGCTGTTAAATCATCAACTTTAAATGTTTCAGTAGTTATCACATTTTCCTTCATTATTTCATTAAAAGTAAGATTGAAAATAGATGTCTGTAATGGAGAATCAACTAAACTTTTATACAACCGCTTTAATTGATCTGTGTTTAAAATTTTTGAAGGGATATTAACACCCAAAGAAGGAGCAAAAAATTCAAATGTGATTGTATCGTTAATTGTATCTAACGAACTTAAAATATTCTTAACATCTTGATTCATAATTATTATATTTAATAGCCATATTGTTATAAATCAACATAAGAATCGTCATTTATCGCAGTTTGTTCTCCTATATTTGAAGATTCTTGATTTGAATTTTCTTTCTGTATTGACATTTCCAACCGTTTTACAAATATTTGAAATTCTCCTGGTGTGCAATTTTCTACATATTCCGCAGACATATTAACATTCTTCGATAAATTATATATGTTATCATATAGAGATAATAAATCATCCAAAAATAAAATCTTGACCAAAAATGAAAGATTATATACATTAACGTCTATTGGAATATTATACGTATCTGATATCATTTTATTGTTTAATATATCTAAAATATTAACACTCTTAATATTTAATATTTGTTGTTGTGTAGTTTTTAACAATTTGGTCGTTACTATTACTGGCAACTTACTAAATATTGCGCTTCTTTCTTCTATTGAAAGGTTTTTATTTATTTCTAAGTTTAAAGTTTTGAATTTGGAACTTTTAATAAACTTTATAAAGATTATACCATCCAACCCAATGTCTGTCAAATTTAAATACGATAAAAGTTCGAAAATCGTTGGAAGTCGCAATTCAATTTCAAAATCTCCTGCTTGTATATACTTTGTTTGTATAAATGATTTCTTCACATCCTCAAACTTAGATATTATTTTATTGATATCTAATGTAATTTTAGTTGGCATATCATTTTGAGTAAGCGTTAAATTTAAAACATTACCCAAACTAATACTACGTAAATTGAATAATAATATAAAAAAGTCTATAAAATCCAATTCATCTAAATCTTGTGCTGAAAGTTCTACACGTTCTTGTAATATATTCCTAAGATTTAAAAATATAATCTTTGGATTTGGAACATCACCAAATAAACTTTTCAGTATTATTTTATAGTCCTTCACAAGAAGTTCTGAATATTGAATTTCTTTACCAAAAATATCAACAGTATTTAAAAATTTTGACATTTACTATTACAAATTTATCCCTGCGTTTATCGATAATCCATTTCTTGTCGTTAATCCCACATTTATAGAGTTTTCATAACTTGCGGATTCACTAGGAAAAAATGGAGGATTCCCATCAAATTTACCGTTTGCAATAATATCAGCACTGGAATCTATGTTGTAATAATTATATGCAAATGTAGAGATTCTAATATGTGGTGCGGATGCTGCTGTGTAATTTTGTTCTTCTCCAGATATACTTACTGGACATACACCATAAAAACTATATTTTTGTCGAATATGTGGTGCAATTCCAAGAGAGGTCACACCTAATTTATAAACATATATATTAGTTCTATAATCCAAATCACTACCTTTAGGATATGCAATCATACCTAAATGTGAAGTCACTATCGTCCAAGGTCGCAACACATTTTCCGTAAAACTAACATTATTATCAACAAATGTTATTCTTAACGTATCAAAATCCTGTCTACCACCACCTACGGTAGTTCGTATCAATCCTCCATACTGTGTCCCAACTGGATTTGGAGTAAACCCATCACTTGGTAATGTAACTGCTTGCGCAAACATACACCCTTTGTTAAATTGAAATACGGGCATTGTTGCAGTTTTTAATGCATTCTGTATATTCCACCCCTGTCCTCCAAATTTCGGTTCGTATTTCGCAACATTACCAATTACACTAGGAAATTCATCAAAATATATAATCCATTGTGCTCCTTTTGGTAACGCGCCAGCAGGTTTCGACAATACTTGACTGAAAAAGTATCCTATTTGTTCGGAATTTTGACTGTAATATGCGGATTCTGCCATAATAATATAACTACTTATTATGGAATTTTAAATTACTGTAATTTATACGCTCTCCAATAATGATATGCAAGAGTCGCAGGAATAGTAACAACAGTTCCCGCATCTTTAATGTCATAATTTGCTGTTGCAATATTTGTCACATAAGCACCATATAATCTATAACTACGTATTGCTTGGTTTTGTTTGTTCATTAAACGTAAATCAATAAGAGATTCTGGCCCCGCAATATTATAATTTCCAGTGCTTGTCGCATCATCAAAAGTCGCAATTTGATTTGCCTCTAATGCACTACGTATATCATATTTCGCATCACATCTAAAAGTAACTTGATATCCCGCAGACCCTGGATATTTTGCAGTCCCTGGAACATTAAAATCCAATCCCATGAAAGGAACTGCAACATTATTAATTGCTCTATCTGGCAATACTGCGCTCTCAACATACACAAAATCATCCTCATTCAAAATTACAGTACCTAATTGATAAAGTCTAAATTGAAATTGACGAGCGAAATCTCTTTCTTGCGAAACCCTATAGAAATCTGAAATATTTTGTGACATATACTATTATTTATCATAGAAGTATTATTTTCTTTGACTTTTTATAAATTTTTATTACTGGTATTAGAATTCCACTCAAAAACATAATTACCACAATCATAAATCTTTAAATATCCCGCATTTTTCATGTTTTCCTCCGCTGTTTTATTTGGATCGAAATTACTCCCCAATCTTTTTGCCAACATATGCTTCTGAAACCCTACTCTATGTAACAACCTATCTCTTATTCTTGATGTAAAATACCAAAAATTAGGTGGAGAAATTCTAAGTAAATCGAATCCCAATTTATTATAAAGCCCCCCATTACTATATCGCCTGTTCGCATAACTTATTATTTTTTGTGGATTATATGATCTTATAAAATATGAAAACAATTTAGACGCACCACCAACAACACAAGTATTCTGTTTGCAGCAATATCTCATCAATTCTAAAGTTGGTTTTGATCCAGTAATTTTTCTACTACCAAATGTCATAACTGATATTAATTCATCAGTTTTCTTATCAAACAGCCCTATTTTATATTTTGAATTATCCTTCCCTTGTATATGATGCTCTATTAAAAACATATTCTTTGTATTATTATCAATATCTTTCACATAACAATTCCTAGCGAATATTTTATTTTTATATATTCCTAATTTACTAAGTATTATAGATTTCACCAATTCTTTTGAAGTGTTCCATTCATTTTCAAATATGTGAATAAGTTGTATCCCCAATTTTTCGCACATTTTAGTTTTATTTATATGATATTTATTTTCTTTGTGTTCGCTACTATGCCAATATAATCCATCAAATTCTATTGCCACCCATTTTTCTGGAATGTATATATCAAGTTCTAATGGTGGTATTATTCTTTTACTGCTCGTTATGATATCAAATGTTGTAAATGATTTTAACATATCACTTATTTCAATTTCTGGTTTGGATATTGATATTTTACTACATCTTGGACATCTAACATCAAATGCAACCTCTCTGGTATACACAAATTCACAAATACTGCATTTAAAATCTATCTCTCCAGTAGATATATAATGAGATTTATCAGTTAACATTTTTTCCGTTCTATTCTGCATTCTATCTTCCCAAATATCAAAACTCTTATCTCGAATAGATATTATTGCATTTTTTCGATTTCTTTCTACATTTACCTTTGCTGAACAATTTACAGAACAACATTCAGAATATCCTTTATCAAATGTATTAAATCTGACAATTTTATCATTACAATAACTACATATCGGGATACTATCAAGATTATTGTGTAGTAAATATATCCGTTCATTAAATTTTATATTTTTTCTTTGTATGTTTCTTGTATGATATATGATACTCTTATACAATCGTAAATCTAAATTGAATATACTTGTATAAAATGAGTGTGATGTAACTTTATCAACCCATCCTTTTATACCTTTTATTGTATCTTCCTTAGATAGAAATTCACAACTTTCTGATAATTTAGCTGCTTTATTTTTTTTATGCTCTATTTGAATGCAATTAAAATTTTTACATTTCCCATAGCCTTTTTGTATGGATAAAAATGGTAATATTTCATTACAATTTTCACACTTACACTTTTTTGTATTATGTATCATCAAATATATACCTTCACTAAAATCTTCAGAATATTTTTTAATTACAAAATTATACCACTTTGGATGTTTATATATAAAATGCACCTTTAAATCGTTTAATGATCTATTAGAAATATACGATAGAATATCTTTTTCAACTACAGTAGAAATATCCGTTTTTAAAGCATCATCGATTAACCCCCTTTGAATATCTGAAGAACATATATTTAATCCCTTTCTAGTATTCCCTCTTCTAATTAACATTTCAGTGTCTTTATGTGTGCATTTCTTCGAGCAATATTTATTGTATTCCCATTTTCTATTTACACCAAATATTGGAATAACATTACCGCACGATTTACACAACGGAAGGGTTTTCATATCACATACATAATGATACAACAATTGTGATTTATTAATAATATCTAAATTATTATACTTCCCAAAATTTATAATATCATTCTCTAATGTTATATATTTTTTATATAACTCTTTTAAAAAAAATTGTTTATGTATTTTTCTATACTCGATAACTTGTTGTTTATCTAAAACCTCATATAATTCAGTTTTCATATACATATAATTATCACATTTTTACATTATAACAACAAAAACGCTACTAATAAAAAATATTAGTAGCGTTTTGATATTTTATCTAATTTCTGATATTACCCAACCAATTCTTGGAAGTTTTGGCTGGTTCTAGTAGCCACGAAATTTATTAGGATAAATTCTGCTGCCCTAACTGGCTTTAAATATATATCCACATGCAATTCATTTGCATCGATAGAATCCGGGGTGTTGTTCCTAGAGTCGCAAACCACCAAATAATCGTATACCCCTTGAGTGTTCTTTGCGTTTTCAAATATTGGTGTTAATGCATTTACAACTCTGGTTCTAGTGAAATCTGTGTTTGGTTCAAACACAAAGTATTTCATTATATCCTGTGTGGATTTTTCAAGAGATAGGAACAATCTACGAACATTTACACGATCAAAAGCGGATGGTTTCTTTTGAAGGGTTTTTTGTCCGTATACCACATATCCATCATTAGGGAAGAACACCACTGGATTAATAGAAATAGTATATAAGAAATCTCTTTGTTTCTGGTTAGGATTGAAAGCGATATCTGTAATACCTTTAACTATTCCTCTAGTAAGACCAGCAGGAGCAATCCAAGGGTATGTTGCTTTATCAGAATTTGCGTATATATTAGCAGCAAATCCAGAGAAAGGACACCAGAATTGTTTATCAGAATTTGCATCATACACTTTAACCCAATTTCCGTAGGTAGCAGCATAATTACTATTCGTTCCACCAAATAAGGTTTTCAATGGAGTATAAACATTTTGAGAAAAGGTATTTCCAGGAATTGAAACTATCTTTGTATCACTACCATTAATAAAGATTTGGCGTAATGGATCAACAATAATCATACAATCCTTTCTGGTTTCGCTAGTGAAAGCATCATATAATCCATAAACTGAAGACCAAGATTGATAACATGGTGCGAAAGCAGAAGATAATTGAGTGATGTCAACATACACAGAATCATCATATATTCCACTTACTGCATTTGCTGCTATTGTAGTAAGACCCGCATCAACAACGATATCTAATGGATAAATTTCAGGATTATCCACTAAAGAAAGAGCGCGATCAACTTTACTAGCAACATTTCCAATATCGTTATAGTTTACATTAGAAACTACTGGAGTATAAACACCTTCTGCAAACAATGCTTTAGCGGAACCATCAACACTAACAGAGGATAATGGATTGTTTGTGCTTAAGCTTGTCCAAGAAGTGTGTTTAGATATTGCAGGATTCACAAGCAATGTCAAATTTGAAGAACTATTATTAACAATATCCGACAAGTAGAAAGAGCGAGGAATACCACCTTGGGATGTTGATGTTTTCTTATTCGCATCCAAAGAACCGATACGACTTTCAACTAATGATATTGACAACATTTGTGGATCATATATGGATTGACGAACTTTAAATAAATTCAAAATCAAACTGTCTTGATAATATGAATCACCGAAATCGAATAATGGAGTAGTTTCAATTATTTCAGATACAGAATTGTTACTTCCTCCGATATTAGAACCAGAAAGATTAAACGCCAACTTAGATGTTGGTAATGTATACCAATTTGTTAATGTATCGCCAGTATTCACTAAACTATACATACTAGTCACAGCAGTAAATGAAGTATCAGGTCCTAAGTCTGTATTATCTTTCAGAGAAATGTAATATCCCTCGAAAATATCGTTAATCGTTGTTTGGCTATCGTTGATTATGATAATACCCGCGTTTGCATTAACAGTATCCCATGATGCTGCTGTTGTTGAGCTTGAAATGCTACTCCATGCAAAATTATTCTGTGCTAATTGATTATATTCAGCATTGCTTAAAGTATATTGAGATGGGTTTCCTATTGTAAATCCCCCTGTTGAAGATGCGACAGGATAGAATAATGCACTATAGCTATCAGAAAATCCTAATCCAGCAGCGGAACCATAGGGTAAACGTGTGGTTAATAAATTTCCTGCGGATTGCACGACTTGTTTTGCAGATTGATAAAAATATCTTTCTGCTGCATTTGTAGGAAGACCGAAAATCTGTTCAAATTCCGAAATAGTGGAAATAGAAACAACTTCGTCCGTAGGTCCTTGGGAAGCAAACCCCATAACATATACATTAGTTCCTACCACTGTTTGAGTAGTATCGGATAAGTCAATTTCTGTGATTTGAACACCTGGTGAATTAATAGTTCTCATATTTATATTATTATTTATGCTTTTTCAACTATTTTTATGAGGCTATAACAGAGAAGGTGTCAATAAATTAAAGTTGACCCTACTAAATTGGAAGGTAACAGTAGATTCTATCCAGTCATTAGTTCTATTATCATACGTAATTCCACCTAATCCAGTAATAAAAGCATTTACATATACCCAAGATGCAATTTTTTGATTATATTCATCTAACGCATAAACAGAAAAAGAAGTTTGATATTCGGGTGTCATACTAGTTTTTGATGTTGTAGGACTTCCACCATAAATACTTCCATCCGCAGTATTCAAAACATTCAACCATTGCCATAACACATAATAGTTCACAAATTTATTGTCTACCACAAAATTTATTGTAATTGGTTCATAATTTGGGCGAGTGTAGCTACTAATATTTGATACCTGCCCACCAAAAGGTAAAGCAATAGAAGGAACTGCAATCGTTGGAACTACTGTACCATACACACTAAAATTTAAAGTATCTAATCCATTCGGAATAGACAAATTAGGCGTATTCTTCATAACAATAGGTAAATCCAATACAAGTAAAAATTTGTCTTTACTTGCCCTATTAAGCACCGATTGTTCAGTTGGATTTACGTTCATTTGTATTATTTAACTTTATGGTTGATATATAGTAAACCCAAGTTCCATTAATCCATCAATATCCAAATCATCCGTATGTAAATCATTACCACCCATTATTGGTTGATATTTTTGTGGGGTATTTGGTTTAGGATAATTTGATGGAACTATTATTTCTCCTGTCGTGAGGTCTTTTAATGAATATAACGTATCATCAGTATATTCCATATCAGTTCTCGATACTTTCAATGGTTTATTCTGATCATCAAATTCATCTACAGTAAAGTATTGTTGGCATACATCAGTTTCTAATACAAATAATGCCCAAACTAATGCCATAACAAAATCATCTCTGTGTTTATCCGTCTTTTTGCGATACGTTCCATTCGGATATTTCACGAAGGTTTCAAATTCTGATATTGTATCATCATCATTTATTTTAACCGCATGTAAGAAATTAATCCAATACCTCAAATTACTAACAGCATTAAAACGTAAATTATTGTGACTAAAAATTCCCAAATGTCTTGTATTTTTTCTTCCATCAGTGCTAGAAGTTTTGCTATAACTTACAATTTTATCATAATAATGGGTGTGAACTAATGCATCCAATATCTGCGCACCACAATTATTTCTTTCTATCAATAAAGGCGGATTTCCCCAAGATGCTGCCAAATTCACCAATCTATTCGCAAAATGATATGGTTCTAACACATTTGTTCCATATACCGCAACTTGTTTAATTTCTGTCAAATCCGTAATATCTAAAACTTGAGCGGTTGATGCAGCCCTTCCAATACCTTCCCCAACATCAACACCAATAACATATATCCTATCTTTATCAGGCATCTCATACACTTTATATGTAGAATCTGATGATGCCCATAAAGTAGGTTTCTTATTGGTTTTAAACTCCTCTATAACCTCCGCACCCACTGCACCATCCGAAGAGTCTAAGAATTTATTTCCAAATTCCTGCTCAAATGCTGCTTCTGACCCCAAAGCTGAAATCATACCCGCTTTCCATTTTTCATTTCTACCAGGAACATCCCACCAATCAATCCTTTCAGTCTTCCAATCATTCTTCCCCTTTTCTGCATCACTATAAATTTCGTAAAATTTATTAAAAACCCCATTTGGCGTGCTCACCATGAAAATTTTAGTTTTTTTACCGGATGATACTGTAGGAATTACAGACTTCCAAAATTCCTCCATCAAATGTGTATTATGACTTAATACATCATTCGTATAATATTTATTTCCTTTTTTAACATCAACTAAATCATAAACAAAATCTTCACTGTCTTTTGTTATATATTCTACTTTTGTTACTCCTGTTTTAGTTTTTATATATTTATTTACTGCGTTTTTTGCAAATATTTTCCTTCCTGATTTAGAAATAAAACAATGATTAGGAGATACTACTATACTATTACCACCTTCAAAACACACCTTTATTAATTTGCGGCGGGAATACTCAGCAACACCACTGAAATCCGACCAACCATTATGCGTTAATACCTCCCATTCTTCATTTTCTTCGTATCTAATTAAATCTGCGTTCATCTGCACAGAAGTTTTGAAAAACAAATCAGCAATTTCTACAATTTTTGTTTCGCCCGTTATTTTATTTCTCAAATCAACTTTAGTATTTCTATTGACACAATCAATAAATGCTGCTTCATCGATCACCAAAATACTTGCTGTATCCCCGCGAGCAGCAGTAGATGTAGTAGTTGATATACCAATACTACTACCGTTCGCAAAAACACAACCAGTTTTTCCCCATTCCTTAATACCAGGTTTTAAATAGTTGGGTAATAATTCATATGCAAGTCGTATCTTTTTAAAAATATTAATTGCAGTGTTTTCTTTATTTGCGACAATCATTACTCGTTGATCATCCAAAAAACATGTATTCCATAATGCATATACCGTAGTAAGTGTTGTATTATGACTTAGAATACCATTAGAAAAATATGTATGTTTATCGGATTTTAAAGAAACGTCATACATGTTTTCTGGTGGTAACTCTAATTTTTCCACACTTCTTACAATCTCAACACCAGTTTCTGTAATAATTTTATCTCCAACTTCTAAATCATAAACATATATTTCTTCTCCATTTTCGCCAATTACTATATGCTCATCCGCACATTCTAAAAAATAATTATCCGTCTCTAATTTCCAAACATCATAAGGAATCGTCTTATGAACGGCTTCTATATCTTCCCATCCACTATCCGTCCAAATTTCGTAATTATCTACACTACGAGTATCTATAATCTTTTCATCACTAATATCAATCATTATAATTTTATTTAATCATTATGAATAAAATCTAAACAATCTTGTAATATCTTTTGCTTGTCTTTATAATACTCCAATTCTTTAACATTAAAAACTTTACATTTTAATGTTTTTACTATTTCATCTTCCCGCATTTGATCATTTTCTACTCTATAATTAACTTGTTTATTTGCAATACTATGCCAATACGCACCATTAAATTCTATGACTTTGTTTACATCTTTAATATAAAAATCTAATGATCTACTAGTTTTATGTGTCTTTACTTTATATTCGTGATTCTTTCCGTCCGTTGATATATTACCGTCATATATAGTCGCAAAATAAATTTCTTTGTATTCGGATTTTATATTATCGTATATATTCCAAAATAACTCTTGTGATACCTTGGAATAATTTTGTTTTGGAAATGATGTCAACCATTTTTCTGTTATCCCCTTTCGAATTTCTATTGCTTTGGTTTTGTTGCATCCACTTCGCTTCATAATAGCATCTATAGAATTTGTAGTCTGTCGTTCTCTTAACTTCTGTATGGCTTCTTCTTCAGTAAACCCCATCTTAGTCCAATATCCCTTTTGTGTAGAATTACATTGCGTGTCTTGTATGGTTTTACTAATCGCTTCACCACAGTCACTTCTGTTATTATATTTGTTATGATAATTCACACCACAACTAGTATTATAACAAAATTTATTATATCCCTCCCAAATACTATTAAATTTCATTAAATTGCCACACCATAAACATTTTCCCAATTCATTAGTTTTTTGTATATGTTTATGATAATATGATTCTTCTGAATCATGAACGTCTTTAATATGTTTCGATAAATCTTCTTTTCTATAATATGAAATTCCACATTCTTTACATACAATATTAAAATTTTCTGGTAAAAGCTTTCCACTTTTTATTTTTTTCTGTTGATTACTATGAGTAATACAACACGCTCCAACTGCAATCATACTAAATGGTATTAAATTTTTACATGAAACCAAACAGCATTTAGTTTTCGATAATACATATTTATTATAAATTTCTTCTTTGTTGTGTGTCGTCTTGTTAAGAGATACTGATATATCCTTCCATCCTTCAAAATAAGAATTCAATTCTTCAACAAAAATATAAGAATGTAATAATTCTTTGGTTTTGTTTATATCTCTGTTATTTTGTTTATACAATTTTCTAACTAACGACCCCGCAAATAATCCATAGGTTTTATGTTGAAATTCCGTTAATTTTAATCCAGTTACTTTACAAATATAGGTTTTGTCCATACCTATATTTATCATAAATTAAGTAAATGTCCAACTTGAAATTCATCCAACACGTTTATAAAAATTTTCTATCGTAACCTCTTCAGTTTCAAGTGTTTGTTTATTCCGAATAGTTAACATAACACCACATTTAAGGCATTTACCTACTTGTCTTGATGCTAAGACCGTAACGAACCGGTTCTTCGCTAGGCTTTTTAATACTCTTTTTTGAGCAGGGTAGAGTTCTATTTTTTCTTTACCTCTGTCGATATTTACGATATAGAAATGTTTTTCAGCGAAGTGTGTGATATCTTCCTTACATTTTTTCATTTCCTTTACCATTGCAGGAGTGAACGCAAATTGTGCATTCTCTCTTGGTAATTTTTTATCTCCTCTATAGTATTGTCTATCACCTATAGGGTTTTCGTTAATTACATCATCTTCAATCTCTTTAACATCCTCTAGATAAGAATCTTCTGGACATGTGTTATCATCACTCATATTAGTTTTATTTAACTAATATTAGATATCTTCTTCTAGATTTCCACCTTCTCCCATACCGCCTTGTTCTGGATTAAAGATATTAAACATTGTGCAGCGCAAGTTTTCTAGTAATGCATCTCTATCTTGAGCGTTCGCAGCATGCATCATAAAAACCTTATCACCGTGTAGATCATATCCGATAGTCATATATGCTTTTAAGTATTCTGTGGTGATGTTATTTAATTGTGCGATATCGTCACTTCTATCTTTTTCTATTGAGACTTTATCATAGAATTGGATAAAAGCTTGTTTGATTAAGCTTTGCACATCAGCATCTACGGTAGGGGGAACATTTTCAGGAACTATTTTTTTAGTTTCTGTTTTTTTACGACTAATCTTTTTTTTCCCTGTCATTTTATTTTTATTTGGGTCATTAGCAGACATAGCATCTACTACTATTTATTCGTAATTGTATTTTTAGTATACTCCGCAGCTTTATTATTAATGCCATATTTTACCAGATGTTCCACTAAAATTTCAAACGACAATGTTTTAATTTTTAGTCGGGTTGGTAGATATTGGCCTCCGTCTGACAATTCCAAATATGATTCATTATCTCCGAAATTTGGATCACCGGAGAAGCAAGTACAAAAAATAGAACTTACTTTAGGATCGATAACAATAGTCCAAGACCGTGCATCCGCTTTACTATAATCATCAAATAATTTATATGCGTAATATCCGCTATCTCTGAGTCTTTTTAAGAAGTATCCTAATGTAGTTAATTTATTAGCCATAATGTTATATTAATTTATCAAATTCTGATTATTTTACAAGTGCGGATATTATAAATTTCACAAGAATATTATCTTCTTGAATTTCGAACACTGTAATTTTCAAAGAGTTATTAAATTTGACATTAATTTTACTAGTTTTAATTCCACTGATTAAACGTAAGTGTTCTAGATTTAATGGAACAGCGGGTTCAATAGATTCACCAGTATATTCTTCGTTAATCAGATATGTAATATTATTTGAATTTGGGGTTTCTCTATCGTTCAATTCCCCATACACAGAACCATTTTTAGTATACAAATAAAATTTATTAGAATCTGTGACTATTGATGCTGCCTTCATTATTTCATTAAACTTTCCAACAGTAAGTTCAAATTCGGTATCAAATTGCAACTTATTTATTTTTGTTACGTTCAACGGGCATTTTGGTATATATCCATCTTCTGATAGGTGATATACGAAATTAAAACTTTTGTTATCATTATAAGTGATATTATTATTTTTTACAGTTAAAGAAATGTCACCAACTTTTTCTATACAACCCAACAGTCTAATAAATTTGTCAATATCCAACAGATTCAGTTTTAATGGTGTTTCTATATCTATAGCAGTATTTAATTTTGCATATACAATGAAACTTCCATCTTGTGAAGTGCATATTGTATTAATATCGTCCTTTTCTACATTAAGGACGATATTACTTGCAACCTTACTAATTGGAGATAAAAACTTCTGAACTAATGTTCCTTTATCTATAGATATTACGGTATCCATTATTTTGAATTTGTGACATATTTGATATATCTATCAACACTAATACTGATTCTATCAATAGCTTTTGCAAAAATTACGCTCGCATCCGCAAATTTTATTAAAGTTTTTGGATCAATACTACTAAAAGCAACTGGAGATGGAGAAGGTCTTTGTGTTGGTTGAGGTTGTGGTGCGGATGGATTTCCGTTACTCATTGGGGGTGGCATTGGATATCTTTCCATAGCCTCCTTATTTAATTGCGCTACTATATTATCCCTATTATTTCTTTCTTGTTGTATTGCACTAGTCAAGAAATTTCTAGGATCGATTTTCTTTGCAGGGCCTGCGGAACTTTGTTGGAGAGTATCTTTATCAACTTGTCCTAAATTTGCCCCCACAAGTCCAGCCATCATTGCTGCTGCCATTTCATCTTCGGATATTGCCATATTATTTTGGGTTAAAAGGGTTAGGGATTTTAATGTCCCTAACCCTATTTTTTATTAATCTAAGTCTGCAAGTAATGCCTTCAACTTAGCATCAGTGTCTTCGTCCGTTTCGCTAGTCACCGGATTATTGGATTCAACTTCTCTCTTTTCTGGTCTAGAACTAGAGGCATTCGTTGGTTCATCATCTTCCTCAACTTCTTCCTTTGCATCCGCATCCTTGATGCATAGGAAGTGAACATCCAACATTCTTTGTAATTCTGCTGCCTTCTTTGGTTTCATGAAGGAAGTAAGATCAAAAACGCTATTATGGATTTCATCCAACTTTTCTTCAGTTATTCCGTCTAACGTAGATGGTGCCAAAAATTTAGAAGATACATAAGTCGTGGAAACAGCACTTGCGTTCTTCTTATCAGTTTTCGATTCACATTTAATTCTTAATGTGCATCCATCCAAGACATCAAATATCTTCGCGCCGAACTCTTCTGCGTCATCACCCTTGAGCGCACTTTCAATGATTTTATTCAATTCGCTACCATATCGAATGACCTTAACCTTTCCGTTATTTTCAGGGGTAACTGGATCGTTGATAACATACGCATTTACCATCCAGTTATCTTTTCTGGAAATTAAACGGTTTGCCTTTTTTTGTTCTTCAGTTCCATTATTATAGATATTGAAGATATAATTGTCTATAGGGCAAGATTCGCCATAAGTCTTAGGACAAAGAGCAGAAACAAATTGCCCTGTAGATACACTCTTCCAACTGTGGTGAAAGTAATGATATGTAGATTGTTTTGGGTCAGTTACTGTAGGAACTAGACGAACTAGGTATGTATTTCCTGCTGCGAACTTCATTACGTCTTTAAATAAAGATTCGGATTTTGGGTTATATGAGTTTTTAATCTCATCGAACATTGATTTTGCGTTGTATTTCATAATTTTTATATTTGATTTATTTGTATTATATATTAGTTTTTTGTGTTTTCAACTATTTCTTCAAAGTATTTTTAATAAACGCACTTATTTTCTTAATTGCTAGTTTGAGAAAGGGTTTAAGTGGTGAATTTAAATATTTGATTTTTTTGTCGAAAAAGTCTGTATATGTAGCTCCAAAAAACAGGAATTGTTCATCCTCTGGTATCTCGCTAATGTATTCAAGCAAGTTTGGAAACTCCATTAAAGTGTATATGTTAATTTTATTTAATTTTAAGTGATACATCCAATCAGGGTGCATACCTTGTGTTTTGTTATTAATATATTTATCTAAAGATATTTTATTTTCTATGCAATATTTGGTTATAAATCCTAAAGATTTTTTAACATCAGATATATGTTGTTCAGGTGCCAACTTTTCTAATTCATTTTTATATAATGAATAACTTTTTATTGCTCTTAACGAGGAGAAATATTGTAGGTCGAAATATTCTACATCAGGGTATAATTTATAAGGAGCAATAAAATATAAATTCATATCAATTTCAGGATACTTACCAAAGAGTATTGCAATTCTCTTTATATATGGGTATCGTTCATCATCTTCAAATCCAGTAAAGTCTTTCTTTAATTTGAAAGATTTTTTTCTTAAAGATCGGGATACTGCTAGATGTTTGTTATAAATTGTTTTTTCTATCTCGGTCATTTTTTCCCTTTGATTTCTCGAAAATTCTTTTTGTGTTTTTGGATTTTACTAATACTGGATATATTTCCATAATTTGCAAAAGCGCATGTCTTACAGTTTCTGCTCCAGTTATTTCCATAAATATATCACGTAATTTAGAATTTTCAAGGATCGACATGAATAAAACGGATGCATTGATCCTTTTATTATTAACTATTGACAAATACGCACCAAATTTTAATACATTTATTACAAATTCTTTATTACATATATTATCTAATGGGTCGTTGCCGCTTATAATGTTGTCTAATATTTTGTCGTTTAACATATAATTACAAAAATAATTATACAACATTTAAACAATTGCAAATATTATTATATCGGTTTTAATGTTTTTGTAAAGGATACGAACGCTTCACTCATACGACCACCACTTGCCGCAGGATGTCCACCACCATCTAACAATTTTTCCGCTAACTTAGATAAATCCACTGGACATGAATCTTTTTTACGAACACACACTTTATCATAATCCAATACTACAATAAATACAATATCAACATCATACTTCTCTAAAAGATAGTCACTCATCTCTTGTATATATTCCTTACCTATTACAGAAATTACTTTGTAATCAACACCCTTTATTGTCAATTTTCCTCTATATACCGTTCTATCTTCATTTAAATATGCATCTCTATCTTTCTTATAAAAATCTATAATATTCTTTTGGAATTTATCAAAATTTTTAAAACCTTGACGAAAGTTTACAATGAATGAATCTACTTTATTATTAGTGTTATGAAAGACAATATTTAAATCATTGGATAATGGAGTTTTCTTAGTATGTGCATCAAAATCATCCGCTAACCCAATCAATAATTTTTGATCGTTAGTAAAATTGGTGTTCTTCCCTAATGTATCTTTTAGCAACTTAGAGCATGAAGTATATTCTTTAATGATGTTTGTTGCACTCTTATATTCGTAATTATGTGATTGGCGATGATCGATAATAACAACATTAGGAAAATCTATCATATCTCCGATTTCTGAAGTGTCCAAATCCAAAAAGAACACCTTTTTATAATCCGTTAGTTGATTTCCCTTCAGCCAGATTTTAACATTTTCAAATAATGAATATGGAGTTGTAGTTTCTATTTTGGGTAGTTTCCCTAAAATCCAACTAAGTGTAAGATATGAAGAGATTCCATCTAAATCTCTATGGGTAAAAACTATAATGTTTGAATCTATATTGTCCATAATTTATATTATTTATTTTCTTTGCTATCCGCTATTTTATCTAATAACGAAGATATGTCGTTATTGTCTTTATCATCGTCTTCTTCTGTTGGTTCATCTTCCACAAACATATCTTCATTAGTTTCCGATAATGATAAAGTTTGATAATCAATATTAAATCTCCATCCTCCAGTATTTCTACCAAATCGATTTTTTATCATATTCATATTGATAGAACTCACATCAACCTCATCTTTGGGTTTCCATATATTACACATCACATCACATGTTGCTGCTAATGCTATGCTTTCAGAAACCCCTTCCATTCCAGGATTATCTTTATTAAATGAATCTCGTTTTAATTGACTTGCGGAAACAACAGGAATATTAAACTTAAACGCCATTGCTCTAAGATGTTCCGCAATTTCCTTAATTTCCGAATATGTATTTAAATTCTTACCTATTGGTTTTAGTAGATTTATATAATCGATAACCACAACATCAGGTTTAAACCCTTTATGTTTTAATTTTTTAATATATGCTTCTAAATGTCTGACAGTAACGGATTTTGGTGCGTATTCTTTAATGACTAATTTATTTCCGTCTAATCTATCTCCGATATTGATAATTTTCTCTTTAAGTTTATCTGTATACTGCACCAATTCATTGTGTGGTATTTTAGATAATTGAGCACTAATCCGTTTGCTATACATAAACTCAGACATTTCACAAGATATCAATAATACATTTCTACCTTTCAGTGTCATGTTTGTCGCTATATTTCCTAAAACAATACTCTTACCAACATTAACTTGTCCTAAGAAACATACCAAAGTTTTCGGAAATAAACCACCTTCAATTTTATCATCCAGACTTTTCCATCCTGTAGGCATTGGATTATATATAGCTTTCAAATCCTGAATATGAGCATCAATATTTTCAAAATACCAATGTCCTAAATCTTCATTCAAAGATATTGCATATATTTTTTCAAATTCTTGAAGTGAATCACCAATCTCTCGCTTTCCTTTGGTGTAGTTTTCAGCCATATCCTCAAGAGTTTTATGTAATCCTCTTTCCTTTAGAAATTTTTCAGTATTTTCATAAAGTTCTTCCTTATTGAATTTGTCACCCAATATGTTTTTATTTCGAGTTAATACATCCCGCAATGCCAATTTATCTTCATCAGAAATCAATTTAGCCTTAATTTCTGCATACGTTGGACACACACCACGATCATTAAAAAATTCTACAATCTTATTAAAAATTAATCGTATTTGTTTATCCACGAAATATGCTGGATTCGCATGATCAACAATAGCTGCTAGATATTGCTCATCATTAATACAATTAACAAGAATGATATTTTCGTAATACTCTAAATCTAGTTTTTTTTCTTCTAATATTTCTTTTTTTTCGTTCACAATATAATTCCTATATTATACCACATCACTTTAAGAAATCTATTATTCTTCGCTAGATTCATCATCTTCATCAATATCATCTACATCTTCTGCAAGTTTAGCCATTTCCTTGTCGATAATAGCTGAAGGTGTTTCTGCTTCTCCACCATACTTGAGTTTTTCTTGGAGCACCTTTTCCAATTCTGGCATGATCATCTCCCAAATTTCAGCATTCTTTTCGATGTTTTTTCTAAATCCTATAGACTTATCACCAAACTTATATGATCTACCTTCTTTTTGTATTAATCCAAATGCTTCAGCCATATCAAACAATCCAGCATAAGGATCTAATCCAGTTTGAAAGTTTAAATACAATTCAGTTTTTAAATATGATGGAATGAAACGGTTCTTAGTTGTTAATGCACCCAAAGTAACACCAGAAACATTATGTGATATTTCTACTGCGGCTTCATCAGGATTTTCTGAAGATTTTTCTTGCTTTGTGCTTAATTGGACTAACACCGAAGCGAGATATGTTGGTGCCTTTCCTCCACTCGTAGTTTTAACCAAAGAAGGATACATGTCACCAGGATTATCATAAATATGATTACTGAACAAAATTGGAACTCTAGCTTTCGCAGATTTATATGTCAAAGCTCGCATCATACTCCGAATACTCTTACTTCTTGTACCCATGTCTGCGGCACTTTTACCTTCTTGTGCATCTTTAATTTCTTTAGCGGATGATAAATTACCTAAAGAATCGATAGATATGATAAATTTATTTTTCTCTTTGTTTGATGGGTCTTCTGAATTGGATTTAATAACATTATCCAAAAACATACAAATTTGGTTTCTACAGTCTTCAATAGCTTCTACTGGATAATATTTAACTTTCTTTGGATTTCCGCCTACAGACTTTATGTTGTCTTTATCAACTGCAACTTCAGAGTCCCAAATAACTCCAATATAACCTTCTTTTTGTGCATTAGCAATTACTTTATTAATAATCAAAGTTTTACCAGACATACTCGGACCTGAAAATCCTGTAATACGACTTTTTGGAATACCGCCATATAGTGATCCTGATATAATTGCGTTTAATGCATAACAACCAGTGGAAATATAACCATCAGGTGTTGATAATGTGGAATCTGATAATATTTCTGCATCAGGATTTAATTTATCCACTGATCCAAAAATTCCACTAAATCCTTTCAATTCATTTTTTTCTTTTTTAATAGCCATAATGTATTTATATGTTGATGCGAAAGCTAATGGTAGTGGATGGCATCAAACATCCACTACCATTTTTAATATTTCCTATTACTTCACATCATCGAACAACTTAATAGTAGGCGGTTCGTTACTTGCTTGTGGGATAATGATTGGTGATGGATTAAAAATCTGTGCATACTGTGCAGGAAGTTTAAAGTCATAAACAATATCTTCGCTTTCTGTGATATTGTTCCGCTTATACTTCCAAACAGTTCCAGAATCTTTGTCAGCCAAAAACTCACGGAAAAACAATGGCAATATTTGCAATTGTATCTGTCCAGTTTGAGGATTTGGGACAATATGAATCAACGCAGGATTCTTAATTGCCAATACTTCGTTATTTGATTGTTCTGCAACCGCTTCGCCAATAATAGTTCTGCCGATTGTGTCAAGGAATGTAGTTAATTTAATAGTTTCGCTCATAATATTTCAAATATAATTTATGTATAGTATTTCCAAAATCAAGGGTTAATCAGAAAATAAATCAAATAAGTTTGTAGTAGTTTGATTGCACACATCAGGCATCATCCAATTCACTCCATCATATAATCTTTCTATTGCTGGTAATATCTGTTTTTCAAACATCTTTTCTTTATCTACAACTAGTTTTGTAAATTCTTTAGGGTATTCACTAGGATAAGCAATGGCATCTAAACCATATACATTCTTCTTGAGATATACCCATTTAACCTTTTGATTTGAATTTATTCTCTCGTATTTATCTTCGATTTTTAATAATTTCAAGAGTAAATTATATGCAATTGCTGCTTTTACATGCACTGGTGTTCCTGATTCGAATTTTGTCAGTGTTGAAGTCTTCGCATATTTTTCATAATTGTTTACTGAAATACGAAACGCCATATCATCCAAACTTAATTGTTTAAAATCATCATACACCTTTATATACACTTCATTTGTAGACTTTAATGTTTTCAAAGATAATAAAGTATTCATTATCCGTTTGATAAATTCTTTAACTTCCTTAGATATTGTAGATTTCGCAACTTCAACTCCAACATATTTAAATTCATCAGTTTTCTTACCTTCTTTATCATTGATGTGTAATATATAACGTTTTTTCATCAAAAATACTCCTGCATCCGCAATAACTTCTCTTTTAAATACGAATCTTGGATCAGTAGTATGCAATTCTCGTTTTGCCCACACATTAATCTCATCGTTTAATACATTGTCAATCTCATCAATAACAATAGCCGCATCTTTTGCGATATCACCATTATCTTCTAATAGTTTATAATTTTTAATATCTAGTATTGGTGCAACAGTCAAGTAAATTGAATTATGGACTAATATATCATTTGCAAAATATGTTTGTTCCACTGGATTTTCTGTATCCATTTCAAAATCGTATACATATTCATCATCGAAAACATCAAGCTGTTCTACTTTAAATTTATCTGTAATTATAGTTTTAAGTATGCTCGTTATATTATCTGATATATACAATATTTTATCACTTTCTGCAATTTCTTTAGGTGATATTCTTGTTAGTTTATCATTCCTAACAACTACCATATCATGATCTTCCGTTATGACCACACTTTTACCGTCTACCGTAATCTTATATCGTTTCTTGGTTACTTTATGCCGAATTATGTGTTTAATTTTACCATAAACTGGTATATTATTTTTATATGTTAAAATTTCTATACCATTAGTATGTTTCATTTCATGTCCAGATGATGTTTTTAGAATGATATTATCATTATTCTCCCAAAGTTTTTCTATTGTATCCTCACCATTCTTGTGTCGAATTATACTATCAAAAGCTACTGAGTCCGTATCACCGTACACCACAATACTTTTACCTGTCACTCCGTATTTTTCCTTTGCGTGGCGATCTACAATATTTGCAGCCTCTTGTCCAACTGCTCTACCCGTTGCGGTGACTGATCTTGCAGCATCAATATCCGCAAAAATACAGTAATTATTCGCAAACGCCCCATATAAAGAATTAAGAAAAATCTTTACAGTATATTGCAAAGTGTCAAGATAAATAAGTTCATATTCATCTTCGTCGGTTTTCATTTTTTTCTTATCTATTTTTTTATATTTTGCTTTTGCATCTACTCGTTTTGTATAAAGATCGTCAACTAATTTTGGAATGATGCCTTTATTTTTTTGTGAATATATTACATTAGCATTTGATATACACATCTGTTCACTTATCAAAAACTTTTTCAATTTTGATATAGAGAGTGTATAAGATTTTCCTGTTACCAATACCAATTCCGCAACATCATCAGGATTATTAAAATCAGGATTGTTTATAAGTTTTCCCACTTTTGTCTCTGGTGATATGTTTAATGTAATAATGGTGTTTGGGTATAGACTATTAGCATCGAAGCTTACAATGGCTTCCTGGAGTCCTGTAATAGGCTCTCTGACGAATCCACCAGGAAGTTCACCATTAAGATTAGGAGGGAATGTCGGAATGGTTAATCCTTCCTTTTTAGCTTGAATTGCAATAGCACCAACAACCAATGTTACTTTACCCAAAGCACTTTCAAAGTTCGAACAACCTTGGTATGAAAGCAATCTTGCGATTTGAATATATTTTAATTTCTCCTCAAGTTTAACAAGCAATGCAACATCTTGAATATTATACTCAACAAAATTTTTCCAATCTGTGTCTGCTAATGTCGAAAGATTTGTGGCATTTATTTCCAATTTCCCTTCGTTCAATTCTACTTCTCCAATATAATTTAATTTATACGATTCTCGTTTATCTCTTGCGAAGGTTTTATATAATAACATATAGTCCAATATACTCACGCCTTGGATATGCCATTTTATAAATTGTTGTCCAAAGTCATTTGTTGCATTAGATGAATATAGTTTTCTGAATGGTGAAAGTCTTTTTGCTGCTGCTTCACCCATAACATTAGTAATACGATTGATTATATATGGAACGTCAAAACCATCACAATTATGGGTTTTTATACCATTACACACAAAATAATGAGTGGACGTTTCAATATCTGCCATTTCTGTGGGGGTTTCGGTTTTATATATTTTTCTTATTTTTACTAAAATATTATCTTCCTTGATAAAGTATTTAATTTTATCACTAGAATTATTACATTTTTCAAAAAAACATACCCCTCCATCAATTTTTCTATTTGGGTGTATAATATCAAGACCACGTAGAAAACTTTCATTTTCTAATATAAAAGGTATCCTATTTAATGTTTTAGTTTTTGTAGATATTACATTATTCCACAATAATAATTGTTGTAAATTTGATAAGTTTTCTTCTATGCTATTACAGACGCCTAACGTTTTTTGGATATTAGAAAAACATCCATCGCCATCAACCAAACCTGAATAAAAACTTTTAAATTGTTCATAAGATAGCATCGATATTGGGGTTATTGATATTTTTTTCTTGTTGTTTATATCGTAAATAAAAGGCAATAATATCCCAATTTTATTATTAACCGTCAAAGATTTATAATAACAACCATCCTTTACCTTTTGTGGTTTAGATAATTTTAATTGTTTATTGAATATTTTATTATATTTGTCAGTATAATATTCTGTGACTTCTTTATAAACACTACTATATGTATTCGAAAATTCTTTAAAATCTATACATCCATCAGTAAAAGTAAACCCGATAAATTTTAAAATATCATTATCTATAATCTCGTCTATATCAACATCAAATCCCCCCCCATTAGTTGGGCAAAATTTTATTACAGATTCACCAGAAATATATTCTAAAATCATATCATCAGGAATATATTTTTGTAGATTTTTATAATTCCAACCTTTACGTCTCCAAAATTTGTTGCTGTGCCAATACTCTGGTTTTATTATTTCTTTAACTGGAGTATTCTTTAAATAATTTCTAATTTTTTCAGACTTTATGATAAAATCGAAATATTCATAGTTTTTTATATTTTCAAAATTTTCTATTATATATTTTTTATACGTTAAATTTTGGTTGTTGTTTATTCTTTTATTAAGGACTATATAACAATCATCATTTAAATCTATATTTTTTAGTTTTGTGTCTTCTATTGTCCGATATAAAGAATTTTGGTTTTTATACAATTCCCTTCCTTTTTTACAAATCGGAAAAATATGCTCATTTGAGCAAAATATAGTATTGCCAAATTCTGTCTCTATACAATATTCATCTTTGTTTCCTGTATCCTTAAAATCAACAACTTTGTTACTATCTCCATTAGCATCAAAAAGTTTGCTCCCCTTCTTTACATCACCAAATTTTATGATCTTATCAGTATTCCAAATATATTGATTCTTAGAAATACAATTCCAACCGACGAGAATATCCGGGTGATCTCTTTTCCAATGTTTAATAAATCCGTCTAACAATTCAAATTCTGAATCACACTTATGATAATAGACATTGGATTTTGTGGGTGTATAATCTTTAACCCCCCAAGTATGATATTCATTAGATATTGAATCATAAACAGTAATCAACAATACTGGAAATTTTGCATCAGAAGGATTTGGAAATTCTTGGGTTTGATAACAAGAACTCATGATTCTCGACCATTCCTTGGTTTCCTCGTCCATTACAGTATACGAATCTTTGTCTAGTGTTAATAAATCTCCAACACATACAGTAGATATTTCTCCATCATTCCTTTTTACTTCGACTTTATGTTGGTCACTAAAACGGTTACACTTAGTTTCTATGTCTATATAGAAAACCTTTAATGCAAACTTACTAAAATCCTTATCATCAATCTTATCGTAATATTCATCAATTAGATATTGTTGTTCAACTGGAAGGTTATTAAATATCCGTTCGTTTGGATTAAATTTAACATACTCTTTTCTCTCATAAGAATTTTTAAAATTTTTACGAAACAATGGTGTTTTAAAAATTGATAGACCGTCTTTAGCATCTTCCCTTTCAACATATAGATAAGGTTTATAGGGTATTTCTGTATCTATTCTATCTCCATCTGGTGTCCAAGTTCTGAGATACACCAATCCCTCTTTACTGTCGTAATAACAATTTCTATACATTTCTCAAATTATAATCCCCTTCCGCAAAAAATCAAACTACTTCTTATGCGTTATATGGAATCTCTGATAAAAACTTTCTATCAGGCGATCCATAAGGAGTAAAGTATGCTTCGTAATGTTTTTGGAGATTTTCTGGAGATTCTAGCCAATATTTATCTGCTATTGCTCTGTGTTTTTTCACCAAGTCTGCATATCTCGTTTGATCTTTTAGTGCGTATTTTACTTGGTCTATAAACTCATCTCCCGTATCATATTTTAAAATCGCATCAGAATACGTACACATATTCGGACAAATTACAGGAATACCAAGAGCACCACCTTCAATTAATTTTATGTTGCTTTTTGCAAAATTAAAGTTATTTTTTTGTAAAGCAGCAAAGCAAAGTTGTGTTCCAGAATTTGCCATTGCTTCCGGGAAATTAGGCAGGTCAACCCAAGGACTATGAATAATCTCACCACTATCTATAAATGGTTTCAATGGTAATGGATAAGAGCCATAGAACTGCCAAGTATATTCTTTTCTAGTTTTAATTACTGCTTGAACAATTGCCTCGAAATCATCCTTTTGGTTTACACGATTAACAACATCAACATGAGTTCCTGATGCGAATATAGAAATTACAGGTTTCTTTTTATTCTTTTCAAATTTCTTTACCATGTCCCCCAAATTGTAATACCTATCAAACCACCATTTCAACAAGTAATTAGGAATAACGGTAACGTTTTTGTTGTTCGTTTTACTCTTGAAATAATCTGCCATGAAGTCACATGTCACAGTAATTTCCTCGCATAATTCGAGGATATCAACAATACTACCACGAATAGAAGGATCAACAAAAGCATCTCTATTTCTATTATACATTGGGATATCCTCATGGAATACTATATCATCAATCTCGTAAATAAGTTTGAATCCATATTTCTGTGAATAAGATTTCAACATTTTTACAAACTCTTTTTGTATTGGAGTAGCTTGTCTTTGAAGTTTTACGGCTTTAACTCCAGTATAAAATCTTTCATCAAGAATCATTGTAGTAGATTCCATAATTACTGCTTTGTTGTATAGGTTCAACATTAAATTTGGAGCCATACAACGATACCAACTACAACCACCATAATCCGCCATATAATTTACTGCTCTTGGTAATCCTTGTCCTGGAATATCCATAGAGGGTGGTTGTGGTGCGGATTTCGTAGTTATTATATGATTTATGTGTGATGTTGAAGGAATATACGGAAGTCCTATTGGAGCACCTAACATATTATGCAATCCAGTATCTACGGTAGAATGAGTCATATTATGTTTTATTTATAATTCTAAATCTAAATTGCAACCTGATATTTTATATGATTTGAACTTTTATACCCCTTTAAAATGGTATCAGTATATTCCCAATCAAAAATAGATGTAAACTTAGGAGTTTCTATTGTTGGTAAATCATATGTATCTTGAGTTAACTGCAATTTAACACCTTCGATATGCGATCTATAAATATGTGCATCCATTAGGAATCCAATCAATTTACATTAGGGAGGTAAGAAAGCCCACTGATCTTTAGTCAGTGGGATGAATTACCCCTGATTTTCTATATAAGATTTAATAGTTTCAGGATTTGAATTACCTATTGAACATACAAAATATCCATCAGCCCATAATATTTCTTTCTTCCAATAGTATTTCTTAAGAATATCAGAATATAATCTCCACATTTTATTTGTAGTTTCTTGTTTTAAATGCCTTACTATTTGTGATATAGACAATGAAGGTTCATATGTAATCATAAAATGTATATGATCTTTGTCTGTTTCATGTTGTATAATATGATATTTGGATTCTATTGTATTCAATATATTCTTTAATCCAATATCTAAAGTATTAATATTAAAACATTTCCTTCTATATTTCGTAAAAAAAATTAAATGACATAATAATAACGATTTGCTTCGATTTTTTGTACAATATTGCATAAATATAATTATACATGATAGTGAAAGCATATAAGTTTAGACTTTATCCTACAGAAGAACAAAAGGTTCTTCTATCCAAACATTTTGGATGCGTAAGATTAACTTATAATTGGGCTTTAGATTATAAAACAAAACACTATAAAGAAACTAAAGAAAATATACATTGGAAGTTCCTTTCTTCATCTAAAGATTTTTTTAATTATAAAAATGAAAATTCCTTCATAAAAGAAGTTAATAGCCAGTCTATAATATCCGCTATCGGAAATCTGGATAATGCGTATAAGAACTTCTTTGAAGGTAGAGCGGAATTTCCTAAACATAAAGAGAAACATAATAAACAATCCTTTCAAGTTCCTCAACATGGTAAAATTGACATCAAAAAGGGACTACTTTTAATACCAAAATTCAAAGGCGGTATTAAATGCATCTTCCATAGAGAAATTCCAAATGGAAAACACGGAACTTATACGGTTAGTAAAAATAGAGCAGGAGAATATCATGTATCAGTCATGATACATACTGATATTAAACCAAAAGATAAATTACCAATGAAAAATGCTATTGGTTTAGATTTTGGATTAAAAACTTTTATTACTACATCCAAAGGAGAATCTATAAAATCTCCTTTGTTCTTTAAGAAATCAAAAAGAAAACTAAGAATCAAACAAAGACAACTTTCAAAAACAAAAAAACATGGTAAAAATAGAAACAAAAAAAGAATAAAAGTAGCTAGACTATATAACAAAATAACAAACCAAAGACAGGACTTCTTACATAAACTAAGTCACAAATTAATCAGTGATAATCAAATTGATACTATTTGTATTGAGGACTTAAACATAGAAGCAATGAAAAAACTTTGGGGTAACAAGATCAGTGATCTATCATGGTATACTTTCACAACAATGTTAGCTTATAAAGCAGACTTGTATGGTAAAAATATCATTAAAATAGGTAGATTTGATCCTAGTAGTAAATTATGTTCTAAATGTGGACACATATACAGAAATCTTTCTTTAAAAGAAAGAACTTGGACATGTTCAAGTTGTCATACCACTCATAATAGAGACATTAATGCTGCTATAAATATAAGAGATTTTGGTATGAATAAATACCAACTAAGTAGGGAACCTACTGATGTAATGCCTTTGGAGAAGAAAGCTCTGGCTAGAAGAAATCGAAAGAAATCTTCTAGTGAAACTGGATTCGATGAATTAGGAAAAAAGAAGTTCTTTTTAGAACCGAAGCCCATCCGATCTTTAGTCGGTGGGTAGTTCACATCATTCACTTCTATTGTTTTCATATTTTATATTTCTTTTACTATATTCGAGAATCCATTACGTTTTTCTATACAAATTACATTATCTACTTTTCCTGATACTGCTTGTCCTCTGTGTGTTATTATATAAGATGATTCTTCATAATCATCAACTCTATCTCGTAAAACATCCAATACTAATTCTATACCCTTTGAATCTAATGAAGAATCAATCAATTCATCATAAAAGGTATGAGAGAACATAACATCACCTTGCAATCTTCTTATATCCAAAAATGCAAACAAACAAGCAAGATCAATTCTTTTCCTTTCTCCTGCTGAAAAACTATAATATGACTTCTTTTCTTTACGTTCGTCTATCATTTGTTCCTCAAAAAATTCATCAAACACACAAAAACATGGAGCTTCGAATTTTTGTAAATAATATTGTAGTCTCTGATTTAATATAGATAGTATTCTTTTTACTATATAACTTTTCACTCCATCTTCTGATACTACGAATTTAACACAATCAAGAATTGCTAGTTTTTTATCTATCTCTATCAATTCTTCTTTTTGTTGTGCTAGAGTTTCTTCACTATCTATAACGGTTTGCTCTAATATAGAATTTGTTTCTTTATCTATTTTTAATTTATCTGATTGATAATTCTTTATAGATTCTTCGTTATACTCTATTCTTGATTGTGTTTTTTCATTTGCATTACGAAGTTCTCTAATTCCATCTCGTTTTACTTTTATTGCATCAAGTTCCTTTTTAACGGATAATTTCTTTTCGTTTATAGGAACAAAACGCAATTCTTCTTCACTTTCAGATTTTCTTAATGTTGACAACTTATCATACAATTCAGCTTTACACTTTTCCCTATGTTCATTATCTTCTTCTGCATAAGGGCGTTTACAAGTTGGACATCCAGCACCAACCTTTTCTATATCTCTAATCTGTCCATTTATTACCTTTATGTTTGCTTGTATTTCCGCAATTCCTTTTGATATTTCGAAGTATTTATCTACTAGTCGAATTGATGCTGCATTAAAGGCATCTTCTTTAGACTTCAATGTTTCCTCTATATTTTCAGGAATTTCTTTGAATGTTAATTTCAAATCTTTAATATTGGAAGTTGACATTGAAATTTTATCATCAAGATCAGATAACCGCTTTTGTTTATTACTTTCGAATAACTCCAATTGTTGTTTATTGAGATTATAAGATTTCTCCAATACTTCCTTTTTTGTAAATATCAATTCGTAACTTCTTCTTAGCTCATTATATTCATCTCTAGCTTTTAATAACATTACAGAAAACACTTCGAGGTTAAGTATATTTTCGATAAACTTTCTCTTCTCTACTTTTTCTTGTGCCATGAAAGGTTTAGTGTCGTTTATCGTCATGATTACTGAATTTTGAAAAACTTTACCTGTAGAGTTAAGAAGTTTTTGTATATATTCTGTAGTTTTAGCTATAGTAGATTTCGTTGCATCAATACTATATTCTTTCGTGGTTTCGTCAAATTTAAACAAAGAACATTTCGATGGAGCAATTTGTCTCGTCAATTTATATTTTATAGTTTCTGTTGTATCTTCAATAGAGAAGTATAATATAACTTCGCATTGTTTCTTGTTAATAGAATTTACAATAAGGTCTTTGTTTAATTCTCTTATTGTAGTTCCAAAAAGTGCAAAATATGGTGCTTCTATTGCTACTGTTGATTTTCCTGCGCCATTTGCACCATCTTTATCAAAATTCTTACCTGTTATTATATTAATTCCTGGCTGGAAATCTAATATAACTGGTGTATCTCCAATTGATAGGAAGTTACGAACTGAAATACTATTAAAAATTACTTTACGCACGTATATATTATACCAGATTTATTTTCATTTTCAACCAATATTAATAATATGTTATCCAATTGTTTGATTGTTTGATTATTTCTAACGGCAAAATATCTTTAATACCATGCACTGAAAATACTTCATTAGTTTTCAATCTCTCTCGAAGTTCTGGATGATGCTCTGGTCTAATTGGATCATGACTATATCCATGTAAAGTAGATATATTTATATTTTCATACTCGCAAGTTGCAGCAATCCATCTATCGAGAAATCCCAATTCTGTTGGTGTGTATTTACTATCCGACAATTTTATCCACGTATCTTGTGTGGCTATCCAAGGAGAATGCCCAAAAAATGATGCATTAAACCTACTTTCATCATTTTTCCAAATTTCTCCCATATACATAGTTCCATCTAATATTTCTATATTAGTATTGGGGGTTAATAAGATTGTATCATATTCTATCAACACATTTATTCCAGAAAGTTTAGCAAGGGTATCTACAGAAAATTTCGTCCGTTTTATACAATCATCACCGTAAAGCTGAGAAACCCCACATGCGTATTCGGTATATTTTGGTAGATTTGGTGTTTCCATATTTTGTATGAATTCTATACCATTTACTGGATCATCCTCTGGACAAATCATATAAATATTATCAGTAAAAAATATCCAATTATAATAATGTCTGATTATAACATCTCTCACCTTTCCATGTGCCATTACTACAATATTATCAAATTTCATATTTATTATTTAATCTGACATATCTACCGAATCCACTGTAATGTTATCATCTTTCACGTATAACCTATCATGAATAAACCAAGGTGTTTCTCCACCATATATCCATTTGTTCATACCATATCTAATTGCGATAACAGACATTGCCGTTTGGTCGTGTCTATGCCCCTTTACTCTTGTGTCTTTTGATGCCAATAACATATTGTTATTATGAGGACCAGGAAAGGTAATCCCATCATTTGCCAATTGCATCATATCTCCAAAAAAATCATATATCACTTTATAATTAAAATTCAATCCGAAATTAGTCCCTTGCATACACGGCATAGTAAAAGATTCTTCTCGTGTGATGTTAAGTGTTTTTAATGCTTTATCATGACAATAACTACCCAAATCATGATTATACAGAAAGAAATACCCATCGGTGTTTATACGATTAAACGCATCATCAAGATTTTTTTTTATTATTACGCTGCTATCCAACCATAATATTCTTTTATATCCATTTTCTAATGCATCTCGTATACAATAATATTTAAACGCAAATGGAGATTCTTGATGTGTTGGACATCCTTTAGGGTATTCATTAAATCCTAAAAATGGGACACCCAAAGCTTCGCATTGTAATCTAAGTCGATCTACTCCCTTAATAAAGTTATATCCAACACCAAAACTTACAACACAAGATTCGTTCATAAAACAATCCAATTTTTTTTAGAAATATTATATAAAAAATTATCATTATATAATCTCGCGTATTTATGATAGTATAATTTTTTACTTTTTACTTCTATTGACTCTATTATATGTTTAAAACTAGAATCTATAACGTGTATTTCCGTCGCATTTTCAATGATCTTTAAATAATCAAATATATTATTTGTAAATCTAATATCAGGAGTAACCACTTGAACATTTTGTGGTATATGGGTTTTATCTATATTAAAATTTCTTTGTGTATCTTCGTGTATAAAAATGTAATCCCCCTTTATTTCAAATTTGTCATATAATTCTTGTTCTCTTTTATTATCGCGCAATATATAAAAATCGCTCCATCGTTTATCAAAGTCCAATCCAACACTATGATAAAAAAATTTATCATAATTTTGAATACAATCTAGATATTGATGTCCTATAACGAGATGGGTTTCTTGTGGAACGTTTTTCAGTATGTTCTGTGCGTCTTTATCATCAGCTTTTACTATCGATAAATTATGTATATCCCTAAACATAAATCCCACACTTTCTACATTATGTGGTTTACAAAAAAGGTTTACTTTTTCTACCCTTTTACAAATATTTCTAATTAATCCATTACATATAATGTGATCCCCTAATCCCAAATGCTGATATACATAAAGTTCTTTATTCATATTACTAACGTAAAAATATATCTGAGTAATTATACACCCTCTCTACTGAGTTTCTCGTGAATATATAGTGCCAAGTATATTCAAATATTCTACTAGTAGTAAAATTATCTAGATGAGTTTCTATTAAAAAATCCACCAAACTTTGATAAAATTCTATTGGATATTGTAATATTAAGCCTTTATCTACTACAAATTGCGCACATGAATAATAAGAAAAAATTGAAGGAAACGTAAGATATTTTTCAAACAGTCTCCAATTATCTTTGAGAAATGCTATATATATTTCACGATTCGCATTCATACTAATCTCTTTTTGATAAAAATCACGTTTATTTACCGAAAAAAATAAATCCGCATTCCAATTCACTTTTAATATAATATCATCCATATTAAAGTCTTGATGATACGACATCCTATGATCATGTGAAAATAAAGTCTTATCTGGAAGATTATTATAATTATCTATGATATATCGCAAATAACAAAGAGATTCTTGTCCCTTGTTTGGTTCTATGAAATTATAATTTTTATTGGTTTTAGAATATATAAATTTTTTAATATTTATGTTATCCACCCAACCAATATCGTGATCATAATGAGCGACTAATATTGCAGTATCCATTATATTAATTAATCTTTTCGTATACTAAATACCCATTTCTTTCATTTAAATTGTCATCTATAATCCTATAAATCAATGGATGGTTTAATACCTCTTCTCTTATTTTTCTACACTTCAATTCTTTCGTATCATCTAAAGCGCAATACCGACTCCTATCTTTTAATAAATTCCATTCCATATATGTAGAAAACTCTCCACCATCTAGAACCAAAAAATCTATTTTATCATGGACTTTATAATAAACATTAGGCAAATCTTTCATCCAATTATAATCCTGTTGCAACCAACTTTTTTGGTCTGAAGATAAAATAGAAACATCAAACCAACTGCTTAACAGAGATTCATCCACCAATTTTCCGAAAATAATATCAAAATTTGAATTTAAATTTTGTTTATTATTCTTGGTAGCCAAGATAAACATTTCAGGATTACATTCAAACGAACGAAAATTATAAACAACTTTATCTTTTAATCCTTCTAATATACATCTGGTAGTCCCCATACCATTCCAAGTTCCAACTTCTAATATATTATTTACATCAGAGATATTTGCAATATCTCTGATATGTTTACCTAAATTGGTAGTTTCAAAATTTATTTGTCCGTATTCCATATTTTAATTTTATTTATATACATTAAAAATAAAATCAACATCGTATAATTTTATATACATCATCTTCCATTATCAAATCTATCATGTTTTTATTTTCTAAACTATTCCACCCCGTTTTTGGTAATGCGTTTATGATTGTTTCCGCATCAGATAAAAACCCCGCCCAAAAACTAAATGTTCCTTGGCTTAATATGAGTTTTTTATGGTGAGATAAAAAATCCAACGTTTTTTTGGAATTCATGGTTATTACATTACATTTATAATTATCGGTTAATATTTTTATATATTCGTGATTAGGAGAATCAGTAGTGATATTGATAATATCATAATCCTTTATCGCATCTATAGCTTCAATATAGTAGGATATTGGAAGTAAATGTTGTCTACTATTATAATCCATCAAATCCCCCAATCTAATATGCATCCCTATATCATTATCATTAACAATATATGGAGTTATATTACACCATTTTTTTATGTTACTTTTATATGGTATGTAATATTCTTTTTTTTGAAAATAATGATCCAATACAATACGTCTTGGTGTATTATCATTAATAATATCACACAAATTAAAGTTACAATTATCTAAATATTGAATCGGAGTATTATAACATTGTAATGATTTATTACAATAATCTAAATGAAATTCATCTAACAAAGTATGTTCATTTAAGTTTCTTAACTGAAACCCTAAACTTTGTGATATTATTTTACCCAAAAATAATGTAAACATTTGATTACCTAACCTACCTATAGGATTAATTTTATTGTATATATCCACACTCATAACAAAACATCTCTTTGATTTATTATAACATTAATCCAATATGGCATAGTCAATTTTTCGATATTACTAAAACACTCTCCGTTCTTATATTTTTCTATCGTTTCTGTTATAGTAAATTCGTCTATATATTTCCAATCATCTATTTGTATAATAGGCAAATCTTTAAATGTATCATACATAAAATGCCGTTCTACAATAGGTATCGACCCAAGATATAATGTTTCCCAAGTGCGATGGCAATCTATACCATTTCCTTTAGGTGATGCAACAAACAAAAACCTTTTAACTTCTTCACAATATTCTTTATATGTATTTTTTCTATCAAATATCCCGTTACCATTTTCAGTTAATATTTTAATAACATCATATCTATTAATATTTGTAATAGGATTAAAATTACAATATATTTTATTTATAATTTTATTACTAATAGATAGAGGTTTTATATAATCTTTAATAAATTCGAAATCTGTATTTTGTCCTCTATTACATCCTTTATCATTTTCTATCCCTATAGGTAGAGGAACCAAATCTTTATGTTTATAGTTGACATTTTGTGCATACCATTTATATATACATTTTGGTTTGTTTATAAATTTAAATTCATTTATCTCATAATCACTACAATGTGATATTAATATATATTTATTATCGTTATTTTTTATTTTATCAAATAATTCGGGTATAAAATCCGTCTTACACCATATTATTGAACCATCTTTTAATACACTTAAATCATCAAACCTGTTAATATCTATAATAACATCAGCAATAGTTTGAAACTTTATTCCACATATAAATTCTTCTTTAAAATTTTCTATCATATTTAATCTTTTGTAGTAATTACGTTTTTAAAATTTTGTGTGTTTTTTAATGTATTAGAAACGATTAATGTATCATCAGTAATTTGTGTTTCTGTATTTGTTGTTTGTTGTATATGATATATAAAATCATCATATAAAGACCTTCCAACATTATTCCAAAATTTGTTTTTCATAAAAACACAATCCTCATCCAGTTTTTCTATATTTATGATTCGCCTATATTTATAATTTTCTTGCTTTATAATATTTGTAATTTTAGTAAAAAGTTTATACATATATTCATCTAATATAGGGATTCTTTGCCCCACATAAGAACCATAAACCACCCTTTCATGTTTTGGGAACTTTATGGTGTCTTTATAAATATGACCAAAATATTCATCATGTTGTATCACATCATCAATTATTAATGGATATATATAATCTCTAGCAAAATCCATATCTGTACCATATGCAAGATTATTAGTATGTCTCATATATGATGAGATTTTTTCTTTTATGTTAAAGATATTTGCTGTCCCGCCCCACATACCAGTTAATATATTACCACTATGTCCTCCAGGATGATCGCGCATAATATGAAATTTTTTAGTTGAACGAATCCAATCTTCAACTGCTGCTGCTTCTCTACTATTAATAAGAGAATCAGTATCTCTTATTATATATCTATCAACTTCCAAATCATCATTAACCAAAAATCGCCAAAATGTACCTTCGGTATCTTTATTTTCTTCACATAAAAATATTTCAGAGCCTAGATTTTTAAGTTCTGATACTACGTCATTAGGAACCGTGTGGTCTATATAAAATCTGGTAATCCAAGATGGATAAATGGTTCTTGCTAGATGCACATTTTTTATTGCTAATGCATTATATTCTTTATGCGCTCCCCATAAACTAAATGATATTACATTTTTCATCTTTAAATCCAGTCAATCTCCTTCTTTGATATGTTTCATAATCTATTTTTTCTAACTTATTATTCCTAATATACAAATCATCAGGATTTTCATTCACATTTGAATATTGAACATGTTTTATTAATTCCATGTCAAAATATTTAACCTTTCTATTCATTAAAGAAGCTGCGGTAAATTCAGTATCACAATATAAAGATTGGTATTCAGGATTATAAATATACCCAAACCTATCATAATATTTCTTACCTATTATAGATAAGGTGTTTAATTTTTCCCCTTGGAACCCATCATTAAACCATAAAACACCATCCATATCAGGAAAATTTTCTAACATTTTTTCTTTAATAATAACATCATATCCTGCTTGAATAGGTTGCATATCATCTGATGCTAATAATAATATATCAAATTCAACTCCTTCCATATTATTGTTTATCGCAGAAACTTTTGATGCATTTTCACTAAAGAAGTATCTAAGATTTGGATACGAGTCTAATCTTCCTTTAACTTCATCATTATTCATAGTTTCATCATCATTATCACAGGAGACTATAAATTCAAAGTTTTCACTTCTCAACATAAAATAATATTCGTCCAACCTAATAAAGAACTTTTCTGGTCTACTTCTAGTGGGAAATTTAATCAACAATTTCAAGTTATTCAGCATATATATTTACTCCTTTATATTTTAAAATTTCTTTATTATACATTCGTTCAATAAATCTCCCGTATTTAAACATCTCCTTATTATTATGAGTAGCGGTAGCATCAACATCTATATTACTATCATTATCACCATATTTTAAAGTTCTCCAAGACATCCCTTCATAATGAGTAAAATATATATCCTGCAATTTAACATTTCCTATTTTAAGTTTTGAATTTTTTATATCTTCAAAAAACGACGCACCAACATCATAAATTTTACCATCCACCACATTTGATAATCGGGATTTATCATAAAATTTTATCCCATTATCTTTAATATTTTTAACATTTATAAAACAATGCCAAGGATGAACTCTATTATACAAAGACTTTCCTCCCCTATCTCCACAAATTTCCCCTAGTAATGTAACATCCATCAATTGAACTTGTGAAAAAATATCTTCATGAGACTTCAAAAATATAACATCAGTATCCACTAATAACATATATTCTGTTTCACATTTATCGATTAATATATTCACTGAAGGACTATGCAACCCACCATTATTTCTTATATACGGAACTTTATATTCTTTTAATAATACTTCAGTATCATCATTTGTGGAATTATCACAAATTAAAACCTTCGTCTCGTCATGATGTGAAAAAAATGACTTTAACATCGTTATCGTCACATCAGGAGTATTATAAGAACATGAAGCAAGAGTTATATTATTCATTTTTAGATTTATGTTGTTTAATCCATTCTATCACATTTTCTTGTGAATCTAAAGGTGTTTGTGCTGGATACTGACCGTTTTTAATACGATATTTTTCTGCATTAGCCCAAACATTATCAATCCACTCTTTAGTGTTTTTAGATGTTGTGCTGTTTTCAATAGAATCCTTTTGTGGTTCGATATATTTATCACTATTAGCAATATCAGCAAAATACCAAAAAGGTGGATGAAACCCTGCCTTTATAGCTTGGTATGTATGGTCCACGTGTTCCCAAGCATTTTTATATTGTTCATCCAAATATCCAATTTTTTCAATTACACTTCTATGGTAATAAGAAAACATTCCAGAAATATGCTCATATAACGCAATTTTATATCTATTACCATAATCTAATATCAGCTTGGGATTTGGTTCACTATCCAAAGATAATTCATGTCTATTATGTAAATCAAATGAAGTATTCTGTTTATGGTTAAATGGGGTTCCTAGAGCATAATTTAAATGTTTTATTCCTGATATTAGAGACATATTAATATATTCTTGTAATACATCCTTACATAATACGTGCTTAAAAATTATATCATCTTCAATCAAAAATATATGTTCACAACCAGCATCCATTAAATATTGCAACGCTTTATTTTTACTTTTTGCAATACCTAAATTAATTTCATTATCTATTAATTTACCATCAATATGTCTGATCGTTTTTAATTGTTCACCATCATTAACAACTACAAGTTTATCATATTTCAATTCAGCAGCAAATATACTTTCAAGACAGCAATATAATGCATGTTCTCTGTTACAAGTCGTAATGCCTATACCTATTTTGTTTTTCATTGCTTTATTCGTTTTAATTCTTCTGTTAATATTTTTAATTCACCCACATTCTCTTCCCAAGGCAAACTTTCATATTTATATAGGAACCACTGTGAACTATACTCATCTATATTAGGTTTGTCTATAATAATCTTTTGGTGATTAATATCGAACATCCAAGGTGTTGCTTTAAACCCTGATACTGGCATTAACTTCTTTTTAGCTAATCTGTGAGTATAATCAATAGAACTAGTAAAATCTTTCAACCGAACATCAAAATATCCGACTACTTCGATTGCTCGTCTTTCAATAACTTCTAATATTAGTTTTTGTCCCATTCCAGTTCCAATATCAATTTTAGCATCACCATAATCAATAGTAGTAACCGCTTTTAGATCACCAACAAAATATGGAATGTTGGTTATTTTCATTACTCTTTGATACTCTGATATTAAATTAATCACATCAGTCAAAGACTGTTCTGTAATTTTTTTATCAGGACACCATAGAACATTAACACCATATTCCCCTACATAACCTTTACGTAATGCTTCGTTTTTTAATTGTGTTAGGTTTTCATCTCTAGTATATGAAATCACATCATACTCTGTGTTAATACCACTTTTAAACCTATCAAAAATAGTAAATTTAACTTTCGGTAATTGTTCTTGCTTCGTTGTATAATTCAATGCATTTTTCATATATATTCTTCTTATCAACCTCTGTATTTAATACGTTTATAAAATCATTCAAGGCTTCATCCACACTTATATTACATTTTTCAATATCTTTCGTTGTTGTGATAATATCTTCGTATGTAAATTCTGTCTTGAATTGTAGTGGTTTTAATTGCGTTATTTTAGATATTACCAAATTTAAAGTGTCTTCGTTGAGTTTTTCGTCAATTAATAAAGTAACAACATTTCCATTGATACCCTTCTTCAAATCAACAGTCTTTGCTAATATTGAAGTTAGGCTTATTTTGATGTGTTTAGGGGATATTAAATTTTCAATAAACTCATATTTCATGGTATTGAAATCCAATATGGTTATTCCTTTGGCTTGATTAACTTCTCCAAAATTCTGTTCAAAAGGAGAACCTAAGTATAAAATTTCTCCGTTATCATAAGTTCTGTGATCCCTAGAATGAAAATGCCCGCTTATTACAGTATTTGCTTTATCTAATAAGTTTGCTGAATCTTCACCATGTTCACAAATCTTTACGAAATTTATTTTAAAATTTGTTATCTCAAAATGTCCAAAAATAATATCACTCTTTGGTATATCTTTAACTTCAACTCCCCAAGGACAAAATGTAAGAGTTTTACCACAATGTTCTATAGTGGTTAATTTATCATATACTGTAATGTTTTCCCATCCATCAAAAGGTTTAAGTGAATGTATTATTGAATTGTTTTTATAATAACAACAATGATTTCCAGGTATCATTATAATATTAAAATCCTTAAATTTCTTTAAAAATTCAGTCCCACAATCTAATGTAGTCTGATTGACTTCCTCTCTATAATGAAAGAAATCCCCACAAAATATAATATCCCGAATTTTTTTGGATTCCAGTGTATCTTTTACCCAATCTGCAAAATCCAATGCAATTTTATGCCACACAGGAGAATCCCCATGTAACCCAATATGTAAATCCGAAAATAATGCAACTTTATTCTTCATGGAAAGTTTCGTAAGATTCGTCGTAAGAATTATCATCACATTCACCCTTAGAATTTTTAGCAAAGGGTATTTGTCCTGATTCAGTTAAAAGATTATACACACTTTCCTGATACCTTTTAATTGTGTCGTGATCTTTCTTCTCTTTTTTAATTCTATTTTGAAATGCTCTAAATGCAACCTTTGTGAAATAAGAAAATGGATTATAGCCGGAATCACATTTAAATCGATGTCTAGTTAATGCTGTTACCATCTTAATTACTGCATCACCTATCATCTCTTCTTTGTAGGAATTACCAGAGATATATACACATTCCCCTCTTCTCGCAATAAAAGTTCCATATCCAGTCTCTGGACACCATATCACACCTTTATAAAATTGATTGCTACAATTAATACCAGACATTCTACATATATTTTCATTTCCTATACATGTATCAACTTTTAAATTATCATCTACTACCCCTGAACCTTCACACATTAATACCATACATTCCTTTTCGTTTTGTAAGAAGGTTTCTATTGGTTGTATTCCATTTTCCATACTAACAAATTTATGACCAGGAGAAACTAAAGCATCCAATCCATGTGATACCAATTTATACATCAATCCATCATATTCTATATTAATAAACACACCCTTTACATCACTCCACACGAGATTTTGGTTTTTTATATCATAAGATAAAATTTTATCAGTTTCATCTATATCATCATATCCAACCCACCCACGTTGAGTTAATGCCTGTGTGTGTTCATCCACACAATAATTTATGAAGTTTTGTGCATACCCCAAACGAGTGGCAATTTTCTGTATCATATCTGCCAACTCTCCGCTGAAATATCCAGTTTTATAATATTCTTTAATTTTAAACTCCATTTCACTCGGATCAACATAATTAGTCTTCAACTCTTCCTTCGTTCTCCGAATTCGTTTTTTTGGCGACATGTGTTCCTTGATATCATCGAAATTATCCTTTTCGTTAGTTATATCAATGAGAACTCCATCCATATATAAATCATCTTCTTTTTTATTCTGTTTCATGGGTATTTTTATATTATACTATAAGTTAAATTTATTGCAAGCGGGTTCGTTTAATATCGTTTCTTTTACTGTAATTTTTTCATTAGCATACAATTCTATTCTTTCTGTATAATGATTAGAACCATATCTTAACATATCCGCAATATCAAATATATATGCCATCACTTTACTAGCATGTAATCTCAAACTACGACCCACTGATTGTATAAGTTTGATTTTAGATTTACCTATAGCGGCAAAAATTACATAGTGTAGATTTTTAATATTTACACCAGTACTAAAAATAGCTGATATAGCAATACATACAATATCATCATTAGCTTCCATTAATGCTATAATTTTTTTCCTATCTTCAACTTCAACAGAACCTTGAACGAAATATATCTGTTTCTTTGTATTCTTTTGTAATATATCTAATAAAATTTCTCCGTGAATTATCCGATCTACCATTATCAATATATTCTTATCTACTCTATTAACAAGTTTGACAATAATATCATTTCGGAATTTATTATTCTGTAAAAATTGTATTTCATCTTCATACGCTTCAGTTGGATTATCATTAGAAGGTCTTTTAAAATTATAACTACCATTATAATGTATTTTTAATGCTGATACAATAACTGGAGAAATTTGTTTACGCGATCTAAGTTCTTCTGAAGTTTTTTGATATATAATATTTCCAAATATACCAAATATTGTCCAAACATCTATTTTAGTATTTGGTAAAGTTCCCGTAAATCCGAAACGTAATCTTGCTGGTATTTTAGCAACTATATCATTTATCTTGTTTGCCTTCTTAAATTTGTGGCACTCATCACATACCAGTAGTTCGATATTTGTCAACCATAAAATATCTTGAATGTCGGATAATAATATTTGAGTATTGGTTATTATTATATTTGCTTTTGGTGCTTCTCCTCCAGTCCATTTTTCTAATTCGGATGGATCAATACCATATTCTATAAAATCATTATATGTTTGTTCTAATAATCCTATATTTGGAACAATAATTAATGCTTGTGCTTTAAAATTATTTTGTATTGTTTTTATTAAAGTGGCAATTACCAAAGTTTTCCCTGCTGAAGTTGGTAATATGATTGTACCAAATCCTTCTTTTAATGCACTTTCTATTGATGCTCTTTGGTAATCTCTTAATTCTAAATTTAAACGATGTAGTTCAGATTTTACTATAGGTGTTTTTATAACATCTTTAAAATCGTCTGTTATTTCTATTTCTAATGGTGTATCTAAACTTTTTAAATAATCTAGAATTACATTATACATTCTAGGTTCAAATCTACCTTGTGGTGTTATAGCATATATTCTAGTTGGCATCTTAAAACCAACACTATATCGATTTTTAAATTTTGATGTTTTATCTTCTACAGAAAAATACTCACGAATGTTCTGGAGATAATCAGATGTAATTATCCCTTTCTTTCTTCCAGAATCGTAATCAATCTTAATTTTTATCATTAGGTGGTTTCCAACTTCATAATTTCTATGAGGTTCTTAATTGAGAATGACATATCTCTAAAGTTAGCTTCTATTTTAGTTAGATAATCAATAAGAATTTCTTCCTCTACTATACGATCATCAATTTTTCTTACTAGTTCATGATTATCCGCACTTTCATTTAAGTTTTTAACACTTAATCCAACAGGAGATTCTTCCTTTAATTGTTTATGAACTAATTTAACTGCTTTCTTACGTTGTTTTGTTAAATTTGCTAATTGAGTCTTATGATACATTAATCTACCAACCCAATAATGTCTCTTACTAGGTAAGTCCATTTGAATATCTTTCATATTAAAGGCATCTATCTTAACTACTTTACCTATTTCAATGTCATATTTCTCTAACATTGTTTGTAATACTGGTTCTTGTTCTTCCATATTGTATAATTACATTATATCACATAATTGAAATAAATCAAATTTATATATGTAATTATTCTCACTATTTATCTAATATTATTTCACAAATTAATGTTAAATAGTTGTAATATATGGAAAAGACTTTTAATGAATTAGTAGAAATTGTATTAAATGAAGATTCTACTACTGCAAATACTGGTATGGGTAATACTGGTAATCAATTCTCTGGTGATACATATGCACCAAATGATACAAGATTACCTTCTGTAATAGGTATGTCTAAAAGAAAATTTCCTGAATTAACAATTCTTGGTACCAAAAACAAAAAGAAACATAAATCTAAGGTAAAAAAGAAACATAAAGGAAAATAATAACATAAAATATAGTAAATGTAAATAGTTTCGTGGGATATAAATTTCTTTTCCCTTTTGAAATCTTTCAAAATTATTTATTTTCCATCTCGAAAAAGTCAAATGAAAAATGAAAATAAAATTATAACAACAAAAAGGGAAATTGTAAACAGATTTCTGGAACAGAAACTTTTACTTCATTTTGAAACCGTTCAAAAATACTTATTTTCCATCTCGAAAAAGTCAAATGAAAATCAAAAAATAATTTAAAAAATATGGATTTAGGTCACTGGAAAATTACGGAAGGTGTTGAACTACAGGAAGATACGTTTGGGTTTATTTATTTAATTACTCGATTAAATTCTAAAAAAGGAGAGAAGAAGTATTATGTAGGGAAGAAGCAAATGTTCTTTAAGACTCGCAAAAAGGCATTGAAAGGGAAGAAACGTGTTAGGTTGGGAAAGAAGACTTCAGATTGGCAGACATATTGTGGTAGTTGTAAAGAATTACAAGCAGATATTGTAAAATATGGAGAAAATGAGTTTGAATTTTCTATAATACGAATATGCAACAGTAAAAGTTCTTTAGCATATGAGGAATTAAAAGAACAAGTATATCGAAAAGTTTTGGAGGATGATGAATATTACAATTCTTATATTCAAGTTCGTCTGAATAAAATTAAAACTTGAAGCTTTTTCAATGTATGTTAAAATCTGTTAAATATACATATGGAAAATATAAGCCGTTGCGTTTTTTGCAGTTCAACAAGTTATGGGAAAGGATGTAGGTATAATCCTAGCGGAGTGCATTTTCATCCTGATAATCCTTTAAAATGTTCTTTCTGTGGTTCGACAAGTTATGGAAAAGGCTGTAAAATCAATCCTTCAAATGATGTGCATATTCATGGTATTGCTTTTAATTCCATGTTAAGAGAGAAAATTACAAATACTATGCTTAATCAATTGCTACATCATGAACTCAAACGCCCCTTTACGGACTTCCAAGCATATAAATTAAACCTTATCGATGAAAAGGGTAACAAGATCAAGGAACCGATTACTGAGGAAGAAATTTTTGCAATGTCGCCTTTTAATAGAACAATCATACAATTAAAAAGATTTATGGGTGTTAAATTGGATTTGATTGAAGGGATTGCTATTGTCGAAAACGAGAAATTGTTAGACCTTCCAGTTGAAAAATATAAGAAAGTGTTAGAATATGAAGAACGCATCAATACAATTTTTGAGGATTTTCATACTCTAATCGATCAAGCGGAACGAGAAGGAATATCTTTTGAATTGATTGAAGCATTAATTCGCTAAAATGAAAGTAAAATATAAAGAGTTGCATAATGTTCGGGTATGTGTAATTGATCCATATCCTTTATTAACTAATGCCATACGAGATACTGTAGACTTTTGCGATAAAAATAATATAAGTTTTTATACTTCAGGTAGAGGGTCAGAAGCAGTCCAAAAATTGTTTTATCATTACTGTATATGTTATCTATCACAAGCATATGAATCTTGCCGTAGTAAATACCCAAAGATTGCAGCATTCTATCCATATAAAGATAGACATCATAAAGTTGTAAATCATTTCATTGATACATTTAATTTCGCAAAGGTGTTAAAATCCCTACCATTCCCTCATTGCATGGTTTCTACTAAAAATGATAAAGATATAGAAATAGCAGTAGTTAATACATTAGAAAAAGATAGAACTAATTACAATAAAATGGTAAAATTTGCTAGTATACATAAGTTGAATGATATACTAGATATGTATAAAAAGAAGAAATCATTTACTGGTGATATTATCGAAGAACCAAAAAAGATAACGCCAGAATTACCAGAAGATAATATAAATTTTGAAGATACTGATAAATAATCATAATATGAAAACATTCGAAGAATTATACGCAAATGTATTAACCCGTTTAAGTGAAGATGTTACACCAGTGACATCTCCAGCACCCGTTCAACCAGTCGCTAATGGAACTGCTCCTACTCCAACACCAGCAACAACTACTGCAAACCCCTCTCAATCCGCTACACCAACTCCTCCAGCAGAAACGAACACGAACTATGATGCGAACCATACTATCGTTCAACAATTGGCAAAAACAACAAATCCAGCAGACATCGTGAAAGTGCTACAAACCAATGGTGTTGCGTTGCCTACTGTTACAAAATAATTTGTTGATTAATAATATTAATATGATACAATAATGTTTGTAATTATGAGTAATAAACCAAACATTAATATAACATTACCAATAGACTCATGCAATTTAATACTCGAAGCATTATTATTTGCATCTTCTGTTGATATATGTGCAAACTGGCAAGAAGATACCATAAAAGATATGATACATATTGCCACACAAATTAAAAATACAATCGGAGAAGAAAGGGGAATCGAATTGAAAAACATTTATCTTTATAAAGATGTTGAATTTGAAGACTTGAGTATCACCAAAGAAATTAATAAAGATTTTAAAAAACTTTTGAAAACTGAAAGACTATTAAATACTAATGAATAAACTTACTTTTTTATATAGAAAATGTAAGTTTATTTTGTTTGGACATTGGTGTGCTTTCTGGCTTTCGTCTCTTTATTTTCTTTATGGATATTCTTTTGTAGAAATTTATAAGCAAACATTAGATGAATACACAAAAGTATTATTAGAAGAATATAGAAAAGCTAAATGGAAACAAGAATATAAAACAAATTGAACATATAAAATTATATAATAAATAAAACAACATGAAAATAGCATTTATCGGAACACAATGTAATGGAAAATCTACTTTAATAGAAGAATTTATGCAAAGATGGCCTATGTATACCAAGCCAGAAAAAACATATAGGGATTTTATTAAAGATAAAAAAATAAAACTTAATAAAAAGGGAGATGAAAAAAGTCAAAAACTTATTCTCAATGCATTAATTGATGAAATACAAGAAGCGACTGCATCAGAACATAAATTTATGGTGTTTGATAGATGTGTTATCGACAACATGGCATATTCTTTGTGGTTAAATTCAAAAGATTCGGGAAAAGTTAGTGATAGTTTTATTATAGATTCAAGATTTTTAGTTAACCAGACTGTAAAATTGTTTGATTTGATTTTTTATATTCCACTAAGAGAAGAGATTCCATTAGTAAAACGTGCTGGAAGAGATGTTGATCCTGAGTTTCGTAAAGAAATTGATTATATTTTAGATGCTATGGTTGGAACATACGAGAAGAATAAAGGTATATATTTTCCTTTAGAAGATTGTCCTGCGGTAATTCGACTTGAAGGACCACCAGATTTGAGACTGGAACAAATCCGACTCTATTTAAAGGATGATGGAAAACCTTTTGGTGTCGAAGACGGAAGTTTGATCGCTTAAAGATAAATAATATTATGCTATATACATTACAAAACCTATACAAAGACAAAGTATTAAATAGAAACAGAATAGTTACTGAAGATATTGAACAAAATACTACAGATGATAAAAAAGTTTTGGGGATATTATCAGCAGGATTAAAAATGGTATTGGAAATGATAGATAATCCAACTTCAGATGAAACAGAAACTCTTGAGAAAATTCGTACCGAAGTGATGAATACGTTGATTGATGCGGGAATTGAAAAAGATTAATATAAAATGCGAGATATAACAAAATATATCGGTAAAGATAGCGATACCGAAAAGCTGACGGATTTTTATGCGGATTTTGAAGATTATACAACTGGCATAAAAGAAATAGATGATATCGAAAGTGGTGATATGGTTGGTTGGGTGTGGGACAATAAAAGATATTTTGGTATAATTAGGGATAGTGGAAGCGGAAAAGATGCTTTATTTGACCTTAGAGATGTAAAAATATTAGAATAATTCTTGACTTTGGTTGAAAATTGGTGTAGTATTAAGCCCTAATATGAATACAACAAATCAATCAATCGTAATCAAGCAACTAAACAATATCAATGGAGAAATCGACTTCAACAACCAAATCTCAAGAGTTCCGAAGTGGCTAAAGAGTGAAATTGTTAAGGAATGTATCAATTCCACAAAATACCATTTTATGGGGTTTATTGACCGTTCTAATTTTGCAATTTTGGCTGCTCGTTACCATAATGTAAGAGACACTAAAGGTCGGTTTGCGAAAATCAAAACCTCTAAGTAATTGTAATAGAGCGTGATGTGGTAGCGTTAGGTATTTTTGCCTAACGCTATTTTTTTATATTTTTGATGGTAAATAGAAAGAGAACCAACGAGTTTTTAAAAAATATTTGATTTAATTATAATAATAGTATAAAATATCCAACATGAACAAACCAAAAATTACAAAACCTAAACGTATTAAATCTGCAAAAAAGGTAGATACTAAGGTTTCTGTAAAAAAATCCTTGGTAAAAGGCGAAAAGAAATTAAAAGAAATCAAACCCCCTAGAAAGAAACAGACTACAAAAATTGAAGAAGTTGTCAAACCTACTAGAAAGAAAAGAACAAAAAAGGAAGTTGTTGTTGAAGTTAAAAAAGTTCGCAAGAAAAGAACAGCTAAAGTGACTCCTATTAAGAATGAAGTTGTAAAGAGTCCAGTTAAAAATAAGCGCAAACCAAAAAAAATTAAAAAAACAAAGATAGTAAAAGAACTTCCGAGAATTTTGGTTTGTATATTAACAGGGCAAAAGGTTAAAATTGGATATCCTCAATTATTAAAACAATATGTGAAATTAAAATTTGATTCTTTGGAGGATTATCAGCAATATTATGTATGTAAAGATGCTAGGAAACTTTTGCTAGAGGGTAAAACAGAATCAGATATTAGAAAACAATATAATTGCAATGATACAACAGTAATACCCTTTCGTATTTTAAAGTGTTATGCGAAAAAATTTAAAAGTAAAGATTTCATGGAACGGAAAAGAAGAAGAAATCAGCTTAAGGAAATGATGAATAATCGCAGTAGTATAAGCACATTAGGAAATACAGACAACCATACACAAGAAGTAAAATTCGAAAGTAATTCTATTATGATGGATACTTGTTGGCGACCAAATTTGTATCTTGATAATGACCATGCGTGTGATGGTTGTAATTTATTTGAAAAATGTAATTGCAAAATCAAAAAAATATCAAAAAGAGAATTACTAAGGATTAAAAATGATAAATGATTTAAAAGAATTGCAGGTGTTCAATCGAATTACATATTTTGATAGAGAACATAAATATAAAATTGATGGTAAATCTACTCCACTATCGGTTTCTGGCCTCATTGAACATTTTAAACCAAAATTTGATGTTGAGTTCTTTGCTGGAAGAACCGCAAAGAATTTAGGTGTAACCAAAGAAGAAGTCATAGAATTGTGGAATATAAAGAATTTCTTTTCAACACAACAAGGAACGATATTACATTTTTATATTGATAACTATTTTAGAAATCGAGTATATCCTTATGAAGATTTACAAAAAGCTAATGCATCCTTTGATAAACCAACAAGAACTAAATTAAACGAGAATTTATACATATTAATACAACAATTTGAAAGTTTCTTTAATGACCATTCTCATTTATTACCAATAAAAAATGAATTTATATTAGGAGATATTGATGATACTCGAATATGTGGAACTCTGGATTTGTTAGTTTATAATACCAAATTAGAAGGTTATGAAATTTACGATTTTAAAACCAATCTGCGTTTTGAATCAACTAATAAGAAATATAAAAAATTTTTCAATTCGCCAATATCCCATATTCCAGTATGTGAAAATGATTCGTATGCGCTACAAATGTCCTTGTATCAATATATATTAGAAAAATACACTTCATTAAAGATTGTAGGGAATAACGCGGTTTGGTTTAACGTTTCTAATGATACATATAAATTGTTTCCCATGAAAGATTATAGGAAAGAAGCTAAAATTATGTTAGAAACTTATCATGCTAATCTTTTAATTTAATTATTGTAAAGTATAAAATTAATGTTGAAATGTAACACGGAAACATTTCAACATTTAAATTGAACATGATACTCAATATAAACCCCAAACATACTGGACATGATATAAGTTTTATCAGAAATTTAATTATACTACTATCGTATTGTGGGCGTTTTAAGAAAATATATTGGGGAAATGTTAATCCATTAGAATTCTTTAGATAATCTATGATAAAGAAATCCAGTTTAAACAACTTTAAATATTCAATAAATGCATCAGTATTGAACCAAATGAATAAAATTGTAGTTATAATGAAAGAATTTAATGAAAAAAATGGCATACGGTATAAATAATTATATCAATTATGAAATTTGACAACTTATATAAACGAATTTTCGAAGCCAATGAAGCCATTCCATCTGATTTTGATGTAGAACCTGCTCCAATCGTTGCAGGGGCTTCTAAGGGCGTTGAGGGAGCTTCTAATGCTGCTTCTGGTGCTGCTGGTGCAAACTCTTTAATGTCGTATGTAAGCATCGTAGATTCCACTATAGATTCTTTAAACGGAACGACAGAAGATTCTTTACAGAAATTATTGAAAATTCTTGATCGCCCATCTACCCCATTTGAAGGTATTGCTGAAGAGATGTGGTCGGAAATCAACAGAGCAGCGGATGCCCTTGCTGGTGTGTCTACTATGTTGAAGGCTTACGTAAACTTAAATACCGATACTGCAATAACTCCTGAAGTTCCCGCAGTTATGCCAGAAGGAGCACCAGAAGAAAATGGTGAAGAATCTGCTCCTGAAGTTGCACCAAAAGGTTAATATTTGATTTTTTGATTTTTAGTGATATTATTCCTATATGGAAGATATTCCTTCAAATTATATTATACAACAAATATATTCATACTGTAACCGTCCTATTTACAAAAAGGCCAGCAATGTATATAATGCGGAGTGTTGCGTTTGTAATGAAGGTAGGAGTAAAGGTAAAAAACGTAGATTGTTTTACTATCCAAAGGAACATAGTTTATTCTGCTTTAATTGTAATAGACACTGGAAAGATATAGATTGGGTAAAAGAAGTTACGAATAAATCATTTCTTGATATTATTCGAGACATCAGATCGTATAATGGGGAAGTTGATTATACTGAAATCAACAAACCACAAACTACAGAGGAAAAGAAATTAATTCTTGATCTACCAGAAGAGTCTATAAATTTATGCAATCAAAAAGAGTGTGATTATTACATTAATCAGAATAATGAAGCAAGTTTGGTTGTAAAAAAAGCATTAGAATATTGCACCGAAAGAAGATTGTTTACTGCAATTAATCGACCAAAAACACTACATATATCAGTAAAGGATTTTATACATAAAAATAGATTGGTAATCCCATTTTATGATAAGGGTGGGAAAGTTGAATATTACCAGACTCGAACTTTAAATGCTGATGAATACCCAAAATATCTATGTAAGGGAGGAGATAAATGTTTGTTTGGTATGCACAATATAGATTATGACATACCTTATCTTTTTCTCTTTGAGGGTCCTATTGATGGAATGTTTGTAAAAAACGGATTAGGAATGGCAGGATTAAACCTAACAGAATCACAGGATAATTTCGTCAAACGTTGTATTGGAATGGAATCTATTTATGTTTTCGATAACGACAAGAATAACAAAGAAGTAAAAGACCATATTAAAAGGGTGATAAAAAGCGGCAAAAGAGTATTTATCTGGCCTAAAGAATTTAAAAACTTCAAGGACGTTAATGAAATTTGTTGTAAATTGCAATTAGATGAATTCCCTTGGAAATATATAGTTGCAAATACTCAACAAGGTATTAAAGCATTGTTGAATATGTGATTATTCTTTGTTTGTTTTTGCTTCAGGTTCTTCAGTATCAATTTCGAAAGATTCTTCAGGTTCTGGTTCTACAATAGGGGCATCTTTCATACCATTGATTCTAAATTTTATAGCCTTGACAAATTTTTCCTCTAAATTTTTAACTGGTCTAGATTCTCCGTTTTCTTCTACTACTTTCAATCTAGCATATTCTTTGTTTAGTGCTTCAACAAATTCATCACTAAACTTCATTTCTTTTGGGTATATGGTTCTTGTTATCAACTTCATAGAGGTTGGATAAAAGTTTTCGAATAGTTCGTCAAATTGATTTGTCATATTATTATTTAGGTGAAAATTCCAGCTAATGCCTGTGCTGCTTGTGCTCCTGCCGCTACTTTATCTGCAATATTACCCGTTGTCTTTATTTGGACAACATAATTTGAAATTGCTTGGTATATTGGAGTGGCTTTGTTTTTACTATCGTTTACGGTTTTAATATAAGGATCACCAACTATTGGCATTGGATGTGTTTGTGTATTGGCTGGTGTCTCTTCGATAAGATATTTATTCTTTATAAACTTTGAAAATGATAATTTTTCTTCCGTTGGTGTTTCTATAGCAGGGGATTCTTCTGTGTTTGGTGTTTCTATCGTTGTTTTTACAGCGGCTGATACTGTGTCTTTAGATATAAAATTATTGATACCCTTTAAAAAATTCACATAATCTTTTTTTATTATGTCGTTTGCTGCTGACGTTCCGATACTATTTAAAATTGTATTAGGAGAAAGTTTTAGATTTTCTTCTAATGCAACATCTATACCAAAAATTTTAATTTGGCTTTTATACCAATTTATTATACTACTAGAACAATTTAATAAACTATTGTCTTTTAATGTTGTTTTGGATTTTCCCGTTATATAATCTGTGGGATAAAATAATATGTTATCTACCATATTAAAATCTGTAAATTTTGCAGTAGTTATTTTATATAGAATGCCTTCCTTTGCTTTGGTTATTCCTATTATTGCATCATATATCGACATTGATTCGTATTGTGACATACCCAAAGCTTCTAATGAAGCATTTGTGTTTTTAAGTTCGGGGCATATATACTCTGAAGGTTTGTATTGATTGAATAGTTTATTTTGAAATTGTTCAAATTTATTTAAAACGAATGTTTTGTGGTTTTGTTGTGTCCCATCAATAATACTTTTTATTGATGTGTTATCAGTATATAAATTTCCTAAATATCCTTCTTCTGCTTTTTTTTGTGAAAATTTCCATAAAACATATCCCAAATCTATAATAGGAAACAAATCTTCTATTGTTGCCTTTTGCGACTTAGGAAGATATGTTTTTGTACCTCCAGCATATGCTCTAGCATATCCAAATGCATCTAAAATCGTAATATCATCTGCCAAATCTTTGTTGTTTTTACTGACGATTTCTTTTACGAAATCTTTAAATCCTTTAGATTCAAAAGGTTTCGGTGGTGTAGATTCGGGGGTATCAGAAGGTGGGTTTGGTGGTGGTTGGGTTGGTTTGGTGTTATTTGCCGCAGGTTGGATATTATTCGCAGGAGATTGTGGGGCATTTGGAGCCATCATAGTAGCTTCATTAACCAATAACACACTCTCCACAAATTTACTAAAATTGAACATATACATTATTTATCTATATTTTGAAAATTTGTATGGATTTTATATACAAGGAATATTTCGTCCAAACATACCAAAAAAATAAAATTTTGGTTAAGTAAGTATATGAATGATATTTTCTATGTTTATGCTATACTCGATCCACGAAAATCGGGAAACTATAAATATGGAAATTTTGTATTTTCGTTTGAACCATTTTATATAGGAAAGGGGAAGGGTGATAGATGTCGTAAGCATTTCACAAAAAAAGTTCTAGCAGAATCCAATTTGCCCGTTCATAATAAAATAAAGAAAATAATGAGAGAAAATTTCATGCCTGTTGTGATAAAGTTGAAAACTGAATTGTCTGAAACTGCTGCATTAGAATTGGAACGGTTGCTTATTAGTATTATGGGGAAGAGACATTATAATACTGGTATATTAGAAAATTTAATTGATGGAGGAACCGGATTTTCTGGCTATCATTATAAATTTACCGAGGAACATAAACAAAAAATTAGTAATGCGTTAAAAGGTAAGAAGAAAAGCGAAGAACATATATTAAATATTAGTAAATCCCATAAAGGGATTCCCAATAATTGGAAGGGGAGAAAACATACAAAAGAAAGTAGATTGAATATGTCAAAAGCTAGAAAGGGAAAATCTTGGAATGCGATTCACGGAGAAGAAAATTCGAATATCCGAAAAACCAAATCTTCTGAGAGAAGTAAGGGGAAAAATAATCCATTTTTTGGAAAAAAACATACAGATGAAGTAAAAAAATTTATATCCGAACAAAACAAAAAACTTATAGGAGAACATGCAAGAAATGCAAAAACATGGATATTCCATTCTCCTGATGGAGATAAATATATAATTAAAGGATCATTTGGAAGATTTTGTAATGAACATGGGTTATCCATAAGTTCTATGAAAAAAGTGGCAAAAGGTAAACAAAAAACATATAAAAATTGGAGATGTTATGAAGAGAATAAAACCTAAATATAAACAAGGAGTGTTCATTTGTAGGAATCCACAGAAATATGTAGGAACACATCCCATATTTTTTCGCAGTGGCCTGGAAATGAAATTTATGCGTTGGTTAGACAGGAATCCTAATGTGATTTCTTGGAGTAGTGAATCTGTAATCATTCCGTATGTTGATCCATTATCTTTACACACTAAAAAGATTAGGAGATATTTTGTAGATAATACAGTAGTTATAAAGGATGCTACTGGAACACCTATGAAATATTTGATAGAGATTAAACCTGAAAGCCAAACAAAACCACCAATTTCTAAACGTCATACAAAATCCCTCATAAATCAACAATTAACGTATGCCAAAAATCAAGCAAAATGGAAAGCTGCAACGGAATGGTGTGCAAAGAAAGGTGATATTAAATTTATGATAATCACAGAAAAAGATTTGAATAACCTTTAATTATTTTCTTCTATTTCGTTATATAAATCCATCAGTTTAACTTTGAATCTTTTCCATAATCTATTATCTTTATGGAGAATGTTTAATAGTGGTTTAAATTCGTTCATATAAGAAGGCAATTCAAGTTCATTGTATTTATCGTATGTTGAATATGGAGCGTTTATGAATATTCTTAATTTAGTCAAAAATCTTTCTTTATCATTTTTCCATGCAGATTCGCTTTTAAAGATTTCTAAGTTTCTACGTTTTAGTGATTTATATACTTCTTTTATTTTATACATCATTCCTGTTAATTGTGCTTCTAATTCTAGTGGTTCTTTGTAGTAATGTTCAGGATTTTTAAGATCAGTAATGGATTTGCCTTTCTCTAATTCCGACACTGCGTTTTTGTATTTCTCTGATTGTTTTTTATATCTCTGGATTGCATGTACAGTTTCATGAGATAATATTTCAAATAATGCATCAGCTTTGAGTGTTATTATAAAATCATAGTTTAGTTCTATTTGTTTTGTGTTTGGGTTGTATATTCCACCAATTTTTTTATTTATTTTTTTAGATATTACAATAGGAATAGATATTTTAGTGTCGTTTTCTAAATTTGTGGTTGTTATATTTCCTATTCTTTGGTTGTGTTTTACATCTCTTTTTTTTGGGTTATTAACAAAATTATCGACAATATTGTGTATCTGGTTAATCGTATCATTATCCAGTTTGAAAAATTTAGCCTCTTTAAGAATACGGAATTCTGTAAACGTCATAGTATTATTTAAGTGGTTTCTCGAATAATTGGAAATCTACCTTATTGTCTGTTATTTTTCCTATTACCAGAACATCATTCCCTGTAGTTTGGTTATATATTAATGCGTATCTATCAACCATTTCTCTTACATATAAACTATTATCTTTGAAAATATATCCTTCATTAGATATTATTTCTTCTAGCTTTTTTAGTTTTTCGTTTATATCTTTGAACTTATCTTCGTTCATTAAAATATTTATGATGGTTGTAGAGAATATCCATCAAAAGGAACTCCTAAGAATACTTCAAATTTTAACATTTTTTCATCCATCCCCCCCGTTTTAGGGCTGCTTCCTATTCCTAATAACGATGCCATTGCCATACTTGCTTCTCCCAAATGATTCGCAGGACCAACATCACCAACTAACCCTTCTGCTATTTTTCCATTTTTTAAATTAGTAACTTTAACTTTCGATCCTAACACAATAGGTTTTACCATTTTAAATATTGGACTAGGTAATACAACAAATGGAACCTTCTCTGAATCTAAATATCTACGAGGATCATCAGTAGCAAATTCTTTATGTATGTATGAAGTAGTGGATATATAATACCCTGGATATGGATCATTTTTCCCTTGTATTACTGGAACGCCATTTTTTGTTACTATTCCCCACCAGTTATTAGTATTTCCAGCATTTGATATATAGTCCAAGGTAGGCAATCCTGAACTCTCTGGTGCATAACAACGAGGACATCCATCAGCATCTATAGTTAATCCAGCAGTAAAACTTAATATGTTGTTTGCTTCATCTAATATCACTGGTTCTCCATCAATTGTTAGTAAAGTCTTGTTTATGGGAGTATTTAAATTAGAAACAGGAGATTCTATATTTTGCTTATCCACAAATGATTGAATTATTTTTTGTACACATTCCCACATATATGAATACTTATATAAAAATTCTTAATATTTTAAATCCCACAAACATAGCAAGTAATCCAATAATTATATTTTTCTTAAATATCTCACTATTTTGTTCTTTAATCGTTGCATCTTTTGCTGCTAAATCCAATATCATTTGGTTTGTGGCTTCTGCTTGTTTCTTTAACTGTGCATTTACATTTTCTACTTGTTCTTGTAAATTCTTCTTATCTGTTACTAATTGTTCAGATATATTTTTAATTTTTATTAATGCGTTATATTCATCTGATCCAACGACTAATACCTTTTGGTTATTGTATCTAGCAGGAACAACCAATTTTCTTTCATTGTTTACTATAATAGATTGGATTTTTATTCGATCTATTATACTTGGTGGGGTTACAATCTCGCATATTTGATTTAAATACGGATCAACTAAATCCATTCTACCCATCATAAAGGAATCTTTCGTAGCATAAACAGAAACGCTTAATGCTTTAGATTGTTTTTCAGTATAATAATGTCCTGTGCAAGACATTAATAAAAACGAAAAACCTATTAATAACAATTTCATTTTAATCTCCTATATATTCCATTTATTTTTTTCTTTTAATGTTCTTCCAAAATGCTGCACCTGCCACTTTTTTAGCAGTTTCTTTTGATCCATATTCCTTTTCTGCCTTCTTTTCAACTTTCTTAAATGCTTTACCAGCCTTTCCCATATCTTTTCCTTCCTTTGCTTTTTTAACAGCAGAAGATTTTTGTTTTTTTGTTAATCCTGCGGATGGTTTTTTCTTTGCTTCGGAAATGATCGAGGTATACAATTCGTTAAATTTGTTCATATATTATTATTTAATGTTTTTGTTGATTATTTGTATAGTTGTGATAAGATATATCCATGAATATTAAAAAGCTTCTGGAAGAGTTGGTGCATTATTATGGGTATTCCAGACAAGTCGGACATACAACTGCTATGTGCAAAGGGGCGGAAAATACAGAAAACGGAATAGTAATAACGCATAATCAAAATATGAAGAGATATTTGGAAGATTATATTACAAATCCTGATATAAAATATGTTACATTGAATGATATAGAAAGATGTGGTGGGTTGCGTGGATTCGCTAAACCAATAATGTTCGATAATGCCGCACTATTTGAAGTGTTAAATTCCGCACTTAACACCATTAAAAATTTAGAAGACACAATATCAGATTATAAATCCACTGTATTTACAACAAAAACACCACTAGGATTAACTCCAAGATATATTAAAGATTCTGAAAGATTGAAAGAAATAAGTGCCGCGATTTTCCGTTATACTGAAGTTGGAAAGAAGATTCCTGATGAGTGGATTGAAGAAATGGTAGAATTAAATGAAAGAATTTCATTGACATCCGAATAAAAGGTGTTAATATGTAGGAATTATGGGCGGATCAGCATTAAAAAATACTTACACACGTAGATACTCTGCGGAAGAATTTCATACATTAAAATCAGAAATACACACTCTGATAGATAGTGTGTTTGCTCGGTCATATATCTTCGAGTCATGGAAAAACAAGGAAAGTTTTGGTGACCTGGATTGTTTAGTTCAATTACATCCAAATTTCAACATTAAAGAATTTATCATCAATACCTTTCATCCAAATGAGATATTCCATAATGGTAATTGTTATTCCTTTGATTATAAAGAATTTCAAATAGATTTTATTATATGTAGTGAAAAATATTGGGAAACGTCTATTGTATATCTAAAATATGGAGATTTGGGGAACTTTATGGGGAGAATCTCTAAAGCAATATTTGGATTAAAATATGGTCATGATGGATTATCCTTTTCTTTAATAGCAGAAACTTCTAATCAGGTATATGAAACTATTAATATAAGCACAAATTCCCAAGATATTTTCAAATTTTTAGGTTTTGATTGGGATGTGTTTTGTAAGGGATTTGATATGATGGAAGATATTTTTGAATATGTTAAAACATCAAAATATTTCAATGCTAAACTATTTGATTTTGAAGAGTTAAATCATATTAATAGAACAAGGAACCGAAAAAGAGATGGTTATTGCAAATTTTTGGAATATATCAAAGATTTACCAAAAGTAGAAATTGCTAGGCCGAAAATTATAGATACGTTAAATTATATACAAGAAGGATTTGAAATATCTTTATATGAATATTACTATAAAACTCTAAAAAACATAAAGAATAAACAAATTGCAAGAAAACGTGTTGTTCAAATTGTAAGAGATGCAGGATATGAACAAAAAGCATTAGGAGAAGTTATGTCAAAATTAAATACATGGATAAATGAAAACACAATTCAAATATGTAATGAAGATGTTAACAAATTAATTCAAACAATTCACCAAAAAATACAAATATGACAGAAGAAAACCGATTTGATAATTTAATTAAGAATATTGTATATAGAAATGTTACAGTAGTTATAATAAATGATCCAGATAATTGTATGTTATATGGGTTTCCAGTATTAGATGTTATTACCGCAATTGAAGAATATAACGGAGCAAAAGTTATGAGCCGACACCCGAACTTTTTTAGAGTTCACTACGCAAAAAATTATGAAAACAACAAACAAAAAAGAAAAGATTACCACCAAAACCACAAATAAAAAGAAAACACCAAAGAAGATAATTTATGATTTCTTTGTTCTTGATAGGAGTGGTTCGATGCAAAGAATTAAAGACTCTACAATCACTGGCGTTAATGAATACCTGAATACTGCTAGAAATGATGCAAAGAAAACTAAAATTAAAACGTATTTTTCTTTATTAACTTTCGATAATGAATTTGATGTGGTATATGATTATGTTGATATTTTAAAGGTTGAAAATTTAACAGACAAAGATTTCATCCCTAGAAATAATACGGCTTTGCGAGATGCGACAGGTAGAGCAATAACATCTTTGCAAAACAAGTTGAAAGGCAAAGAAAACGATGAAAATATTGATGTAACAATTACAATTTTCACGGATGGATATGAAAACGCATCAACAGAATATACACATGAAACTATTGCCGAACTTATTAAAAAGGTTCAAGATGAATATAAATGGACAGTTGTATATATTGGCGCAGGAAACAAACAAAAAGTATTATCTATAGCAAAAGGAATGAACATTAATATTACTAATACTTCTTCGTATACTGCAAATTCTGAGGATATGAAGAATATGATGCATACCAATAGCATTTCTAGAAGCACGAAAACTATGAACTTTGCAGCAGATATCAAATCAACTGTTGGATATTTCGTTGATCCTACTACAAAAGTTTAAAATTAAATCATAACAAAAAATAAAGCCGTTAGAACCAAAATCTAACGGCTTTATTTTATTCAATTTCCATAAATATTAATATGGAATTCTCTACTACAAATTCGAAATATTATAGTGAGATATATGATTATCTATTAGAAAAGGTAGAAACATCTTCCAGTAACAATTACGAATATTTGCTAGGACAAGTTCAATTTGCGTATGCTTTAGCTATAATTGAAGATAAAACTAGAAAGAAATTATGTAGAATTTTAGAAAAACGAAAGAACATCCAATTAAATAGTTAATATGCCACTCAAAAAAGGAAAATCTAAAAAGACTATCAGCAAAAATATTGGTGAATTAGTGAAAACATATAAAGAAACTGGTAAGATTGGAAATACCAAACCTAAATCCAAAAAGAAAGCGGCACAGATAGCAGCAGCAATTGCATACAGCAAAGCAAAAAACGAAGGTATGATTTTTTCAGATATGGTATTAAATATACTATCTGAAAATGATAAATTAAATAATTAAATGTTTATCTAATCCATTTAGATAAATCCTCTGCTTTATCTAACGGAATATTCTCAAGCTGCTTTGTAACTTGAGATTCTATATCATCATGCCATAAAACGCAAGTAGCTTCTTCAATAGAAAATAAATCTTTTGAACTACTAGGATTTGGATTCACCAATGCATTTAATTGTTTTTCTTGGCATTGCAATCTTTTTTTGTTTTTGTTCCATATCTCCACAGTATCAGGAGTATATAAATAGGCAATTTTAAACATTCTTATGAAATTTTTAAATCTTGTTATTGGAGTAGATTTTGTTTTAGGATGATAAAACCTAGGACCAACCATTATAATCCCAAAATCAAATGGATTATAATTTAGTGAAATGTCTTTATTGCCTAATGTGAAATTTATAGCATTTTTTATACGATCTATGACAGTATATTTATAAGCTTTATCGGGGTTTGTTACTGCGGTGAAGTCTATTTCTTTATTATACATGATATTTATCTCCTACGATTCTGATATTTTCTAATGGAAGGTTTTTTAATTTTTCTTCTATATTTTTAATAGAAAATACATCATTACCTACCTTATATGATGTATCTACTGATGTATCTGTAATAATACCACGTTTAACTTTGTCGGTAATATCATTAGTTGTGATGATACTCAATTTTTCTAAATATTCACAATATCTGTTATGTGTGTGTATATTATCAGGAACTTTATTATATCCATAAATCATTCCTTTTATTCCATATTGCATTGCTTGTTTTACTCGATCAATTATACTAAATTTGTGTTTCTTCATATTTTTATTTATATCTTTTATGTTATTTTTCAACTAGATCGTGAAAAATTCCCTTCCATCCACATTTACAATATTGAGGTAAGAAAGCCCACTGATCTTCAGTCAGTGGGTAGTTCACCATAATGTATAATCCGTTATGTTTTTTGTGTCTCCCGTTACCTTATTTAGAATTTCGGTTGACATTCCTATTCCATTAAGTTCAAATTGAAACTTAAAATTTATATCACCAAAAGTTTTATTGTATTTCTCACATTGTTCTTTTTTAAATTTTAAAAAGGCGTTCACTTCGGTATCCGATAATTTAAAATTGTATGGGTGAAGAATCGGAAGTTCCTTTGTATTTAATGTTATACCCTTTTTGTCCGTGCTTCCAAATCCTTTTTCGCCACGATTTGTTAGTTCCAATTCTTCAACTTCTTCAAATTCTGCATCATAGTGTTTCTCAAATATTATTTGTGCAATTTTATCTCCTTTTTTAACTCCTAATGTTTTATTATTATCAGTGTTTAATAATATTGCACCTATATCTCCAGTATAATCTGAATCGATAACCCCTGCAAGCACCGAAATTCCAACTTTATATGCTAATCCACTTCTTCCTGCTATCCGTCCATAATATCCTTTTGGGAGTTTTAATGATATATTGGTTTTGAATAGATGTCTTTCCCCTGTATCTAGTATATAATCCTCTGTAGAGTAAAGATCATATCCTGCTGCATGATCCGTACCTTTAGTTGGAATGATTGCAAGGTCGCTTAATTTTTTGACTTGTATTTTAAGATTCATTGTTATATTTTAACATAAAATCTTGAAATATCAAATTATGATAAGAATTTTCTATAAAGGTTATCAAATTTACTGATAGATTCTGGTATTTCGGATTTTGTTTCTCTAGTTGCAAATTCGTTAATATGATCAATAATAATGGATGCAGTATCTTTAATTGCAGATTCGTGTTGTGTGATATGTTCAGGATCGATTTTCCATAATGCCATATATTTGTGTGTATGTTCCGCTGGTAAATCAAATTCCCTTAATACTACATTAGCAACTCCTTCTGCTTGTAATTCTTTAACTAGTGAGGATAATGATGCTCTATCTTCTTTACTATGCATTAATTCATGAGCAATTTCATGTATCATTGTAGATATATTTTCTTGTAATAATGCAATACTTCCTCCCATGCTTACTCCTCTAGCTCCTGGGTGACCAACATTACCAATTTCTACTTTAATGTTTTTGGATTTTGCTAAATCTAATAATGCATCAAATATGACTTTGGTTTTTTCATTGGTATTTTCATCGCTATACCATTTTGGAGTTTCTGGTATTTCCTTTGCTTTTCCCTCGATTGGTTCCGTTTGTGAAATGTCAAATACTGGAACTAATTTAAATTTAGCATAGTTTCTTAGATCATTGCTAGTTTGAGGTTGTGGATCAGTATCTTCTAATTCTTCTTTATCTTTTTTCTTGCTGATTGGGATGTAGATGTATATTCCTTTTTCTCCAGCTTTGAGTCTTCTTCCAAATTCTGTTTCCCACTGTTTTCTGCCTTTGATATGAGTTGCATCAGGCTTTTGCATGAAAATTAAAATTGTATTATATAAAGAATATTTTCGGAACTTCTTTTTGAAATCCATAAAGTCTTTAACCTCTTTACTTTGTGCAGCTTCAGATACTTTAGATTTTAATTCATTAATAAAGTTTGATATTCTTTCGCTAAATCCTACATCGCCATATTCTTCAATTTCTTCTGCTTTTGTAATAATATAATCCAATTTATTAATATCATTGAGTGCTTTTTGGAATATTGGAATTTGTTTTTCAAAATCTTCTAAATTATATTTTTCTGTGGATACCCATTTTCTGGTATTTGTTCTATCAAAATAAAATAGCCCTGATCCTTTTATTAACTCTCTTTTAATAAAGGTTTCGTTATTTCCTTTTGCGACATCAGGATTATCACTAGTTACTACAAATGAATATTCATCATTAGGCAAACTTCTTTTCTTAAGAATTAAATTTTCTCCAAATAAAGATGTTTCTTCTTCGTCTAATATTCTACTTAATACATCATCAAATTTACTCATAATGTGGTGCGTCTTGTATTTGTGATCCTTTTTCGTTTTCTAAATATATAATCAATACACCATCCGTTTCATCAATATAATGATCAAACATTGCTTGGGCGACATGTTCAGCATTTTTATGATCATGAACTTCAACACTTTCTAATGGGGTAAATTGAGTGTAATACCATCCACCTTCTTCATGCCCACCAAATTCTCTAGTTTTGTCGTATGCAGTTACAAATAATGGAAAATTTATATTATCGCTATCTTCATCAACTACGTAATCAAGATGTGCCGTGTTTTCAAAATCTTGTTGTTTTTTATTTGGGTATCCTTGTCCGTGAGGCATACCAGTATCTTCTTTTATAGTAAGAATTTTTTCGTATGCTTCTTGTAGTAAATCAATATCAGTTTTTTTCATAATAAATTAATTGTTTAGTGGTTCTTTGTTTTCAGAGTGAAATTCTATGACATCACCATTTAATTTTACACCACCTATTTTGTGGGTGCTAAGATCGTATGAAGTTAATCCACCACGAAGTTGTTCTTTTAGTTTGTGTTGGATTATTCTTTTTGCTCTAGCTATGTGTGCCTTATCTCCTCCTCTTGGCGAACCATCTTTATTAACAGATAATGCATAAGGATCGGATTTTGGTTTTTCTTCTCCAGGAGCAACAATTTCTGCTTTTCCTGTAACTTGTCCCATGATATTAATACAATCTTTTTCAGTATTATATCTCATTCCTTTACCGATATTTACATATACACTAGGTTTATCTTCATCAGGATTGAATGGTTTTGTAAGCCCACTTAACATTTCAGCTTTTGCGAGTTCTTCCCATTTATCTTCGGGTGTATATGCTTCGATAACTGCTTTGTTATGATCTTTTATGTTTCCGTAATTAATACCTAAATTTACTTTATATATTTTAGTTGGTCCGTTTGGTTCTGCGCCCTTTCTAATTTGGTCAGTAGTCATTGTTCCATTAGTTTTGTATATAAATGAAGCAAATCTAGCACCTTTCGATAAAAACTCTTTTAATTTATCATATAACTGTTCGTTTTCCGGTTTTTCTTCGGTTGGGAATACGGGTTCATTATTTGTTGGACTGTGTGTTACTTCAGGAGCATTGGAAGTTATAGGTTCTAAATCTTCCATAACTAATTTAAATAAATCATCAAATTTCATAATATACTTATATTTATCTGTATATGACAAATTAAATCATTAAAACCCCATCCAAACTAACATCCAATTCGTTACGAGTTGTGAATTTTTTAAATGATGTTATCTTAGCTTCTTTTAAATCTTCTTTTGGTATAGTAGTTCCCAAGGTTTTTTTAATAGAAGCTTCCATAGATTTATCGATTTCTGCTAATTCTCTTTGTGCTTGAAGTATTTTTTGTAGTTCAGGAGAATCTTCGCCTTTTTGGTTTTGGAATATTTCTCTATATGTCTGTATTATTTTAGCTAATTCTTTCTTCTTTTCTACTTTATCATACAATTCAGAATCCAATCCGGTATTGAGAATGTATATCACTTCAATGTCTTGATTTGTATTAATACGGAAAATACGACCTTCGCTTTGTTCTACTGCTTCAGGTGTCCAATCATAATCATTTACTATCATTGTTTTGAACGTATTTGGGAAGGATATACCAGTACCACCCATCTTCATACTCATCACAAGTGCTTTAACATTAGGATTTAACGCAGATTCTTTCACCTTATTTCTATCTTTCTTTGATGTAGAACTTAAGAATGTTAATACTTTCCAAGAAGGGTTGATTTTTTCAAGGGTGTTTCTTAATTTTTCGGTAATTTCTTCTCCAGCTTTTATGAAATTTGTGAATATTAGAACTTTACTTGCTGCATAATCATTTTCTGGTTTGTCTTTATTTTCAAATATTTTAGCGACAGCAGTTTCCACCGTTTCGTCTGCTTTAAACTTCGCCACAATTTCACGATATGCTATTAATTGTGAAATTGCTAAATCGCTATCTTTATATGATTTTAATTTTTCTTTATATTCTTTATTAAACTCTGTCTGTTTATTTGCTATGACACTTTTAATATCCTTATTGATTTCCATATTAGGCATATCTTCTCCCTTTTGCTGCCTCATGTCTTTTTTAGTGTGCCTGATATATACTCCTGATAAATTTAGCCATTTGTTTAATCTTTCTGCTGCTAATATACGATCATCAAATGTTCCTTCTACATATGCTCCACCATAACCTTCAGGAACCATACCCGCAAATTCTTTCTTGAATGTTCCTTCTTTAATTCTACCAAGAGGATGCCCCAACATTGCTAATTGATTCCTTACATCCAATGGTGTATTTGATGATACTGTTGCTGTTGCTCCCCACTTTATAGGTATTGTCGCTGCAACCTTTTCGATATTTTGTGAACGCTTAGATTTGCTGTGTTTAATCTTGTGTAATTCGTCCAAAATTAAAACACCAAATTTTTCGTTTTCCAATATCTTAACATTAGTTTCTAAACTCTTTCCTGATGAAAAATTGTCGTAATAAATAACTGTCCATTTCTTAGGATTTGTGGGATCAATAGAAATTTCTTTGCGTTCATCTTCTCCCATAATACTAACAATTTCATCCACAAATTGTTTCTGGACGTTTTTTAATGTTACTATTAAGGTTTTTTGGTTTTTCTCTTTCATTAATAATTCCGCAGCATAAATTAATTGCACGGTTTTACCACCACCAGTTTCAGAACCAAGAATTGCATATTTTCTATCATATAAGAAACGAACGCCTTCACGTTGCAAGCTGTACAATTCGAAAATACTATTTGGAAATTCCTTCTCTATTGCTTCGTCGATTGCTTGTTGTGTTTTTAACTTAATTTGTCTAGGTATAATTGCACTTTCATCACGTTTCTTTAATACAATCTTCCTTAAATTGTCAACATCATAGCCGTTTGCTTTTAATATCTGTCCAAATTTTATATATTGGTCATAATCTCCCGCAATCTGATAATCGTATGTTTGTGCTCTCCATATATAATCAGGGAACATAAATTTTACCGTTTGTTTAACAAATGTTTTATCTTCTGGTGATAATGTTCTCCAACCGACTTTTACAATCATTGAATTTCCGCCAATATCCTCAAATTGTAATGAATTGTTTAATGTATCATTTCCTGATGTTACTTCTGTTGCAGGTTGTTTTGCGAAATATTCATCTAATTCTGTTGTATCTAATGGTGATAACGCAGGTTTTATTTTTTCGTAATCTTCCTTGTTTGTGCTTAATACATATTCTGAAATTCCATCTGTTCCGTATCCAGCATAATTCAATATTTTGGGAGTAAATCCCTTATCTTTTAATGAGAAAAATAAACTTTTTGATACTTGAGAATTTTTTCCAAGTTTGATACGTAGTTTTTTACCATATACGGTATCTTCTTCCTTAACTATTTCTATCTTTGAATTTGTTGTAGGTTGACTTTCGTTTCCTTCATCGCCAATTTTCACCACTTCTATATTGGGAAACACTGTCTCTAGTATTTTTGGTATTAAAACGGGATCAACAAAATATGTATCGATATTTCCTTTATCTTGTGAGAATTTTTTGAATCTTGGATATCCAAAATTTCCATATGAATCTTGTTCTTTTTGTGCGCCTTCTTCTTCAAATTGTGCATCTATAACCTTATTGATCTTCATTTTAGTTGAACGATCAAGGTCTTTTGGAAATGCCACAGATATTTTACCATAAGATTTTTTAGTATAATCTATTATGATTTTATCTCCTACACCTTCTGGTTTATCATTTAAAACTGGAGAATCTTCTCTTTGTTTTGCCCTAATTGTTTCATCAACTTTAGATTTTAGTTGGAAATATTCAGGAAATTGGGTGTTTCTGTATGCTCCCAATACGTTTATCATTCGTATTGCAAGCGGAATGGGAATTTCTGGAGTATCTAATTCTCCGTTTCTGATAACATTTGTAGCCCAAGTATAATCACCACCATTAAATCCCCAATCATTCTTTTCAACAGGAGCACCACGCCCATGCATATCCATTATTGCTGCTTTTAATTCTTCAATAGCTTCTCCACCAACCATTCCTTGATCTTCTTGGATTCTATAAATGGAGTTATAAGCATCTAATAATAAGGTTTTTTCTAGTAATGACATGATATACTTATTTATGTATATCTTCTACTCTTTTATGTAGTTTGGTAAATCGTTCAACTCTTTTGGTAATATTTCACGATTTATCATTTCTTCCATATGAATCAATGCCATAATATTAAACATTGCTTGTCCTGCGTGGTCTTCATCCTTTTTACCTTCTAAATATTGATCGATATGTCTTTTAGCAGAATCTATTAAACGAGACATATTCATTCCTAATTCCCAATTTCTTGATGAATATTTTAATGCACCCTTTTCTAAGACTATTGCTAATCTTCTAGTTGCAATGGGACTAATTAGATCATATCTACCTTTTCCTTCTGAAGTGTCTCTAATTGCACCAGTAGAAAATTCTTGTCTTTTTCCAGAATCTTTTAAGACAAATGGATCATCCTTAGATTTACTATGTATTTCTTTTTCTTTAGGTTCGTCTTTTCTTGCTTTTATATCTTCAAATTTTAATTCTTTCATATCTGTATAATCATCATTTAATTCATATACGGGGATACTACATTCGATAGCAACTTTAACTTCCAATTTTGCACCCTTAGATTTTTCCCATCCTTTTAATAACACCACACCATCACTATTCATCACTTCAGGTAAATCTATCTGCATGTAGTGTTTAAACGGCTTCTGTGGGTCTTTATCAGGGTCAAATCCATCTTTTATATCAAACTCTGCTGGACTAAAAACATCATGCCCTTGTTCTCTGAGTTTCTTTGCAGCTTTATCAAATTCTGGAAAGTTATAAGATTGATACCCTGCCATTGGACCCGCTAAATAGTATTTCATATGTGATATATTAACACAAATTAAAATACTTTCAAGTTTGTGAATATATTTTTATTATAAATCTGCTTTTGTTATTTTTCCTAATAGTTTTCCGTTACTATGCAAATCAGTTACTATATCAGATAATGTTTTATTTTTTAATGTATTATCTTGCAATTTATAAAACTTCATTCTTGCAGTTCCTTTCTGTAATTTATCTAGTGTGATTCTTTGCACAGGAAATATTGCTGATAATAATCCCCAAATATCTGATTTAACATGAAACATTGAAATTTCTACTGTTCCATATAATGATCGAAATACCACATTTTTACAATATTTCATGGTTTCTTCTATATGAATAGGATTTAATACTTCGTTTATTATACTAAAAGCATATTCTCCTGATGATTTCTTTACTAAAATTACTGAAATCGGCTTAACATCTTTCGCTACTCCAAATTCTTCTATTTCATCTTTAATTGGTATTTTAAATCCGACTATATCACTAATCTGATGTGCCTTTGCTACGAATCTATACCCATGACTCTCAGTGAATTCTCCAATAGATATAAAATATACGTGAATCATTTCATGTATTAGAACGGCATCCAAAGCTTGTTCAGAACGTTTTAATATATTAGAGTTAGATAAAATATAGAATTTTATCCTTTTTGTATGGAATGAGGGACTTTAAGCTCCTCACCTTCAAATGTAAAAACTCCATTCGGTTTCCAAAAGAAACCCTTTTTGAGATTCAACCTTCTACTACGAAATTCCACTCCCAAATCAGGAAACTTACTTCTATGTAATACATTATAAGCACCATTCTGATCTGCATCAGTGGTATACCCACAATTTTTACATTTAAATATTTTCCCTTTTCGATTGGTCTTTCGTACCAAATAGCATTTTGGACACTGTTGAGAGTTATAAGTGGAATCCACGAGAGAAAATAAAACCTTTATTTCCT